TGGTAACAATAACATAGGCATGGGCTTTGATGCCCTTGGCACCCTTGGCACTACCTCTGGTGGCAGTGACAACATTGCATTGGGGGCATGTGCTCTAAGGAACAATCAGACCAATTCAAACATAGCAATTGGCGGCGCTGCCCTACAGCAGAATTGCAGTGGCACATTTAACATAGCACTGGGTATTGGTGCGCTAGGTGCAAACACCGTTGGAACATGTAACATAGCAATTGGCCAACTCGCTGGAAGTCTGATCACAACTGGGTGCAACAACACAATAATTGGCAATTTGTCTGGCACTACGGGTTTGAATAACACTGTATTGATTGGTGCTGGCAGTTGTGAACGACTGAAAGTAGACTCAAGTGGGCTTTATGTTAATGGGGCATCTATTGGTAGCTGTGGATATGCGTCTTTGGACTGCACTAGCAGTTATAAAATAGGCACATTTATGTCCAGCAGCACTGGGTTATATAACATGGCATTTGGCCTAGGTGCGCTTTGTTGCAACCGTAATGGTAGTAGCAATACAGCTATCGGTGCGTCTGCTCTACGATGCAATACTGCTGGTAGCAATAACATTGCAGTTGGTTGTTTGGCACTCCAATTAAACCTAACTGGTAACAATAACATAGGCATGGGCTTTGATGCCCTTGGCATTAACCCTGGTGGCTGTGACAACATTGCATTGGGGGCATGTGCTCTAAGGAACAATCTTACCAATTCAAACATAGCAATTGGCGGCGCTGCCCTACAGCAGAATACCAATGGCACATTTAACATAGCACTGGGTATTGGTGCGCTGACTGCCAACACCACTGGAACATGTAACATAGCAATTGGCCAAAACGCTGGCTCCCTAATAACCACTGGGTTCAACAACACGGTAATTGGCAATTTGTCTGGCACCGGGGGTTTGGTTTGCACTGTATTGATTGGTGCTGGCGCATGTGAACGACTGCGAGTAGACGGAACTGGGCTTTATGTTAATGGAGCATCTATTGGTAGCTGTGGATATGCATGTTTGGACTGCACTTCCAGTTATAAAATAGGCACATTTATGTCCAGCAGTGCTGGGACATTTAACATGGCATTTGGCCAAGGGGCGCTTTGTTGTAATTTAACTGGTTGTAGCAATACAGCTATCGGTGCGTCTGCTCTACGATGCAACCAGAACGGGTCTCATAATATTGCAATTGGTTGTTTGGCACTTCAATTCAACACACTAGGTTGCAATAACATAGGCATGGGAGTTAATGCCCTAGGCACTAACTTGAATGGAAGTGACAACATAGCATTGGGGGCATTGGCCCTTTGCTCAAACACCACCGGTTGCAACATAGCAATTGGTTACTTTGCCCTATCGCAGAATACTACTGGGACTGGTAACATAGCACTGGGTATTGGTGCGCTGACTGCCAACACCACTGGAACATGTAACATAGCAATTGGCCAAAACGCTGGAAGTCTGATCACAACTGGGTTCAACAACACGGTAATTGGCAATGTAACACCAGCAGCAGGCAGTGTATCTTGTGTGCTGATTGCTGCTGGCAGTTGTCTGCGACTGGCTATAGATGGGAATGGATTTGCTATAAACGGCAACCCTGTGGGCTGTTGTGGATATGCGTGTTTGGACTGCACTAGCAGTTATAAAATAGGCACATCCAATACCAGCAGCACTGGGCTATTTAACATGGCATTTGGCCTAGCTGCGCTTTGTTGCAACCGTAATGGTTGTAGCAATACAGCTATCGGTGCGTCTGCTCTACGATGCAATACTAGCGGGTGTCACAACATTGCAGTTGGTTGTTTAGCACTCCAATTTAATACAAGTGGTAACAATAACATAGGCATGGGCTTTGATGCCCTTGGAATTAACCCTGGTGGCTGTGACAACATTGCATTGGGGGCATGTGCTCTAAGGAACAATACCACCAATTCAAACATAGCAATTGGCGGCGCTGCCCTACAGCAGAATACTACTGGGACTGGTAACATAGCACTGGGTATTGGTGCGCTGACTGCCAACACCACTGGAACATGTAACATAGCAATTGGCCAAAACGCTGGAAGTCTGATCACAACTGGGTTCAACAACACGGTAATTGGCAATGTAACACCAGCAGCAGGCAGTGTATCTTGTGTGCTGATTGCTGCTGGCAGTTGTCTGCGACTGGCTATAGATGGGAATGGATTTGCTATAAACGGCAACCCTGTGGGCTGTTGTGGATATGCGTGTTTGGACTGCACTAGCAGTTATAAAATAGGCACATCCAATACCAGCAGCACTGGGCTATTTAACATGGCATTTGGCCTAGCTGCGCTTTGTTGCAACCAAAATGGTAGTAATAATACAGCTATCGGTGCTTGTGCTCTACGATGCAATACAACTGGTAGCAATAACATTGCAGTTGGTTGTTGGGCACTCCAATTTAATACAAGTGGTATCAATAATATAGGCCTGGGCTTTGATGCCCTTGGCACTAACTTTTGTGGCAGTGACAACATTGCATTGGGGGCATGTGCTCTAAGGAACAATACCACCAATTCAAACATAGCAATTGGCGGCGCTGCCCTACAGCAGAATACCAATGGCACAAACAACACTGCAATAGGACGATCAGCAGGTACGAGCAACACAAATGGCAGTAACAACGTGTTTTTGGGATGCGGTGCAAGTGGAGCAACAGCAACCAGCAACAACACAATAACTTTTGGTGATTCCAGCATTACTACACTGCGAGCTCAGGTAACTACTATTACTGCTTTGTCTGATGCTAGAGACAAAACTGACATCGAAGATATTCCTTTGGGATTGCAGCTGATACGTGATCTACGTCCAGTAAAATTCACATGGAATACTAGAGATGGCAGCCGAGTAGGGGTCAAGAGCGCTGGATTTATTGCTCAAGAAGTACTGGAAGTCAGCAATCGATATAATCTACAAGACTGGCTGCATTTGGTGCTTGAGGACAACCCAGAGAAGCTTGAAGCCACAGTAGCTAACGTGTTCCCTGTGTTGATTCGAGCTGTGCAAGAGTTGGCTGAAAGCAACGATCAGCTCAATCAGCGTGTGACAGCTCTTGAACTTGCACTCACTGCCAAAGGTGTGTAGACTTTAGGCTTATGATCCCACGCGGTGGCACTGAACTCATGATGGCCAATCTCTCTCAACAACTGGGAGGTTGGCCAACATCGTTGAATCTCATAGTAAGCAATTGCAGCTTACATCAAATAGATCCCAACAAAAAGAACGTTGTTTGGCAGCATCTCGACACCGACCAAGAGGCCAGTCAAGGTGCGGCTAATCCACAGTTTCAACAGGCTGTTGCTTGCTGGATATTTGTAAGTGAATGGCAACGTATAAAATGGATAAACTATTTTGGCATAGATCCAAACAAAACAGTTGTGATCCGCAATGCCATACACTCTTTCAATTGGCAACTCAAACCCGCCTCTCAGCAAATTGAAATGATCTACACCAGCACTCCTTGGAGAGGACTTGATGTGTTGCTGGATGCTGTAGACCAACTGCAATATCAAAACTGGCGTCTCACAGTTTACAGCAGCACCATTATCTATGGCAAAGGTTTCAGTGACAGCACCATGAGAGGCTATCAGTCTTTGTTTGATCGCTGTCGCCAGCACACTCAAATCCAGTATGTTGGTTACGGGCTCAATCAAGCTGTGAGAAAGAGATTGCAAGGCAGTCACTTATGGGTATATCCCAGCACTTTCCCAGAAACCAGCTGCATCTCAGCAATAGAGGCTGCTAGTGCTGGGTGCCAGGTGGTCACCACTCGACTTGGTGCTCTTGAAGAAACCCTTGGCGAAAGTGCTTGTTTTGTAGACTATACTACCAACAAACGGGTATTGTCAGCAGCCTTTGCTAAATCTCTTGATAACCAATTGAGCAAATATGATTCAAATAACCCTCAATGGCAAAATCAAGCATTATTATTTGACAAACTCTACAGTTGGAACACTAGAATACACGAATGGCAAATTTTAATCAATCAACTCGTCGCAGAGTAATGATAGGCACCCCTAGCTATGATGGCAAGGTAGAGGTCAGCTACACTAGCAGTTTATTTTATACTACTAAAGCTGCTGAAAAAAGAAACATTGAACTTTTACCCTTATGGGTCAGCTTCGATGCATTGATTCAAAGAGCTAGAAATGACACCTTGCAATTAGCATATGAGATCGGTGTTGATGATCTCGTATGGATTGATCAAGATATTGAATGGACCCCGCAACAGTTTTTTAAACTACTGGATCATCCTGTAGATGTTGTGGGTGGCACATATCCCAAAAAAGGGGATCGTCCAGAATATGTTGTAAGACAAATGACTAAACGCCCTATTGACCCGCAAACTGGTTTGATGGAAGTTGATGGCTTGGGCACAGGATTTGCACGCATGAGTCGACAAGCTATAAACCATTTGTGGAACACCAGTCAAGCCTATATTGATCCCAAAGACATGAAGCAACGCCGAATGATCTGTGATGTGATAGTTACCAACACCGGTCTTATGAGTGAGGACATACGTATGTTTGAAAAACTTCAGGAAGGCGGATTTCCCATATATCTTGACACCACAATCACTTGCAAGCACGGCGGCTATAAGCAATATCAGGGTGACTTCCTACAATGGTACACAGGGCTGGGACAGACAAAAGGCCGGCAATTGTGACTACCTACAAGTGTTGGTCAAGTTCTCAACAGCTTTTTAGTCTATTATAGGCAGATGAATCTTAAATTTTGGCAAAAATAGTCAATTTGCCTTATAATATCTTGAAGCTTCGAGGAACTAGAATGACAAAAAAGATATTTTGGATAGACGGTGGTGCTGGTAGAGTAATCACCGCTATTCCTGCATTAATCAAATACGGTCGATTGCATCCCAACAGCGAATGGGCTGTGTTGGTTGGGGCATGGGATTTCTTATACTGGGGTATTCCCGAGCTGCAAGATCGCACCTACAATCTTGATACAAAAGGTGTTTTTGACAACGTAGTCAAGAATGCTGATCAAATAGTAACCCCGGAGCCTTATCGTATCCCAGCATATTTTAGGCAAGAGATAAGTTTGGCTGAAGCTTTTGACAGGGAAATCAACCAAACTACAGATCACAGTGATTTATTGCCACCACGCTTGGCATTCAATCAACAAGAAACTCTAGTAGCCAAGAATACCATAGCTGATCTCAAAAGTGTGAGCAAAAAGAACAAAACTATTGTATTTCAACCCTTTGGCCGTGGTGCCAAACTGGATCGTGCCACAGTGATTGACGAAGAAAGCAGAAGCTTAAGCTCAAACGACTATTTGAGCCTGAGCCGGCGTCTTAATCAAAAATACAACATGATCTTTTTTGGCGAGCCTGACTTTCAATTGAAAGACGACAACTGGAGTGCCAAATACACTGCTGATTTAAGAGTTTGGTCAGCTCTAGTTGCCAACTCTGACTATTTTGTAGGATGTGACAGTGTAGGCCAGCATATTGCTAGAGCCTCTGGAGTACCAGGCACAGTAATTATTGGGAGTACGTTTCCCAAGAACACCAGCTATCCAGATTACTTTCAAATAATTGAAAAGCCTGCTGCTAGGAAATATAGTCCTATTCGTATTGCTGGTCTGGACGTAAATCTCAGCAATAGGCTGAATGAAGGCACAATGAAATTCTCAACCAAAGAACTAGACGACATCTATCAAAAGATTGTTGCAGATATTGAAAGGAAAACACGCTGATGAAAATAATGGCCATCAATCCCGGTCACAACAGCAGTGTGGCGCTTGTTGAAGACGGTAAGTTGCTGTTTTATAGCGAGGAAGAACGATGGAGTCGCCTAAAGTATGACGGTAATCCATTTAGAGCCATGCTATGGGTACTAACTAATCATTTGGTAGACCACTTGATCATTGGTGGGACCACCACTAATTGGGTTACTCTTCCTTGGACTAACGAGAATGCCTATGCTGCATTAGCTCGCAAATTCAGTCCTAATGTGCAAGTTACCCTAATGGGCCATCTACATCACTTGGGTCATGCAGCTAATGCCTTCTATGGCAGTGGTTTTGAAACAGCATGCGCCTTGGTCGTAGATGGGGCCGGAAGCTATGTGCAAGAAAGCATGGGAGAAGGACTACCACTTACTGGGGGTTTTGAAACTGAAAGCATCTATCATTGCAGCTATCCACATGAGTTCAACGCAGTTTACAAAAGATACAGTGACGGTGCGGAAACCAGCCTCTACTACGACAACGGTATCCAAGAATTTGATAATAATGTTACTATTGTTAAGGCATACGAGAGTGTAAGTGATTATTTAGGATTTGGGGCTATTGAAGCTGGGAAGACCATGGGACTAGCTCCTTATGGCCAAGAAGACAGCAACATTCCTGCCTTTTTCATCAACAATAAAGGCAACAAGAACTTGTTGATTCCTCGATATCCCACCGGCGCACACATTGACGAGAATAGATTTCCTTACTTGCGTAGATACACACAACCAAGTGACTGGCATAATAACTTTGAATTAGTGCGAGATCAAGACAAGAATCTAGCCTACCATGTGCAGAAAGAAACTGAAGAGCAGATGGTGAAGTTGATTGAGCGTGCTATTGACATTACTGGAGAAAATCGCATTGTAATCAGTGGTGGTTATGCACTCAACTGTGTTGCCAACTACAAATATCTAGAACGTTTCCCTAATATTGAGTTTTACATTGATCCCATTGCACATGATGGTGGAACAGCCATTGGTTTAGCTCGGCATGCTTATTATGTTCTGAGCCAAGATACTACACCTCAACCACTCTCTCATCTCTACTTGAGTGTGTTGCCAGACTATAATCAGATTGAAACCACTATTGCTTCTGTTGAAGGTATCAGCATGAGAGACACATCACCTGCTGAAGTGGCACTACTGCTGGCAGAAGGCAATATTGTGGCTTTGTTTCAAGGCGCTAGTGAAGGTGGGCCTCGTGCACTAGGCAACAGAAGCATTCTTTTTGATCCTCGAGTAACCAACGGCAAGGATATTGTTAACCAAGTTAAAAATCGTGAATGGTTCCGCCCTTTTGCTGCGAGTGTGATGGCAGAACATGCAAATGACTGGTTTGACATGCGCAATCTCAATGAAAGCCCTTACATGATGTATGCTGTAAATGTGAAGGAAAGCCAAAGAGAGTTGATTCCTGCAGTTACACATGTGGATGGCACCTGCAGAGTACAAACTGTCACCAGCGAGCAAAACTTGCATTTGTATCAGCTGCTAGATGCTTTTCGGCAACAAACCGAAACACCGTTGCTGTTTAACACTAGTTTCAATCTAGCTGGGCAGCCATTGGTGGAAACACTGGTAGACGCCTTGATAACAATCTTCAACTGTGATATCCACTACCTGTATCTTCCCGATCTGGGAATGTTAGTATGCAAACAGTAAATTTAAAAGAGTTTCACTTGAGCAGTGCGTTACCTGGAGCAGGTAGCCCACTGCTCAACAGCATAATTAAACAAAATCCAAAGTTCTCTGCCACTATAAGTGATCCTTTGCATAGTTTTGTGCACATCCTTATAAGAGACATCAACAGCCCTGTTGGTGTGGTTGCACAAATAACTTGAGATCGACGCCGGCAAATACTCACAATGAGTTTGATATTGGATAGCATACAGTCCAAAAAAAGTGGTCGCTACTACCAATTCTCCAAGAGACTTGACGACTGTGTTGTAGGATCTGTAATTACCTTATGATTTTTTGGTAATGAAACAGCTTAGAATTACAAAATATCCTCTAGATTCACGCATATAGCAGATCTTTTAACAAAAGTATGCAACACTGGAAGTTTCATACACCTACAAGAAAGCAATTATAAATGGCAGGCACCTTATATGGGATGATAACTGTTGCAAGCAGCAACCAATATACACATGTAGCCCTTACAAGTTTTTTCAAACACACAAAATTATCTGCAGAAGATAGGTTTGTGTTGATTGACAACGACGGAGAATGGACTAAAAACTGGCATTTGGACTGTTTTGATCCCAACCTAGTATATGTGAATTCAAACCCTCAGAATTTTAGCACAAATATCAATCAATTGCTGAGATGGGCTGATGAACAATATGCAGATTTAGTTTTCCTCAGCAATGATGTTGTTTTTACCCCCAAGTGGGCTACCCGTCTAGTGATAAATGACAGGACAGTGAGCATTCCCAGTTGTAATCAAACTCATTTTTATGGCTTTGACCCTACCTTAAATCTACAGCAATTTGGTGGTAGATTTCTACATTTGAATGTAGCTGCTCACACACATGCTGCACGGTCACCAGCACCTTTTGAGCGCCTTCTCATGCCCACCTATGTATGTAGAATTCCACGTCTAATTTACCAAGAAGTTGGAGGCTTTGATGAAGCGTTCAACATGGGAGGTGAAGATGTGGACTATAGATTGCGCCTACTTCAAAAAGGCTTTGAAATCAAATATTGCAGCAGTTATTTGCTACACTTCAACGGTTGCAGTAGTTGGAACGGGGCGGAAACCTTAGCTGAAACTCAACTGCGTAACCGGTTGTATATGCAAACTTTTATTGAGAAATGGGGAGAAGATTTACACGACTTGTGTATGAGTTCAGGACAACCAACATCTATTATTGAAAAATATCAATTACACGGGTTACTTAACGAATGCCGTTTCAACGACATAATAAAATCCTTGCTAACTGCACTAGAGTTCAATAAAGTTATATAAATATGTTATATCCAAGGAGAAAAAAACATGAGTGAGACAGTGGGATCAATTATTGATCCACAAACAATAACTACTGAAATTGTTTTAAGTGAAAGAGTAGTAACAAATGAGTTTGTTATTGCTGAAATTTATGAAAGCATTGTGAACCGTTCTGTGCGGGCTGAGATTGAGCTTGGGCCATTTGTTACTGACACAAGACCAGATGGCAGCACGCAAACAAGAGGAAGCAGTCGTCGAGGGATTACAGTGTGGGACAATGATGCGTATGATGCTATAAGGGACACTTGGCGCAACGAAGATCTCATTACACGTATCAAGACCATTTTGAACGGATAATTTAAGTTATGCAAAAACATGAAAACGGAGGGCATATTGTCCTCCGTTTTCACCTATGGTGCTATAGACGTGCACGCGGGGAAGACTGATTCACAAACAACCTTACACGTAGAAAGTTGATTTGGCTTGAGGTATCATAAATCCTTTTGAGGATCGCAACCTTGCTAGTGCATATGAAAGGAACGCAGTAGCTAAAAAGAACAAAGGTGCAGTGCTCCACAACGCTGCACCCTTGTTCTTGGTAACTCTAGTAGCTGAGTTTAGTTTGCGTTCATGCTCGGAATAAGTGACGAATATTGTTTCACAAAAACTTTCCATGAACTCAGTTGATTTGGCTTGATGGGGTGGTCACGTGTAGTTGCCATAAACGACCGAGCACCCATTACAACCATCTCCGGTTCAAAGTTGTCCATCATGAACTGGAAGAAGCGATCGGCGCTCTTATACATGTCATCGTGCGAATTCTTCACACCATTCTGCTTATTACTCTCAGCTTTCTTGACATCATCTGTGAGCTCATACACCAGTGCAGTGGTCAGTGCATAGCAAATGTCCATCTGCTTCACGTTCAGCTTGGTGACTGTGCCATCAAGGATGTCGCGTGCACGGGGTAGGTTAGCTGCTTGTCGACGATAGCTGAGGAACTTCAGGGCAGGACCCTCACCTACAGTGCCCTTGATGAGATCGCCAAGCACATCTGCTGGCAGATCCGTCTCGCGGTAGCTGCCATCCAGTTGGGGCTCATACAGCAGTTCGCTGACAAAGCTCCAGCTACGTGGGGTAGCAAACGCATAGCTTTCGCGACGGGGATCAAAGTCAAAGAGATCATTGGGCTGATAGCTGAGGTAACCCACCACATGCTCGTGGATGCGATTCATCATAGCCCATTCCTGCCAGTCATCAAAGTCCACAGCCAGCGTTGCATGGATGAAGCGATTTGCCAGCGGAGTTGGCATGTTGTAGGCCACACCCTTGTCACGCACTCGGTTACCAGCAGCAACCATCACTGCATCATCAGGCAGCTGGTAACTGCCAATGCGCCGGTTCAGGATCAGCTGATATGTGGCAGCCTGCACAGAGGGTGGTGCTGCGCTCATCTCATCAAAAAACACCATTGCGCGGCTGTTGGGATCAGTGGGCAGATCGGTAGGGTTGCTCCACTTGAAAATCTTCTCTGTCAGTGGAACGTTGTGCTCATTCTTTACCACGTTGCCTTCTGCATCGCGGATAGTCACTTCTGCGAGGTGCGGAATGCCTCGAATGTCAGTGGCCTCAAGTAGGGGAAGTCGAATGTCAATCAGTGGGCGCTTCTGAGCACGAGCAACCTCTGCAACAATGTCACTCTTGCCAATGCCAGGAGGGCCGGCGATGAAGAGAGGTCGCTTCCTACGCGTCACGTGATCGATCATCACCTTCAGCTTGCTGGGACTGACAGTAGTGATTGTCTGGATTTTCTCTTGAGCTGCCTTAGCCATGTCTGCGTGTGTCCTTGCTGTTGTGTATTACCAGCTGAATATATGGCAGGTATTTTTTACGTCAACACAAAAATCATCCGAACATTTCAGCCCACGTCAGTATATTGCCACCCGCCATCTCCAGTTCCATAGCACGCTCAGAATGAAAAACTACAAACCGTTTTTGATCATAGTGATAAGGGCTTTTCACACTCCTATACAGATGGATGTGAACCTTTGGAATATTAAATGTGTTGAAAGGCTGTTTGCTGATATCAAATTCCCAAAATTGGTACATCCTACAAAGGATCAGAAGCCCTGTTGATGTTAACCGAAAACTAGGGCGTGTGCTGCTCCAATTTACAAACAGAATTTTACAAAAACCTTCAAAACCACCTTCCACAAGGTTTTCTGGAAAAGCTTGCTCAGTTGCATCTGGGTTGATCTGCTCGCAAAAATCTTCCCAGATTGCCCGCTGTAATTGGGTCACTTACACCTTGGGAGGTCTAGATATCTTAACACCTTGGGAAAACTCAAACACTTCAAATTTAGTTGTTTTGAACATTTTGTTAAGTTTATCAGCAAGATTGAAGGCATGCCCAGGACTTTCTGGAAAAGTGACCCTACGATATTTTGGATTTGAATCGTCATGCAGTGTATTGACACTCTTGAGGTTGATGGGGGTTCCATCATAAAATACAGCATAAATTGCCTTGGCCGCAATAATCTGTTCGCTCTGAAATGTCTTGGGATCAGTGTAGCTCAACAACACTTTGGGCTTGGGACGACTCATGACTATTGCCTTGTTTCTGGTGTGCAATATTTATGAGTCGTGAGTTTTCTCAGTCAGTCCACCTCGTAAACCACTCGCTTGAAAGTGGCAAAACGCTCCTCATGGGTCATGTTCTTGAGTTTTTTGCTGAGAATACTGAAGAGAAAGCTGAGAAAACGCTCAGGCACAAACTGAGTGTCTTTGCACACATGAGCATAGACATTGGGATTTAACAGTCGCATATCACGGATCAGCTCATGTTCACCATCTTTGCAGATGTTTGCTTGATACCATTTGCCACCCATGCATAGCCACATCCAAAATGTGGTGAAACTGCGAGATGTGAACAAAAGGCTGCCAGCAGCAATTACGCAAGTGGTGCCCTCTGAGGTTGGCAACCGGTCTACCAGGACACTTTCACCCAAATCGCTGGCGATTCGGAGGCATTCCAAATCTGAATGCTGGAAGTCTAGTAATCGTTGTCCCATGTTACTCCTCCCTTTGTAAGTTGCTCTACCGCAGTCAATAGCAATTCTTTGCTGGCTTCAAAACCATGCAAATGATATTTCAAGGTTCTCAAGGGCAAGTTGCGGGTGTTGTCAGAGTCTTTCAAGAGCAGCTCTCCAGAAAGGCTGCCCCAAGCAGCAGATTCTGAAGCCAGCAGTGTTTTCCCATCTGTGGCAAACTCACAATTGTGGAAGTCAAAGCTGTCCCAAACCTTCTCTACACTTTCTCCAAAGCGGCGTTTGATCATTTGCACTGTTATTCCTGTGAGCGGGGAATCACCTGGCATCCGATAAGTGATGGCATTATCACTTTGGTGTGCAACGTAAAACTTGTTTTTGGGTTTGGTCTGTAGGCATTTGAAGTTGTTGAAAAGCTCTACTGTGAAGGTGTTGTCTTCTTGTTCCATGCATTCAGTTTCTTTTTCAAACTCCTCCTGCACATTCACCATAAGAGAGGTTTCAAAGATTTTTTTCCAAGTGGCCAGCTGTTCCCCGCTGGTGAAAAACACATCTAAGTCACCAGTAGTCCAGGGATTGTTTTCCCAAAGTTTGCGTGCCGCGCCGCCAGCAATCCAAGGCCCTTCAGTAATACTCAAAGGAGGCATTCGAGCAATCAAAGTTTGGAATAAGGGATCAACCACAGGCTTCATCAACATCAGAACGTGCCTCCATTGAGATCTAGATTGCGTGGGGTTGATTGCAGTTGCCCCACAAGTTTTTCTTGTAGTTCCATCACTTTTTGTGCAAGATTTACATCGCGAGCCAACAATGCAGTTAAGCTCAAGGCCAAACTTTCCGCGTCTTCTCTTGACATGCGAATCTCTTTTGAGTTGTAGTCGCGAGCAGTGTTCACCAGTTTCACAAACTGATTGATGGGATCACTGGAAAAGTTGCTGCTCATGGCTGTTTTTGTCCCTCTTTTTGTTTTTTGTTGAGCACTGTATTGAGTTCCAACTTGCTGGAAAATGGCCCCACAGTAGGGGCGTTTTCTACAGTTTCCATCTTGGGACAAAAACTGGGACTCCAGCCATGACTATAGTGAATGCCCCAATATCCAGCTGCAAATCTACTTTTGCTGTGTGCTGTTTTTGAATAGGTAACAAAAGGAGAGTCTTGGACATTTTGTGGATTCGTATGCTTGATTGGCCAAACGCCAATTTTGTCCAAAGGTTCTTCCTTTGCTTCCAGTTGCTCAAAAGTGATGTGCCACCCCAGCGACTTTTCCAACGCCTCTTGACTAGAGAATGTTTCAGTTGTTTGGCTGCTTAGGAGCGTGTAAGATCCATCCTGGGCACTGAGCACTCCAACTCTATTCCCCCATTCAGTCAACATCCAACTTTGTGCACTGATGGGTTTGGCTGAGATTTTCTTCATTGTCAACTACCTTGAACTTTGCCCTACGGGCCTTCGCTTGTGTTTCTGTCTGCCAGTTACACATCAAGTCTGCAACAGCAACCAGCTTTGTCAACTCATCAGGTGCTAGTGCCCCTGGATAAGATTCGTTGAATTTAAGCAATTGTTTTCTTAAGGAGTTTCCATGTTGGTTAAATGAATTTTCAAAAGGCAATATGTTGTAGTCAAAAACACCATCTGCTATTTTTAGGGTTATATCTATACCATCGCGGCACCAAATGCTAGCAGTATTTGGAATTGGGGCCTGTTGCCAATCAAAACTTTCACTAGTAATACAAACCAAACGATTGTTGTTTTTGATGATGCGACTCCAAATTTTGTATAGGTCTGGTTCACCAATAAGTGGTACACACGTCTTTAACCACCATCCGCGGCCAGGATGGCTCTTTTGTTGAAAGTGTGTGATCTCAGGAGGTTGACATGAGACTAGGATGTTCCAGATGTTTTGAAAATCCAAATCCATAGCCTTATTTACTCGGTCAAGTGTCCTTGATATTCACTACTGAAACACACACTGTAATCTGAGGCTGTTTTTTCAATCCGCATCAAACCCCACTGTGCTGCAAATTTCAGCAATGCAATGCCCACTTGTGCCTTACGGGGTTGGTTTACTGCATTTTTGATGCAAGTATCCCAAGTTTCCACAAACTCTTGAGGCTGAGCGGTGAGATCAACAAGAGTACAGTTTCTTTCATATGCGTCACGAACTCGAATCTCTTCTCCGTTGTGGTCTGTCCACGTGCTGAGCATGAGATTGTTCCAGGAATAGCCTTGGGACACTTTGTTTTCAAATGCTTCCAACATCTTTTTCTTCCGCACACCTGGGAATGCACTCATGACATTATCACTGGCATCACCCCTAATGCATTTTTCAAACAAAATCCATTCAGGATGAGGCACTGGTAGTGCCTCGCCCTTCTTGTTGTGCGCAAGATTGCCATCTTTGTCGTAAATTCCGTTTATGGTATAGAGCAACGCACTGATACCATCGTAAATTTTAACATTCGTGGCTAGCAGTTGTTGAAAGTCACTGTCAGTGCTGACAATCACATGATCATCACCCGGATGCAATTGGATCCAACGTGCAATGAGATCATCTGCTTCAGCTTGTGGCGCCTTCAACACTGTTGCATTGGTACGCGAGCTTACGAACTTAATGAAGTCATCAAGAGCTTCATAAAACACTCGATCTTCTTCCTGTTCATCCGCTGTGCGCTGTCCAGCAGCTACTCGGCGATGAGCTTTGTAAGGCTGGTAAAAATCCCGTCGCCAACTCCTGCTTTCGAGGCAGCACACTAAATGTGACCCATTGAAATCGTTCCACACCTTTTTGATGCTGGTGAAAATAATGTGCATGGCCAAGCCCACTTGTGCATTGAAATCTGGAGCTCTTACACCATATCGAACACGCATCGCCAAATTTTGCAGATCTACAATTACATAAGTGCTCAAAGTTCTATCTCCACTATATGACACAACTCTAGCAAGGCTAGGCAGTGTGTCAACTGTATTCAGTCTTCTGTTTGTTAGGTCGCCTTGCTCTCCGGTTAGTTGGTATAGCAGTGGCAACAAATGCATCATCTTGTTCGCCCAAATCTGAGGCTACGGCTCGACAAACATCTGTTAACCACTTTTCCACTACTTCTTGCTCACTGGCACCTTCATAACCGTGGTTGCGGAGAAATTCCACAAAATAACTGTTGTAATCCAATTCAAAAAAGCTTCGTGACGGATCAGTGGGGTCCCAACTGATGTTGGGCATAGCTACCCAAGGCTCTTTTTTGGCCTCAGCTGTTTGCTTCTCATGCTCATTGCGATCAATTTTGTTGTGTTTGAGTTCAACATCCAACAGGGCTATTGCACGATCAACACTGGTTTCTTCAGTAGTCAGCATGCATATTTGCTGGTCAAACTCATACTCAGTAAGTTGCCCATATTTCTTTTTGGATTTGAGAGTTTTGATCTCTTTCTGAAGAGGATCTTCCTCATTTATTTCAATCAAGCGTAACTCAAGGTCAAGACCCTGCATAGTGTATTCGGCTTCTGCAATTTGTCTTGTGCGACCTCGTAGACCCCAACTTCCTGGCCAAAGGCCAAAGGGGATTTTTAGATTCTTGCTCATGTTTTTTCCTTGAAGTTGTTTGGTAGCACATAACTGAGATCTTGTAGATCAAACATGTAGTCGGGTGCTGAAAGTGGCACTGCATACCTCACTTGGGGATGGATGTATTTTTGGTGCTCTGAAATAGGACACTCAGCCACCCTACTAGCTAGCGTGGAGAGATTGTGGGGATCCTGACCATACGAGATGGTGAAGAATCCCCGGTTGGCCACCAACAGCTCGCCACTATCTGAATACCAATCAAATCTGACAGGTATGCTCATGCTTAGGCGTAACTTCCAAATAAATGCAATTGCATATTAAAGACGAATCCGTTCTGGACACAATAACGAGCAGCGTGTTCGTGATTGGCTTGAGCAGTTTGCATATTGATAAGCCCTGGCGTCCAAAAACTCACAACTTCATCCACAATACTGCGTTCTTCAAGACTAATTTGATTTTTCTCAGCTCGAATTTGCTTGCTTTTCTGCGGTTCATGGTTGTAAATGTTCATGGGACTTACAAACACCTTCTTACCAGTTTGGTCCCGCCAGTTGTGTGCCCAGTCAGGGACATTATTGTAAGGAGTATCAGAATCTGCACTCATTACAAATTTCAAACAGTCTGCTCTTCCTAGCATTTCTGCTCGTGGTTCAAGATATTTCACCGGACGGCCATTTTTTTCACTGCACTTGGGACTTACTACTAAGGTAGTTTCCTGAGGAATGTTCTGGACGATAGTGCCGTTGCTTTCAATTTGCGTTCGGGCAAACTGGGTATTCATATGCTCTAAAAATGGAACAATGTTTTTTTGTAGCATGGGCTCACCGCCAGTAAGCACGAGAACCATGTTGCGTTTCTTTACAGGATCACTTCCTGGACCCCCATACACAACATCAGCCCAAAGAGGGGTATTACCATTGAAGCTGTCAGAGATGCTCTTTGCGATTTTGGAGTCAATCTCTTGGATTGTCATCCAATCACCATCATCAAAGAAAGTATCACAAAATGAACATTGGAGATTGCACTTGGCTAGCCTAACAAACACAGCAGGCTCGCCTCGATATGGGCCTTCTCCCTGAAATGTGGTGAAAATACTAGTTACAAAAAGTTCATCTTCTGCATTTTTGAAGTAACGTTCACCAACCAGCTCATTGCGTCCAAACATCCTAGATTCTCCTATTTGTTATAATTTTGTTGTAACCATGCAGACAAGTCAAGGAGCTTGTGTTAAAGCTGCCAAACTAGTTGATAGCCGTCATATACAAGCGGCACACAAATGTTTTGAAAGAATTCTTCCACATACTTGCCTTTGCCTATCCGAGAAGAAGAGTCACCAAAATTATCGTCCACAGCAATCATTGTGCCTGGACCCAAACAACTCCAAATTGCAGTCAATTCTTTCATATGATGAAAACTACTGGGATGAGGATTGTCTGGGTAAAAATCAAAACTGTCGAGATAGAGTAAGTTTATCTGACGGTTTTCTGCCTGCAACTTTTGACTTAAATTTCGTAACCAAACAACACTGTCTTGACAAAAAATTTGTGTGTTTGAGCACACTTGTGAGCGAGAAAAATTCACATGAGACTCATCCAAATCAACTGTCAATAGTTGCCCAGAAAAAGTTTCCACATACTTGTCAAAAATTATTGTACTGAAACCATCACCGTGGAATCCATGTTGTAGGCTGCGACTGCATCCAGTTTCAACAATCAACGGATTGGCAGTTTGTTTTAGATGATTTATCATTATTTCAAAGCTGGCTTGGCGCTTACCTGTTTGGGCCAGCATTTGTTCAAGGCTCATGTCCATTTTTATTTCTCCCTTGTTATGTTCTGTAAGTGTGTTGGGTATCAAAAGGATAGATATCACTTGTTTTGACACCTAACCCAGGTGCAACATGTTGCGAGAATTTTTGTGCATTGGATAAGACAAAATTGGGAAAATAGTTGTTCAATTCCACTGTTTCAAAAAACTGTCCTGGGGTGTGATGGCTACCTTTTGTGGCTATAAATCTGTCAATGTCAAAGTTTTCGACTATTTCAGGTATATTCTCATTTGTATGAACAAAACTGTTGATCTTTTGAATACAATGCTGATTGTTTCCCAATGAGCTCCAATGCCAACCTCCATGCGCAACAAAGGCTGTGCCATCAGGCAACCCAACCCATGGAAACGTAAATGTTCGTTCTGTTTGAGGGTCAGTAAAGTCTTGAGACTTTGAGACAATAATACTTGGACCAGCTTGCCAATCTACCCCATTTGTGGTTTTGATTCTCATGTAATTTAATTTATACAAATACTGTGGAGCAAACAAAATCCAACGAGTGTGCTGACTATCATGTTTTATGCTAGAAACTACTGATGCTCGAGGAATTTCATCGGCATCAGTTACAATGATCAAATCATCAGGGCTTTTGTCTCCTAGTCCTCGAGCAAGACATCTGCGTTGATGATTTTCTCTGAACCAAAGGTTGTCTTCACCGCCAGGCATGTCATCAACAACAATGTGACGAATTTTCTGGGCATATTTTTCAAAGCGTTGTTTGTTTAGATCAAAATACAAGGGCTTGAACATGCCAGTATGTGTAACATTTGATTCAGCTAACACAAAATAGTCAACAACGTCCCATAGCTCTTCAAGGCGTATTTCAAGTAGATCTAACTCATTGAAAAAAGTAAAACAATCATATACTTTCAATTTTTTGTCCTTTGGCAGTTACAACAGTATTTTGTTTTGCCAACTGTTGCACAAATTTATTTTTTCTGATTCACTTACACCAGGAAAATGCACAGCCCAATCGCCTGGCTGCCATGAGCCATCTGTCAACAGTTTGTCCAAGGCAGGTTTTGGTATATAAGGATATAGGTTGTAATCATAGCTGTTTAACATTCGTTGAGGCACAACTTGAATCGTTTTGTCCCAAGGATGTGGAATTTTCAAAGACTCGCCTTGCGGGTAACTTGGGTGGTGTGTGCCGGGGAACCCAAATAACTGATTCAATGCCCACTGTTCTGAGTCCCAATGTTGCAAAGCTTCTTTTTCCACTTTCAATAACTCGTGCAGTAATGACCGACACTGACTTGAGTTACGAAATAAAATGCTGCCTGTATTGAGGCCATTTACATCAGTTGAGATGAGTAAATCATGTGTGTCACTAGTTTTTTCTTGTATGGTTGTTTTGAAGTTGGTGATCAAAACATCAGTATCAGTATACCAAAGCCAACTGAGATGTGGGTGTGTGTCAAAAAGTTCCAACACCGCATGGATTCTGTCAAAGTGACTGGTCCAAGTGGTTTTTTCAAACAGATGATAATTGTGTCTCTGAGCATACAGCTTTTTGTTTTTGTCCAAGGTTATTTTTGAAAGTTCTGAGAAATTGTTGTTGTAAACAACCAGCAGTCCATACATGTGTTGCCCGATCAAAAATAATTTCCATTTATGCGGTCAAACCAACAATCGCCCCCGCCTCCTAGAGGAGTTTGTGTTTTTGTATCCCGATTGCCTTCGCACCAATAGCTTTTGCCCAAACCTATCGCTATAGCCAATGGCGCACTTTGATTGCCAATGAACATTTCACAACCTTGAATTACCTGTGCCAAATGCAACAGATCTAGGGTAGGAAAATAGTCAATAGTCTCCTTGAACTCTGTTTGCCACTCTTGATGTTCTCTAGGTGTGCCCACAAACACAGCCTGCTTGCACAGACCTTGTTTGATAAAATCCATCCATTTTTGTGTAGCACTGTTGTCTCTATGTCTAGGTGTTCGATTGATTACTATGGGTCGATTGGGGATAAGGATTGGGCTAACCTGTGTGAGCCAAGGCTCTCTCAACAACTGGTGCTGCAATTGAACGTCAGTCATATCCCATCCCAGTCCCAAGGCATAGGCTTGAGTTTGATTACCTTGCCAACCAGAAGGTAATATGAATTTCCAATTTTCAGCTGCTAAATCATAATCAATGTGCTGGTTGGTATAGATTTGCACTTCATGCAAATAACTTTGGTGTAACAACAGGCTTTCAATGTTTTGAAAATCTTTTTCACTTATTCTGCCTGTGAAGGGCTGATTGTACCAACCCAACACATTTCGGCAAAACTCATCAAGGTATCCCAATTTGAGGTAAATGTTGCCACCCCCAAGGATTTTTACTGCACAAAGACTGTATATTATATCACCAGCAGTGGCATAGGTTATGAAGTTTTTCAGCACAATCAACCCAAGAAAACTATTTCAAAACTATACCAGAGTCGTGCAAGATTGTCACTTTTTCCTAAGAATGATTTCGATAGCTGATTCACCAATGGGTGTCAGTGTTTGATCTTGATTTTGAATATGGTATCGATAACTGGCATCCAAAAGCTCAAGCTTCAAGATAGTGAGTTCGGGAAAGTTGGCTAGGAAACTTGTGCAGCTTACAGAAACAGGACTCCAGCTGAGATTTTTTTGAATTGTCCAAGTAGTTTTGTGATCCCAGTTGAAACGACTGGGAAAAACCCCTTGTTCATAAAGGTCTTCATCTGGAACCAATAGGACCATATGCCCACCTGGTTGCAAAATTCTGCTCCAGTTTCTCATAGCTTCTGTAGGGTCTCTCATGTGCTCAAGACAATGGCTGCTGAGTAACCAATCAAAACTGTTGTCAGCTACACCTGCCATCAACTGCGCATCACCATCAGGTAGGTCCCAATTTCTCACCTGCTGCATTCCTGGAAAAAAATCTTTGTAATTGCTGACTGGGTCATCCCCAGCACCAATGTCAATGCCATTGCCTACGAAATATCGAGTAATAAATCTGCTGTCAGAGAGCCTTCTCATAACAGCTTTACTGGTTTCATGTGTCATTTTGATTCTCCAAACTGTTGTTTAACGCCTGCCAAGTGAGTTTCCCTTCTCTATGCTCAACTTCTGTTTCCAATGGCCTAATCAGGTCCTCATGGGAAACTTGTTTAGCTATCCTCAAACACTTTTTAACCCCTTGTAGATAACTTCTTGCTATAGCTACTTCCCCAGCGGCTTTTATGTCAATGCAGTTCTGCAAACTGTCTACCAACTTAGATGCTGCCTTAGTGGGATGGTTTTGATGCCAAGTGACCTCACCTTGTATGCTGATGCTTAAGATGGTTTCGCCATAGTCATTGTCAACTCGCAATGCTTGAGTAGGCCTGGCATTACTGCTACCAAATGTCAGTAACGTACCAACCGTGTAACCTGATCCAAGGTTATTCACTGTGATACCGGTTACACTGCCTTGACAGACACTGGTTACCTTAAAAATATTAGAGGCCATCAGGAACCTCTGGGCGATTGCAAAAACTCTATAAAACGAGCTTGATCTTCCACAGCCCAAAAACTGAACCGAAAACTCTCATAGCTGATTTTTTCTGTGGACCAAATATTGGTGCAATTTTCCACACACCAATTGAACAACAGTTCATAACTGGGTTCATAACGTTGGTTGGATGGCTTGTAAAGCTCTTCGAAGCTAAGGAGTAATTGATTGTGAATGAGTATTGCCCGAACACTCTCGGGCAACACATTCCACTCTCTATATCTACTGTTGATGATTTTCATATTTTGACCTAAAAATTCTCTGTTACAATAACTGTTGTATTAGAGAGAGGTCAAGTCAACCATCTTCATAAATTCAGCACGAGCACTGGGATCCTGTTTGAACGCACCACCCAGCTTGCTGGTAACTGTGCTGCTGCAATCATCTTCAACGCCACGATGACTTACGCAATAGTGCTTGCCGTGAATGACGACAGCAATGCTATCGGTTTCCAGGATATATTCCATTGCATGAAAGATCTGCTCAGTCAAACGCTCTTGAATTTGTGGTCGGCGGCTAAAGTATTCGACAATTCGATTGATCTTGCTTAGGCCCAATACCTTTTCTTTGGGAATATAAGCCACAGTTGCTACACCATCAATCACAATGAAGTGATGTTCGCAGGCACTTTTGACAGTGACATTTCGTTCACACACCATTTCATCATAGCCCATTTTGTTGGCAACAGTGGTGCACTTGGGGAAAGCTTCCCAATCAAGACCCCAAAAAAGTTCCTGGATAAACATGCGAGCCACTCGTGTCGGCGTTTCAGCCAAACTATCATCTGATAGATTCAAGCCCATTGTTTCCATGATGTCCTTGAACTTGCGTTCAATAATATCAATTTTGTCTGTGCGGCTTAGGGAATTTTCCACTGTTGGGGTTTCAACCCCTTTGGAAACTAGGTATTCATGTACTTTGCGACCCAGTTCAGGATCACATTTTGTGCGATTATAGCTCATATCTTTCCTTTCAAAGCATCTGTCGTTTATGCACAACGGGTGTTTCCACCAATTTGCTACCGTAATGTAGCAGACTATTTATAACACAAAAATTGTGTTATTGCTATTCAAATTCATCAAAATCCATGACAATGTTGTTATCAGCGTTCATTCCTGTGATTTTGGCTAACATAGCAGAATGTTTTTCAATCAGTTGCATGGGTTTTTCACTAGTGAAGATCTCTTCACAAAGTCCCCCAGCAAATTCAATCAAGTCTTCGCTGATGTGATGTTTCCTCTCCTCCATTGGCAGGTCTTGCATTGCACATGCATGTTGAATAGCTTCAATATGAAGCTCAACATTGTGGCTCATGCCCAGCACATAGCTGAGACCATCCATGCTGCTGGGCCATTTGACCTGATACTTTTCATGGTCCTTAAACTCTTTCTTGCCCCAATCAAACATGCCGCTGCCGTGGTCAGTGTGCTCATGCATAAGATAATGTTTGTATTCATCACTGTAGCGAAACTTCTCGCCATGAACGCCTTCCAAGCTTTGTTGATACAACAAGCTTTCAAACTCTTTTTGTGAAAAAGCTTGTTTTTTGAAATTGAGATCTTCATAACCTTTGACACAGATATCACCAATGGTGATCCGCTTGCCAATGCTGCTTTCGCGAACAGCATGTTTTTGATTGTGGCGATTGATCCAGTCTTGAAACAGTTCTTGACTGCCCTTAAGCTCTTTTTTGTCTGGCAACGAGTTGTTTTTATATGCAATGCTTTGCGGACTTACTTCCCAACTGTAGTAGATGTTGCCTTTTGCTACGTTCACAAAAGGACTTGCTGCATCGTAACTGAGAGTTGTACGCTCGTTGATGTGCTTTCTCCACACTCGTTGAAGTGTAGTAAGAGCGCAGCCTGCCTTGATTTTGCCATTGCCTAGATAATGGATCCAATCTCTGTTATCCAAATACTTGCCATCTCGCATGATAATGATCCGACGGAGATTTATAGCAAAGTTGCTGGCTTGCACATTACTGAATGCCCAGGTTTCAAAAGGAAGATCTTTCACAACGTCCCACCAAATGTCACCTTCTTCTTGATTGCGCCCCTGCAACACATTCAAAAATTGTGTACTACCTTCCCGACGATTTTTGATGAAAAAGTTGTGATTCTCCATACTGCTTTCAAGACAGTCTCTAAAGTTCTTAACCCCAGGATGTAGGTTCTCACCTGTGATGGGATCGTTACCAAACTTCAACAAGCTGCCTGTGGGGACATCTAATACCATACTGTAGTCACAAGTGTGTTCAAGCCAGCGTAGGATTTTCATCCTAATGGCGTCTTTGTCCTTCATCCAGTCTTGATCAGTTTGCTTTTCTTTTTTCTGCCAAGGCCATTTGAGAACGCCAGTAGCAATCTGATAACCACCACTGTCGCCCACAATTACTGAGGCGTTTTTGTCTCGCTTTTGCACCATAGCTTCTTGGATATCACTTTGAGCAGGATCCCAATAACTGTGACCGCTGCTGTAGAGTGCAGTGGGATAATAAAATAAGTTGGTATTGGTTTGCAGAAAGTCCAAATCCTGCAATCCACCCGGCAGCCCCTTGACTGTGCGAGCGTTGGGCTGACTTACTAGTCGCACATAGATCGCTGAGATTGAAGGAAGAAAAATAGCATAGTCCTTGTTGGTGGTCCACATGTCTCTACCCACCACAGGTTGCATGTTTTGATCAATTTTTTTCAAATGTGGGTTGGGGCTGGAAAGTTTTGTCATAGATATATCTTACTTTACTGTGGTTGATCTAGCAACTGTGTTGCTGATGTTTTCAAACATTACGCTAGCTGAAAGATATTTTTGTAAGAGCACTTTCTTTTGCTTTTCCAACTGCCTACTGAACTTTTTGGGGTGATTCAATCTGTACTGAATAAATTCAGTCAATTGTTGTTTGTGTGTTTGATAACTTTCCCAATCTTGAGTCCAGTTGCTGGGATAGAGAAAATCAGGATGATACATTTCGCTGTAGCTGCACCGATTGGGCAGCACTGGGATCACATCTGCCAGCACAGCTTCCATTACACTGATGCCCAAGTTTTCATGCAAGCTACAGGAAAAAATTACTTGGCAGTCAGCCAGCTTTTCGTAATAACTGCTTTTGTTGAGATTCATTTTTTGTGTAATACACCAAGGCTGTTTCATGCTGTTGGAGAGATCTTCAGCAATTTCAGGCTGCTTATCTGGATTGTAACGGTGTGGCCAAATAACGCCCTGTTTCCTCTCTCGGCTGTCCTGCATAATATCTTGCATTTGTTTGACAATAGCAGAGTGTGGTTGCCCACTAGTTTTGGCTTTGTGATGATATTCATTGCTGATGCCCAGATTGCTCAAAAACATTTTTTTATGAAAATCTGTTGCATACCAATTCTCATCGCAGGCATGAAACAGTGCCTGCTCAGCTAGCCAGGGCCACGGTTTGCTCATTTTATATCCAAGGATATCAGTGGGATCGTATGCTCCAGCATGCCAGTAACCTTGTATGTTCCAATTATATCCCATGAGATCATTCATATACTTGACTTGCAGAATCACTGGATTCCAAGCGTCAGTGAACAAATGCACATCATTTGGAGTTGTTTCTCCAGCATCATGTTTGTTGAGAAACTCAACCAGTTGAGTGCTTTTCCATCTGTTGGTGTCGCTGAAATTCAAAAATGCACCAGATGTGGTGCTTGTAGTGTTTTGGACCCCATCAAGTTGGATTACTTTTGCTGCATTTCCAACTATTTCTTGGAGCCGCAACGGAATCTCGTGATACCATTGTTGGGTGTAGCGATTATCCAATGGCTCGATAGGCCATACAAATACATTGGGCATTTTTGATCCTTCAAATATTCTCTAATAGAGATAGTATATAAACCACAGGAGTTTTTGACAATTATAGCATTGAAAATTATAAGGTTATCGCCAATACAAAGTATTTGAGCCAGCACAATCCTATCTCGATCTCCTGGCGCTCAAATACTTTGTATAGCAATCCTTGGTGGTTATGCAGCGTCCCAGGCTAGCACAGCCCCATTCTCACCATCTTCACTAACGTCAATGCTCACTGCACGACCTGGATAGCGAGCAGAGATTTGGGCGTAGAGGTCTTCGGCGATCATCTCGCAGCTTTTGAAATCCAGTTGGATCACACCATCACCATAGAGACTTTCCAGCCAACGCTTGAAAATGATAAATTCAATGTCTCGGTCTAGGTGATTGACGCCAATTCCAACCTTGAAATGAAACATGTGCCTATGCGGATATTGAAGAAAATTTACATCTGCAAGGGAGGGGTCAGTTCCAGCTGCTGGATACTTGTGAATCCCTTCACGTTGAAAAGTCACGTAGATTTTTCTTGTAGTTGGTTCTGTCATTATTTCTCTCTTTGTTATGTGTTCAGATTATATGCTGTAGTCAGCTAAATCAACCGCTACACCAATTGATTTACTGTGCAATATTTGAGGCCACATTGTGCACTACAAAACTCAATACGGGTGGTCCCCATGTCACGGAAATATTCTGGCCAAATGTCACTTTGAGTATGGACTACTGCCCCATCATTGTCACAAACGTATTTCCTGTAAGGCTCACAGCTTGTGCCGCATGCAACACATTTGAGAGTGGGAAAATTTGATGGAATGGTTTTTTTATGTTTCATTTGGGTACCAGCGTATCAACAAAGATATCAGTTGTTTTTTCCCAACTCCATCGCTTGCTGCCTTCAAAAACAGTTTTTCGACTCAATGTCAAACATTGCGAGATAGCTGTCTGAATATCCTCATTTAGCACACCAGTCACCCCATCATCTACAACATCTATTGGACCCTGCACAGGAAATGCTGCAACAGGAGTACCAACACTCATGCTTTCAATCATAACCAACCCAAACGTGTCACTTTTGCTGGTGAAAACAAAGCAGTCAGCATTTTGGAACTGCTGTACCAGTTGCTTACCGCTCAATTGCCCAGTAAATGTCACCCAGGGGTATTTGTTCTGTAACCGCTTGAGATCAGGGCCATCACCAACACACACTAGATTGTATTTTTCTGCTGATAGGCTACAAAACACCTCTAAATTTTTCTCAGCACTGATTCGACCAACACTCAACAATGTGGGCTTGGTGTCACACTTGCGGTCATTAAATTGAAACAGTTGGGTGTTGACTCCCCGTGACCATGTGATGGCTTGAGACAGGCCAAGCGACACCATCTCTCTTTGCATAGTAGGAGTGTTGACCAAAGTTGCTGCACTATTTTGATGAAACCATTTGAGATACCTCATGGTTTTGAGGGCCGGCACACCAAATTTTTCCTTGAGATAGTGATCCCATCTTGTGTGAAAGCTAGTTGTGTAGCGCCAATTTTTGTTTTGAAAAAATTGCCTAGCAGTTAAGCCCAGCACACCTTCTGTACAAATGTGCAAGTGTGTGGGTTCATACGCCTCTATTCTTTTTTTCAAATTCCAAAAATTCAATGGTATGCGAGCACCTGGATATACCAATGCAGGCATAGACATCATTTGATCAGGAGTGATGTGAATGAGATTCTGTATGCCTCGAGAAAACATTTGTTTTTTCACTGCATTCATTGTAGTTACAACACCATTCACTTGGTCTTGGCAGTTGTCATCAACAATCACAAGTCTCATTCAAGGCTCCATGTGTTTTTCGTCATCATACTTTTTGTTTCAGTGTCGTAAACCAGTAGCTCTATTGAGCCATCAAAGTTTTCAACCAAAGCTGACACAGTTTCACAAAAATCACCACAATTCATATACACAAACCCATCCTCAAACGTTTTCAACGATGGAGAATGAATATGGCCACAAATTACTCCATGAAATGCTTCGTCCCGAGCATATTGTACTACATGTTGCTCGTATTTGGTGATAAATGCAACAGCTTGTTTCGTGTTTGTTTTAAGGTATGAACTTAGACTCCAATAATCTTTTCCAAAAAACCGGCGCATATGATTCAAATGTGTGTTCAACCACAGTAAAAAACTGTGTGCTTTGTCGCCCATCAAGCTAAGCCATTTGTGATATCGAATTACACCGTCAAACAAATCACCGTGTGTTACCAAAAATCTCTGCCCATGAACAGAGTGATGTTCAAAGGCATTGCCCAGCTCAATGTTGCCAAAAGTGTGTATGTCTGGAATCCATGCTCGAAGGTACTCATCATGATTACCTAAAACATATCTCACCTGTGTGCCTCTCTTGGCCGCAGTGAGAATTCTTCGAACCACATTGCTATGTGTTTGTGGCCAGAATTTGCTGCTTTTCAATTTCCACAAATCAAATATGTCACCAACGAGGTATAGATTTTGGCAGGAGTTGTGTTTCAAAAACTCCACAAGTAGCTCAGCTTGGCATGCACGACTACCAAGATGCGTATCGCTTATGAAGATGCTACGATATTTGCTGTTTGGCATTATAGACCTTTCAGGTTCATCAAAACTTTTTTATAGTTACTAAGATTCTTGTTCTGAAACCTCTTGTCGTTTGCGTCAATCCAGCGCCAAAAATTCTCCTGTAAGAGAGGATGAACCTCAGGAAGGTCTAACTCAAATTCTGGCATTTCCACTTCTGCCATGCTCAAATAAATGTCGCCGCTTTTGGGATTTTTGAAAAAATCCACGTCCCAACAGTTCAACCCTTCTTGAAACTTGCAGCGAGTTTTGTGGATTACGGGTTTAGCTATCAAGAAAAGTTTGTGATAGTCGTGGATTGAAATTTCTGTTTCGATCTCCACTGTATTTCCAGTAACCTTGGTTTTGAAAGTGAACCAATGCGTTTCTGCATCACCATTGTGTGGTACCACATGTCGAATTCTTGCACTTTTGTTGATATAACCCTGTGTTATTTCAAAGGTTTGCACAAGGGGTTGGCGTTTCAAATGTCGTAGTAGCTCCTGCGGGCTTTCAGGTCGCAGGAGCATTTTGCGTTCGTGTTCAACTGGCACAAGCAGTCTCCAAAAAATGGGCACTGTGGGGTGCCCACTGTGTCCTATTAGCGCAGCTTTGCTGGCAGCACATACTTGTATGTGGTAATGCCAGTATTGAGCTTGAGCTGAATAGCACCCTTGACGGAGAAGCTCATTTCAGCATCAGCACCATCAACCAGCTTCAAAAGTGCAGATACAAGAGCAATAGGCCATTTGTGTGAGCTTTCAAACTCGCCCGTAACCCCTGTAGCAAACACTACACCGCCGCGTTGAGTAGCTGCACCTTCATCTCCAATGAAAAACTTGAGGTTACCATCAACTGTCTTGGGAATGAAGTATTGCTCGTAGCTGCTGAGACTGCCAGCAGCCCAATTGAACTGTTGAATGTTGCTTTTGCTGGGTTTGATTTTCACGTCCCACTGTGGTTCCATGTACTTGGGTTGATCTGGGACCATGTTTTTTGCTAGGAAGCGATAATTGATGAAACTATTGCTCTTGTTTGTGTAGTGCATCTCAGTGGGAACGTCTACACCTTCACGCTCAGTAAGCACTAGTTCAAGCTTGCTGTCTTTGTGGGCAAACTCGGAATCATTCACAATGCTGTTGAGCAAGCCTAGATTGGCAAGGCCAAATTCTCCAGCCCAGCCGTCCACAGGATGCAAAGTTTCAGCCTTGAGAATCACTTGTTTGTCTTTGTCAATAGCCTCAATGGTGCTGGTTTTGGCGCCACCAGACACCTTGATTTTTTCGTAAAAGCCAGTACTGATCACGTTCTTTGCAAGATCAGAAATTGCATCCTTAATAGCTGTTGCTGTCATTTTCAATAACTCCCTTTGTTACCCATTTTGCGTTGTGTTGTCTCTTCGTCAACCAGGATGGCATTTTGTTTCAAATCATCATCAGTCCAACCCATCATGTTCTTGAGTATGAACCTTCGACTTAGCCAAGGTGGTGCACTGTTCAATGCTTCAAATAAAGTTTTGAGTTCAGTAGGCTCATATATTCGAGTTTTTTGGGATTTCATAATTTTTCCACAATTGAGTCAGTTGTCAAACACAACCTTTGTAATATAGTGAGCGATGCTCACGGGTATGTCAACTCTTAAGGGACACCACAGTCGCATTTGATCTTCTTTTTTGAACAGGAGTGCAACGCTGTCTAAATCACTTGAACCTTTGTATGCCACATAGGCAGTGTGCTCGGGTACCCGATCACTAACAAATATTTGACTGCCTTGTTTGTCAAATTTGCGCAACACGCCTGCTGAGTACCAACAGCCCACTTGTTTACAGGAATTGCTGTCATCAATATACAGTTGATTGTCTGGTATTTGGGCACGTATCTCCGGAGTTGTGAAAATGAGATTACCACAGCCTCGACGATTTTGATGCCCTAATAAGGTTGACTGTCTACGGAGTGCAAATGGCAATCCATCGTATTTTTCCACCACAGTGTTTGCTTGTGAAAACAGCAAATCTTCAGCTTCAATTATGCTGTCGACTTCATGAAAGTCGTCCACTACTGAATCTAGACACACATGGCCAGTAACGAACACTAAGGTGCTAGTGGGGGTGCTTGTTGGTGAGTTCCAAGAAGCCGGTGAAGTTGGAGGGTAGGACTTATACCGTAAGAGTTGAGCCCTCTCTTCAAGAGAGGTTCCAAAGAGAGGGCTCACTAGAATTGGCTAATTAGTTTTCTTTTTGGCTGGTGCCTTGCGTTGACTAGGCGCCTTGGGTTCCTTAAGGGCTGTTGTAGCTTTTGGCTTTTTCCCTGTTTTAGCTGGGGGAGGTTCCTGTGATGGCTCTTGTTTGGCAGTAATTACAGGGGCAGGTTGCTGCAACACTGGTGGATCTGTTGGACTAGACGTGATTGGTTGGTATGCACCTTTTTCAATTACAAGGGCTGCCTTCTCTGAGCTGGGTGGCACAGGATTTCCAGCGGGTGTCACAACTATTGGCTGGATTGGTTCTGTCCTGGGTGCAAGAGTAGTTGAAACTGGTGTTTGATCAGGCCCAAACATCCGTCGTATGCGTTCGTATAAGGCAGAAAAAATATTCATGAATTATTCCTTAAGGTTGACTTTTGTCAAATCTACTTGACATATAGCTCCGTTGTCAACCTTTCAAAAACTAAACATGCTGTCAAAAGTTTCGTTGTTTTTGGCATCTTCAAGATTCCAGTGCAATACACCCAACAAGTTTTCCAGTTTCTTGTCCAAAATTGTGGCCTCCATAAGAGCGTTGTCAAAAGGCATAGACTTGAACCAATCAGGAAGATACAGTTGATCTACAGGGTATGCAACAGATGTCATACCCAAAGGGTTTGATCTCAGCTTACAGACAATCACCTTTTGCCCGTCTTGAATTCGCATTGATCCATAATCGTTGTAGATCTCACACAATAGGTTCCAGTTTAGGCTCGCAAGGACATGGCCCGGAATAGTTTTTCTTTTCCCAGTGTCTTTGTTGAGGTCAACGCTTTCCTGAGCTTTCTTAATCATGCCATATTGAGTAAGGTTATTCACCCTTTTGGGGCTGCCTTTTGCCCAGCTGGGCCATTGGCTGAACTCTGTGCGGAACTCCTTGATGCGCGTGAAAATGCTGTCTTTGTCAACCTCAGTCAAAACCAAAGTTAAAATCTCACTCAAGAAGTCCTGGACTGGTTTTGGTGTATCACTTCTCTTGAGATCAAGCCCCATAACTTTGATCTCACCTGGCTTGCCATCTACATCCTTTCGCTTGCCTTCTTTGTCGTAGATCATCACAGCATACCGTTTTTTGGTAATGAACAATCCATGGCTTGCTACTAGTTCACGGCCAGCTTTGATCACACTCCTGGATTCAGGTACATTGAATGCCTGTTTCATAAATCCAGGAAAGCTTTGGTTAGTGATGTCTGCAACTTGATCATACAGTTGCACCACTGCTTCACGACTCCAATCAAAGCTTTTGAAGTCTTCAAGCTGGCTCATTACTGGATATGCGCTAAAATAAATGCTGTCGGTGTCGCCATATATGACAGCATCACCTTTGTAGTGATATTTCCCTGATATTACCTCATTGATCTTACTACCCATGTGTTTGACGATACATCTACCTGTTAAAGTAGTACTTTGTGCAATACGGTTGTCAAACCACGATGAGCTAGAATTTCCGATAGCTCCATAAAGTGAATTTAGCAAAATTTTCTTAATCAACTGCCTTCTGTCATAAAAATCAGCTTTTTCTTGATACTCACTCTTCTTAGAGGGATTAGGTTCTTCATCAGCTTTTTTGAAACATGCTTTGGCTTCTGCCTGCAACTCCTTTCTCTCACCATACCAGCGGGCCAGCAAGCCTGGTACCACACCTTCCTTGTTGAGATCAAAAATAGTGCCATTGGCACTGAGCGTCATTTGCTTTTTGGGATTTTCAAAAATCCATTGATACAGTTCGTCAGCACTGAGTTCCACAGTGGTGCCGTCTTCAAAGTCCACAGTCAGCATAACCATTTCCCTATTCATCACTTGGTTATACTCAATAATGCCAAACATCTCGTTCCAACTGTCAGCAAAAGTGCGTTTTTCCTTTTGCATCCTGTGTTGAATCAAACGATCATTACCCACAGGGCGGATTTGCCCCACTACTGTTTCCTTGCTCATGTTCAAACTTCGAATAGCACTGGGATATAGACTGTTGATGTCTACACCGCCAATCCATTTGTGCATGCCTTCAACTGGGTCAGCCACATATGCACCAGCAATACCATTGGGCTCAATGTCTTCACCCTGATCGTCTTTCATGATTTCAGGATTGTCTCTACGTCGAGTAGGAACACATAAGCCAAGATCATGTGCTTCGTTAGTAATGGCATTGTCAATAAGCTGTACTGACCCCATTGTTGTTTGGATCAACACTCCGTTTGTGTGTGCTAGATCATTGCTTAGATCAATGAATTTCAGCTTGCGATCAATTTTCACCAACAGCATAACGTCTTGCCTGTTATAGGCAATGAACTTTTCAAAGTCTTCGTTATAGAGCTTGTCCAAGCTGCCTTCGTAAGCTATCTTCTTGTCGCCCACTTCATACTCGCCCACAAAGTCCAGTCGATAACTGTGCATCTCGTGATAGGTATGCTTGCGGTACAGTTGCAGATAGTCAAGATGGACTCTGCCCACTAGATCAAAAGTAATAGTGGGCTTGCCATAGCTTTCATACTCCCTTTTCTTGGGAAATTTGTTCCAGAGACACAGCCTTTTAGTGTGCTCCTTACTCAAAATTTGAATGATACGATTGTGCAAATAGGGAATATCATAACCCTCTGAATTCCAACCTGTGAGAACATCTGCATCCTCAATGAGGGTGAGAAACACATCCAATAGCTCAGTTTCATTGCTACACAGCACAGTGTCTTCAAATTTGTCCACAACTGCTGATGCTTGCTCTACTGTGAGTGTTTTGGGTTTGAGGACAAGAGTAAAGTTTTTGCCCAGCCAACTCAAATATACAGATACTGCTGTAATGGGATTGAACGCCTCGTCAGTTGACGAGAAGCCCCGATCAGGATCAAAATCAGTTTCCAAGTCAAAAAACGCCACATGCAACTGTGGACTTGCTGTATTTTTGTAATGTTCATAAAAACAACGGAAAATGGGATTGCTATCACTTTCATATTGTTGTGTTTTTGGAACCAAGCGACACTCTCTTTGAAACTCTTCCCAACGATTGGTTTCAAATTTATCCAGCCGTTCACCATAAATGCTAGTGTATTTTCCACGCTCACTGGGAAAATACATTACGTATTTGCTGGGATATGTGTTGTAGACTCGTTTGTGGTTTACACGCTCCACAACTTGAATACAGTGTTTGTCTTTCTCCAAAATAGCATCAACATACGTCATCCAAAACTCCATAATCCATATAAATTCAACCCTGTATAAAACAACATCATTACAGCGAGTAATAGATTCTTACGCAAAATACTGCTGATGGTCAAGGCTACACTGCCAAACAACCAAAACAAATACAATGTGCTCAAAGGTAATATTTGAAAGGCTTAAACGGCGACAGCCAGCAGTATGCTGGCTGTACCTAAAATCTCCAAAAAAAACATTACAATCCATTTAGATCTTTGAGTCAAAGATCTATAAAAATGTATCCTTGCTTTGAGTGCAGCCTTAGGAAACACCTGCTGCTTTTAGCACTTCTTCAACACTGTCCAGCTGTGTTTGAAGATCGTTCAAAGTGTCTTGATTCTGCTGGCTCATCTTGTAGGCGGTTCGGATAGCCATGTTTAGGATCTTTTTGTCAATATCCAGTTCCTCACTTACTGATCCCACTTGGTCTTTTAGTCCCTCTTTGAGGGTAGCAATCTCGCGCAACACATCAATACCTGAATTCACAAGGGCCATAATCTTTGAGCGATCATTTGGTCCTAGAGTGCCGATACCCATCTACTTTTGCTCCACGTTTGTTGTATGCCATGATTGTGTGGCAGACAGCACATGTGTCAAACAACAATAAGGCTGCTGGCTTGGACTCCATTGTTATATCCAATGAGGGAGAATTCTTGTGTGCTCTGGGCTTGCCAAGGAGTTTTGAATCCAGTGTACTGGTTCAACATGCCTCCAACAGAAAAGTTAAATGACTCTTGGCTTGTTAAGGGGTTTTGGAAATTAGCTACGTCCTGGAATCTATAGCCCTCTTGTGTAGTGCTCCGCCAATTCAAAGCTGTGTCGTTGAACCAAACTGTAGATCCTGACAGTGCAACAATAGCTTCTTTGCCCAGTGTGGATCGGTATAATAACCGCGTAAATGGTTTGGATTTGCCTTGATCTTTTAAATTATCAAACAATGTCCATTCTGTGCTTGTGGTTTGAAAATCGTTGGTATAGGCTATCCAGCCTTTGCCGCCCAGCCAAACTTTTACACTACTTCCTACGTGGGCTTCAATACTGTAAATACCGCCAGGGATAATATCTGGAAGTAGTATTCTTGTCCAAGAGTCAGTGTTGTCTTCACTATAGATTACCACAGGCTGTCGCAGATGATTTGTGCAGCCCACAGCAATCCATTTTCCTAGGCCCAAGTGTTTGATATCAAACAAAGTCATGGGTTCTTGATAACTGACAAATTTTCTGACCCAAGTTGCTGGACCACCATTTCCAGACACTGCGACAAATCCAGTTTCTGCAAGGTTACTGAAGTTTTTTTCATGTCCCACAACTGTGAACAATCCTTGTCCCCATGTGATTTTGTTAACAAGCCAACTTTTGTTTTCAGGAGTGTAGGAATACCAATTTACACCATCACCACTTACTGTGAAGTCTCCAAAATTTGTAGCACCAACCCACGTATTGTTTCCATACGCCATGGATTGTATGCTGCCCAGTCCATTGACTGGACTATTGCCTGTAGTCCAGCCTAATTCATTGGTAGAGAAGGCATATAATGCCCTGCTGTACCACCGTGTGGGATCCATACCAAAACTATACAAAGTTGCCATTTCAGCTTATTTAACCGAGGGAAATTTGCCATTGCTTTGAGTTTGAGGAGGAACTCCTCCTGCTGTGACTTTGTTGAGAAATTTCCGGGCTTGTTTTTGAACAGCATCAGGTCCCACATCGGTGGTAGTGTTCACACCTTTAACTATCTTGCCCACACCAGCTGTTTCGCCAAGACTGGGTTTGAGAATCAAGTAGCCATCTGTTCCTGGCGAGAGAGAGTAGGGAAAACTCTCTTGCTTGGTTACCCAAGTCCAACCCAGATGTCTTGCTAATTTTGGTGCCATACTCTTATAACGCTTTTTCCTGCTCGGGGCCCAAGCCTGGAACCAAAGTCCATTTACAGGTAAGGTTTTTTGATGATCAATAGCATACTTGAGAAGTTGAAACACAGCACTGAAGACTTTAAAGGCTGAACCTGTGCCACTTATGTCCATGCCATACTCTGTGTGCCTAAATTCCACCTCGTAAATACCCCTCTTCTGAGGCTCTTGCAATCGAGACATTCGAAGCTCGTATTCGTTGCCATCAATTTCAAACAAAAAATCAATATAGCTGTCGCCTTCTGTTTTTATCTTCCATTTATCCCGGGGAAGTTGGTAATCAAAAGCCTCTTGCAATTTTGGTTGAACTATTGCACTGGGCTTATATACAACAAAGTCACTTGTGTCAAAATCAAAATATACTTTGGCACCAGCTCTCTGCGCCAACATTTGACCCAATGCGCTATAGAGCTTGTTCCTGCTGCCGCGTCCACCAATAAAAGTCAAGTAGTCCCATTCATGAGATCCAAGCCAACCAAAGAGGCGTCGCACCAATTCTTTCCACAAGGGTATGGCCTTAAGGCCCATTGTGCCAGTTTGTTCTATTTCCCCATCCACTGTCCATAACCAAACATAGCCCTTGGCTTGTGGATTGGGCTCTAAATCACTGGCAGCCAATGCATCCTGTAAGTCTTTTTGATTTTTATCTTGAGTAAGTCTTTGTTCGACTAAATGGTCATCATACTCAAAGCTTGTAATATATCTTGAAACTGAGCCCACATTGTCTTGTTGCCATTTGGTTGTCAATGGCTGATAAGCTTCTAGCAACTTCTTTAAGGGCACTAAATGGTAAATTCTCATACTTTTATAAGGTTTCCTTTGAGATCTGTGATAGTAATCCTATCAATACTTACAGGTGTTACCTGACAATTGGGCAGCAAATTATCTCTATCTGAAGGCTGCATGGTATCTACTGGCATATATGCTCGTGCAGTTTTATCCTCAGGTGTTATTTCCCAACTTAAGATGTATTTGCCAAACCAATCATGCTCACCAACATCAAAAAATATAGCAATAACTGGAGTGAAAGGATATTCCACAGTGCTATATCGGCCAAATTCTCTAGCACCAGTCTCATCATATTTTGGTTTCAGTCCGCCTGACTTTATTATACTTGTAAGCTTATTGGTCATATGGTATACTCGCTGGCCCACAATACTTTTGCCTGGATATAAATTATATTGGGAATATTGCATGCCAGGCTCATACCAAATATTTGCTCCAGGACGCAAACCTTTGTAACTTAAACTTTCGTCCAAGTTAGTGAATGATGCAAGCTTGTCCTGCTTGACAATTGCAAAGCTTTTGTTAGTGTGCAACACTGTGCTATCAGCAGGTGCCAACTGTTTTGCCAGCCGGAGATAGAGCTTGTTGCGGCTGCGCTCATCCCCACTGAAGTTGATGTAGTCCCAGCTGTGGGTCTGGAAAAACCATTTGAGTTTTCGTATAATCAAATCAAATAATTGGGCACTTTTTTGGTCAAACATACCTGTTACAGAGATGCTGTGATCTACAGAGAAGGACACTTCATATCCAACCCAGTTTTCTGGCACTTGCTTTTGCAAGATAGTTTGAAGCTCATAAGAAGCGTCTTTTACGACTGCTATTTGCACTTCACTGCCAGCAAATTCAAATTCAGTGTAGTGGGTTGAACCGCCCTTTATTGATTGCCAATCTCCAGGAAGTGGCTTGCCTTTAAAAACTTCATCCAGCTCTTGAGATTTTGCTGCCAACAAATGGTTTTTGATCAGCAGGAACCAATCTCCAAATTGCATTGGCTCTGAATCAAGTCCTGGAGATATCTGACTCAATATTTTAGTATATACTCTTTGTCTACTGTCCCCAGCACCTGCGAAGACCAAATAGTCCCATTCTATATTTTGTAGTAGTCCTATGATTTTTCCTACAACAATTGAAATTACATTCGCTGCACCTGTGCCTAGTAAGCCTGTTGGATCAGTTTCGCCATCTACCCTGAATATTATTTCTCTGCCAACCAGGTTTGCTCCAGCCTCTATGTTTTTCTTCATCAACACATAGGCACCAGATTGGGCCCAATCCCGACTCACACTTATTGTGATCTTATATCCTTGAAGATCAAACTCTGTTTCAAACATTTCTGCGTCGCCGCTTCCATATTTTTTCCAATCGCCTGGAATATGCTCACCACTTATGATTTCATCAACTCTAGTTGCTCCGCCGCAATGTTTGTTTTGAAACCAGTTGGCTTGGCGTTTGTCTAGAGTTGTAGCACCCTGGCGTGTTTTGAGTTTTTGTGTTTTGTCACATGTGACACCTCCGCCATACAGTCTGGTGATTTTGGATTTGAGAGTGCCAGGCGCACCTTTGCGCTCTGTTAACAATGTATCAACAGGCATTTTCTCCCAATGCAGCCATGCTGATGGTGCAACTTGGTTGTGCACACCAGGATCGTATTCTACAACCTTTCCTCGGTATATCTCCCTTATTTGATTCGCTGGTATAGAGCCTTTGACTCCCACTTCATGTGATCCTGTGCCTTGCACATGCACAATTTTTGATTCATCAGGTTTGGGCACTGCAATTACCCATGCTGGATTGTCCCAGTTGGCTTTTTGATTCCATGGTGCAAAACTATGAGCATAAGTTTCAGCTGACCTGGGTTCAGTTGAAAAATAGGTTAAGCCCTGTTGCCCAGCCAAGTTATACTCGCCTTTGCTTTGTATCACTCCTGTTTTTTTGATATTTTGAAATTCATGATTACTCATGCCCCTATACACTAGGTTGGGATTTGGAGTTATGTTTAAATTGGCACGCAAATGAGATTTGGGAACAAGCTGATCTTTTACGGCGATGACTTTGCCATCATCGTCTTCAAGTGGGTCACTTTTGATGTCAAAATAATTGGGATCATATTCGCCCAATCTACCTCTCCAGGTTACACGGTATGTGTCTCTTTTGTTTTCATTTTCTTCTGAGAGACTTTTTTGAGTCTTTAACAGCAGTTCAAAAAACGGGCCAGATACACTAGTGTTTGCTCTCTGTGGTACAAGACGCAGGTTGAGTGCTTCAATCCATTCAGGTTTGATGTGCCTAGCACGCAATCCACCGACAAAAAACAAATGAGTTTCAACAGGTGCATCGCCTTCAGTTTCTAGGACCGCATACATTCTGTTGCGGCCTTCGTGCCCAATTACTCTTGCGGATTTATTATAACGACCTTTTTCCCATTCTATTGGTATGTCTAAGACCAGCCAAGGACTGGCCATTCCCTGCCCTTGATCTAGTTGCTGTTTGATATAATCCACACTCCCAGCATGTTCTCTTGACAAAGGGCTAGCCAATTTCAAAAATACACTGGGCTTCATCGCGACTCTCAAGCCAAGATAATCCACATTCTTATTGTCAGGCACTTCCCCAATGCCACTCACATTGTCGATTTTTACTTCATTTAGCAGGGCAAACAGCTCTATCAGAAGAGCTTCTTGAGCAGGCTTTTTCTCAAGTTTGCTCAATTTCTTGTAATAGTTAAGATCCTCACCCAAGTGATCCAAGGCTATTTCTCGCGCCACACTCCGCAACCGGGTGTGTTCCATCTCCACTTTGATGCCCTGTGCCAGCTGTTTCTCCACAGAGTCTGTTGACACTTTGTATTTTTTAGCCAGCTCAGCTACGCTACTGGTAGGCTTGTTCAATAGGTCATTCAGTTTCATTAGGATCTTCTTCAAGGTTGCGGATTTTTTTCACCGTTGTAGTAGGCTTTCCCCAAGGTTCCGGCCAGCGTTGCGTAAATTTCAGCCTCACATTGGCTGCAGGAATTGGCTTGTAGATGACCCATGCATCGTAATCGTGCTGAATATCCAATGCTGGATCAGGAGTTAGATCATTGGGATCTTGAACCTTGATTTCCCATATATCCATACTCTCGCCCTCATCTTGACTCCAATAGTAAGCCCAATCTTCAGCTTGTTCAAAAGTTTCAAACAGAAACACACCTGGTTGTCGCAATATATGATCATGTTCCTTTGTTTTGGGAACAAGTCCTCTCTGGCGTATGCTCAAACGGTTTCTTGTTCTTGTGACATGATAGAGTTTAGTGGGCAGTGGCTCATCTCCCTGCCCGAGCCACGGGGCAGCTTCTGAGACCTGGTCTTTGTTTAAATCTAGTAACATCACAGGATACCCAGTTGAACTGCGAGCTATTTCTTTGAAGTCATAAGACTTATACCATTTCTCAAGTTGTGATTGTCTTTTGGGATCATCTGAGACAGCAGTGAGAATGACAGCATGAGCCTGGTTGTCTATTGCATCCCCAATACCAGCCTCTAAAATCCAGCTACCTACTCCAGACCCTTGATGATCTTCCTCGACCCATATGTTTTTGAACACAGCTATTGTTTTGTATCTGCGTTGCAATTTTTCTGCAAGGTCGGCGGGTGCATTTTCACTTGCAAGATAATTGACCAATTGTGGGGTAGATGTATCAGTTATGTAGGCTTCGAGACCTCCATGTTCCTCTTGTTGATCAATGCTTATGCTTTCATTTGTCTTGCTCTTGCCCCAGTTTTTTGCACCCTTTTTCCTGCACTGCACTAATGCACCGCTGGCATAGGCACTGGGCCAAACTTTGTAGCGACTCTTGACTTTGTAGTAGCAGGCATCTTGTTTTTCACTGAGCATAGAGTAGTTAACCATTTGGCCTCCGCAATGTGGACAACTGGAGTTTTCTTTCAGCTCATGCTCTGTCAAAGCCAGTTGTATGTTTTTCACATCTTCTGTGCGTATGTGCACAAGATTGCTCATGCCCATGCTTCGACTGTTCCAATAGCCTTGGTTGTGGAGATGCATCATCATATAGTAGAGATATTCTGGCATCAGCTGTTCAGTAGCTGTGACTTTGATTCCAATATGATAGGGACTGAATTCTTTGGCTGGTGTGCCCACATTTGTTCTATCACTGCGTCGCACAAGCCAAAAGTCAGCATCAGGAAAATTAGTTTTGATAGTGCAGAGATCTCCCAATTTTGTAGAGCCAACACTTTCTTTTGTGGCTACGTTCCGGGCCTTGCCTTCACGTTCAGGATTGGGATCTTCTCTACGCTTGCGCCTAGCAGCAGTTGCACGTTTTTTCTTGCCCAGTGCCCAAGCCTTCCGCTGTGGCAGGCATTTGGGCTTGCCTTCGCCTTCACTGCCTCTAGCACAGTCGCCTCTGATCTTGCCATCTGTCCCAAATCGCACCCATTTTTGTTTGAACCAATCACGCAAGCTTTCATCCAAATATTGCGCTTCCCAATCCATGAAGTTTTCAGCAAATTTTTGGCACCGTTCTCGTATGTTTGTATCAGCAGTAACCATAATATTGAAAGTGCGTTGACTTTGGGATTGAGTTGTATCAGAGTAGCCGCAATAGACTTTTTTGACAGGACTCTTGTTGATTAGGTCAGTACAACTTTCACCATATCTTGGCATCTGCTCGCTGCATGGACTGCATGTGGTTACAATTATACAGCCATCAGGTATGCTTCCGTATTTTTTACGATAAGCCCTCATAGCCAATCGTTCAGCATGATACCATTTGTCATTGGCAAATGTGCTGAAACCTATTACAAGACGGTTGCGGGGATCCAACAACCCTGCGGCTACCCATCCGTATTTGTCAGGGTTTTTCTTTCGTCTGGTGTCAACTAGGTTACACAATGCAACTAAGATGCGATCCAGCTTTTTATAGTTGTGTATTTCTACGTTATTGTTTTCATTCAAGGGCTTGCTAGTTGTCTTTCCGCCCTTTTGTCGTTTGCGTCTAGCAGCACAGTGAGCACGTTGGCTGAACCCTTGAGGATTAGAGCAGTTGATACTCTTCTTATACTTTTTGGTCCATTTTTCCTCAACAACAGAGGGATTGCCATTCTCTATACCACTAGATTCCCACTTGCGGAAAAGAGGATGGTCAACACTTTTGGGACTGTAGACTTCCATGCTGCGATAGGCATAGTCGTTGCCACCCAAGTATTGCACATACCCTCTCAAAGCCCAAGCGCCCATGGCAGGTGCAGCACTGTGGTGAGTATAATGTTCGCTATCCGCAGCCACAACACTGCCATCTTTGTAGATCACAAATCTGGCACTGTGATACTTGTTGTTGCGTGCCAACCTTTTCAAATCTTGAATTGTGGGATTTTTGTGAACCATACGCTGGTCTTCATCAGTCCAAGCTTCTTCCAACTTCTTTCCCATTTGGACTAAACTGGTGCCTGTAAATGGGTTGTTTGATCCTCTGTTCTCCACATCGTAACCCAGCTTGTGATAAAAGCCTTCGCTTTCCCATTTGGCCTCTACGACGCTCTTGGTGGCCCCTTTGTTCTTTGCGATAGTCAAGGCTTGTAACATCAACGCTTTGCCAGCACCAGGTTTGTTGTCATAACTGCCCAACCATTTCACATGCGCCACTTGATTTTCAATCACCACATGTATTGCAGTTACACTGAACACGCCTAGATCTGGGGTATAGTTATAGAGGAAAATGCTATTTTTTCCCAAGTTGGGATTGTCAAGTGCTCGTAAGTTATTTTTAACCACATAAGCAACAGCCTCTAAGGCTTTGAAATCCTTGTCAAGTTTTTCATACTTTGGTCCCGCAGCATCATAGCTGGCGTCGTTAATCTCTTCTTGCTCATATGTGATTGCACCCAATAAGTCTTCTAGATCTGCGCGATCCAGTTGATTAGCTGATTCCTCAAGAGGTAAGTTCCAATAACCAGTTCCTTGATCTTGAAATCCCATCTTCTCATAAAATTTGTGGCTGTTCCAGATGGGTTTCACAACAGCGAGTAAGGCACCTTGTTTCTGGCTTTGTGCTAACCCCTGCTCCAAAAGTTGCCTACCAGTGCCATTCAAACTACCTAACCAAGTGATTTTTGCTGTCTTGTTGTCGAGCAGTATGTGCAATGCACTTTGGCAACCTTCAGTGTAGAGCCAAATGCTGTTGTTACCTAGTTGTGGATCGTTTTCAAAAAGCTTCTGTGATTCCAAAACGTGACTGATGGCACGCAAGGCTCGATAGGCTTTGCTTTGCGTTCCCAGTTGACTGCTTGCCGTCGTTAGCTGGCGAGAAATTTGTTCGTTGTAGGTTTGCATCAGTGTCCCACAAGAAGTGAGAACAGCTATAGTTGGTGATGTATGGGGTGTTGTAGAGCGAGAATCAAACACTATATCCTTGGCTGGATCTTTGTAGATAGAGGTTGTTATATATCCTGATTGCAGGATATTAGGCGCATTGTCTAGTATAGTGCTATGATAGAGTTCACTGGGATTATTTTTTGACTCTTCCGGCTTGTCATTCTTTGGGTCAGTGTCTTCCCACTGGCTGAACACACTGGGTTTTTGATTCTGTTGGTCCTCCTTGTTTTCCAAAATATCAACCAGCTTCATTTACAGGCTCCACATGTGTCATATAGCTGTCATCTGTATAAAAGTCCACAGCGTTCTCCACACTGTAGACTGTCATGTCTATTTGATACCCAGGATTACTGGTTATAGGATTTTTCACCCAAGCATTGTCATGCCAAATGATTCTATTGTTGGGATAAAGATAATAGTTTCCTTCATCCATTTTGAACAAATGCGCGCATTTGTGTTCAGGCGTTTCACTGAAATTGGTGTCAGTAAAAGCAGAGTTTTCCCAACCCCAGTCTAAAGTCATACAGTATTGTCCTTGACGACGTTCCCCAGTGTAAACCAACAACGTAGCCCTTAACCCCGCCATGCGTTGCCGGACCTGCACATCAATATAATGACTGAAACAGTCCCAATAAACATGTTCTGCAAGTGGTCTTACTGGTGCATCATTACGCCAACAAAAAGCAGTTATGGGTCGACGTGTCCAGTTCACTCCATTTTCCAAAAATGCTTCAAATAAAGGCGTGCGTTTCTCCATACTTGCGACACTGTGTACATCACAGGGAGTGAACTCGCCGTGGCCTTTGGTGTGATTGTAAAGGTATTGGTTACGTATTAGGCATGTTAAAACGGGGATATTATGATTCAAATATGGCATAGTATATTTATTGTCTGGACAGTGAGCACAATACAAAGGCAGTAAACATGAGAATTGGATTGCAACCCTCCAGAAATTTGTTGCATAATCAAAATTATGACCCAATTATTGATTTTTAGCGGCGCTGGTTTGAGTGCTGAAAGCGGCATCCCCACATTTAGAGAAGATAGCGAAGGTTTATGGAGCCGTTATGATCCATTGGTTTACAGTAATTACGCCACTTGGCGACAAAACTTTCAAATTGTAAATGAATTTCACAGCGACTTACGGGAAATGCTTCTGAAGTTTCAGCCAAACGCCGCCCACAAACAGGTGGCAGAATGGCAGAGAAAATACAGTGCAACAGTGATAACTCAAAATGCAGACCTCTTGCTAGAGGAGGCTGGTTGCATCCCTGTTGTGCATGTTCACGGACAGCTGGATGAAATGCAATGCGAAAACTGTGGCCATGTTTGGAATATTGGCTACACTCGATACAACATCTCCCTAGGTTGTCCCAATTGCCAAAGCCTGACTGATGTCAAGCCTGCGGTAGTGTTGTTTGGTGAACCAGCACCCAAATACCAATATCTCTACAACACACTGGACAGCCTTACAGACAAAAGCCTGTTCCTGTGTATTGGAACATCAGGCTCAGTTGTTCCTGTTGATAACTTCGCAAAAGTGTTGGATTGTCCTAGTGTAATCAACGTGTTAAATTTAAATCGGGACATTGACGGCTACTTGCCTCCGATAGTTCCTTCTCACTGGACTCACTGCCTATTAGGGCCTGTAACTCAACAACTGCACAAAATAGACAAGATCTTACAAGAGCATTTTGGTTTCTAAATAACACAAACGTTTCAAGATCTGGGAAACCAAATGAAAATTCAAGACCTTACGCAACCTTTGAATGAAAGTGTAAATCAAGCCATTCAATGGCACCAGGATAACAAAGTTCCGCTAGTTGATAACATATTCCGTATTCACAGCCCAGCTTGGTTTGAGTTTTTTTGTGAGATGCGACGTCGTGTTTCTTGTGGAGATATACTCTTGGAACACGCTCTTGACCAGGACATGATTGAGAGTGATTTAGGCACGTTTGGTGTGTATGAAGGCAGAATGGTTCCGTTGGATTGTATTTTTGAAACTCCAGAAAGTCTTGATGAGGCTGAGTATCAAGGAAAAGCTGTTGAGCTTAACAAGCCCAAGAGAGGCGGTCCTAAAAAGTATTACGTCTACGTCAAGAATCCCAAAACAGGCAGGGTCAAAAAAATTGCCTTTGGTGATGTGTCAGGTTTGAGTGTTAAAATCCGCGATCCCAAACGACGCAAAGCGTTTGCTTCTCGTCACAACTGTGAACAAAAAACAGACAAAATGAAGGCTGGATACTGGGCGTGTAGAGTTCCCCGCTATACTAAATCCTTGGGATTGAGTCCAATTAGTGCCAAATGGTGGTAATGAATCCCTACAGTGACAAGAAACAAATTCAAGGTTTGGAAAGAACATTCTTTCAATCTGTAGATTCTCATGAGCTAGTGTGGCATCGAGATCACTGTCACAGACTTATTACAGTGGTTGAGGGTAATGGTTGGCAACTTCAAATGGACAACTGCATGCCCTGCAATCTCAAGCCCGGCGATGTCGTGAGAATCCCCCGAGACACCTTCCATAGACTATTGAAGGGCTCAGGGGATTTGAAATTGTTGATAGTTGAAGATTAGGTACCAGTGGCCATTATACTTACTTACCTTGAACCAGTGGGCTGATAACAGAGTTTGGTGCCAACACTCGATAAACGCTTGACCTATTGATCTTAAGCCGCCTTGCGATCTCACTTGCACCAACCCCTTGGGATTTTAGTGACTGAATCTCAGCCAGCTGCCTGCGTGCTGTTGGCGCCCTGCCCTTGTAGCGCCGCTCTGCCTTTGCCTTGGCGATGCCCTCTCGCTGCCGCTCAAGCATCATTTGACGCTCAAACTCTGCTACTGCGCCTAAAACAGTCAGCATCAACTTGGATATTGCATTTCGTGTGTCTAATTCCATGCCGTTCATGCTCTGCACTATTAGGCCAATTTCTCGCTTTTCCAAATCTTCTACAATTTTGAGAAGATCTGATGTACTTCGAGCCAACCGGTCTACTCGTGTAACCATAAACACATCTTTTTCACGAATATATGACATCGCTGCGGTGAGCTGCGGTCTACTTCCAACAGCACTGGTTTGTTCTGCGAAGATTTTTTCACACCCAGCCTGTTGCAATGCTGCAATTTGAGATTCTAGACTTGCGGATTGTTCATGTGTGCTAGTCCTTGCATAACCTATAAGCATTACTTTTTCCTTATAATATAATTCAGCTATTGAGGTCAGGAGCTTCGCGTTCAAACTCCTTGATATTCCAAGCTTTCACCCCAAAATATTCCTGCAACAGCTTGAGCACAATATTGGAATCAAAGTCCTTACAAGAAAACACGTCTAGGTGAAGTGTCCAAGTGTGAGGTACAAAATGACATACAATAGCCGATGTAGTAATAAGTTGCACAGCACTGATACCAGCTTTAGTAACATCGTGGTCTGCGAACCAATGAATCTCTGGTCGACCAAATGCAATCATATCAATATCGTTAACCAGTTGGTCAACCCATTTGGTTACAGTCTCTTTGTCGTTGATGGCTTCATTGCACCCTGCTGCATCGACGACCAAATGTTTGCCCCAGCTTGGTAGGTTTTTCATCTCATATGTGCTCCTTGGTATAAAAGATGGTTTAAGTGGTTATTTATAGTGTTTGAGAATAGTCATATAATTCTCTAGCAGCTAAATTCTTTTCCTTGGCTTCGCACATGAGATCCATCCTATCCCAAAACTCAAGACAGTAGCTGTTCAACGCCTTGTTCCAAGGTCGCTTGCTGTGGGCACGCAGCTTGCTTCGTTTGATACCACTTGACTCGAGCAACGCAATGTCTGGCCTGGTTGTGTTGCTGTGGGAGGGAAGTACATCTTCGTGCGGCCAAGCCACATGAATTTCTGGACGTGCACCACGCCAACTTTCAATCACCTGGGTCAGCCTTGGGTCATCTGGACTGAGATACGTTCCTTGATGAATCCAGTAGTGGTTGATGTCGAGACAGATCTTCACCTTGTCTTTCAAGGGCAAGAGATGATCGAGACCGTAACTGTACTCATCATTCTCCACACTCAGCCATTGCTTTGTGTCACTGCTCAGCCGAGCAAAGCTGTGTTGAAAGTAATCAAGGAAATCGTCTCGACGGGCACCACCATGGATGTTGATCTCCTGTCGCTGATCACTTCCATCAAAGCCCATGAGCCGGAAAATCTCCGAGTGGTACTCGAGGTCTTCAATAGCACGCTCCACCACCTCGGGCTCATGACTCACAAGCATAGTGAACTGTCCAGGATGCGTGCTGAGTCGAATGTCGAAGTCACGTGCTAGTTTGCCTACCTCCCCAAATCCGCGCAGTGCTTCAATCATCACAGATTCTTGATAGGCAGAGCTCCAATTGGCGTGTGTGCGAGCAGGGAGAATCTCACTGCCAATTCGCATCATTCGGAGTTCTTGTGGCCAACTGCCTACAAGCTGAAACTGCCTCATAAGTACCTCAGTGTTGTAGCGCACAATGCCACACAGCTTGTCAATGGCTTGTGTACGTGTGAGCTTTTCCAGTGAGGTTACAGTTGTGCCTTTTGTGTTGTAGAGGCTGTGCCACTCTGCTGCGCTCTTCTTGTCTTTGAACTCTGTTTCAGATACAAATTTACAGCAAAAACCAATTCGCTTGTCAGTCACCAGAGTCTCCTGTGTTACACACTTTTTTAACATAGTTTGCTGTTGCGTCAAAACTTATTGCCAGGTCAACCGAAACTCAGTTACTGCCTCTTGGCTATAAAATAGAACATAGAGTGGGAAGCGTTTCAGTAGGTCCGGATAGCTTCCCGCGTCCTCTTTGATGTCTTCAATTACCTTGCTGTTCATGTGTATCAAGCTGAAGCCACTGTCTCGCCAACTGTTGGTCCAACCACCGGGCTCACCAGCTGAGAACACTACCCTGAACCACGTGTAGGCATTGGCGGGCACTTCTTTGCCCCAGCTTTCTAGGCACCACCTGTAGATGGGCAGCACTTTTTCAAACTCATGCACCTTCTCCACAAAGATGTCTTGCCAGCGAATCTCGTTTATAGCCATGTGAGTTGAAACCTAGTCATGTCGCTTTTGTTGGCGAACCAAAACACCCAGTCGCCATTGTCGTGGAGATCATCGTAAATGAAACACCAATCTCCTTCAAAGTAGTCCAACCAGCCCCACATTGCCTCCTGGATGATGTTGCCTGCTCTTTCTTCACAGAGCTCTTTTTCACACCAGGCCTGCATTTCTTGCAATTTGGCGCTGTTGAGGATATCCTGTTCAATACTCACACAGTAAGCAAACACATATTGCAAGAGGTCTTTGCGCTCGTAGCCATCAATACTTCTTTGGATTTTCATGCTACCCCCATACCAATGAGAATTTCACAGCATCATCTTCCGTGAGAAACCAAAACACATCACCGGTCCAAGTGTATCTGTCAGCGCCAATCACAGTGTTGCACCATTGATGTATCTCCTGCCACTTGCCAAAATGTTCTTTTGACGTGTAGACAAAAGGATACTCGGCGTCCTGAAGATCTTTGCCGTACACAATTCTGTCTTTAGGAAGCCGAGTCCATTTTGTTATATCAAACATGGGCGTCTCTGCTGAAAGATAGGGCCATATGGTAACTCGAATATCAATGTCAACTAGGAAAACCAATGTTTTTTTCCATGTTAGCCCCACACAAGTGAGAATTTTACTGCATCATCTTCTGTGAGGAACCAAAACACATCACCAGTCCAGGTGTAGTTGTCTTGTCCCAAAACATTTTGGCACCATGCGTGAATCTCACTCCATTTATTACTCTGTGAATTTTGAACCAGAACATACGGATAACCAGCAGCCAATAGATTATTGCTAGAGACTCTTTGGTTCGGAGGCAGTTTCCGCCACTTGCTGATGTCTGTCCCAATTGGTGCAAACCAGTCCCTCACAGAAACCAATGTGGCACCACGCGGCTGGTGTCCTGCACAATCTCTCGGGCACTGTCTCGAATGATGAGCCCAGCTGGCTTGTCTCCCACCACCCAACTGCCAATCACAGCATGATGGCCATCTTGCTGGAACAGTCGCGCCCGCTGTTGGTAGATCCGGTGCCCGTGATACTTGCCCGCAGTGCTCGCTACCTCGCGTCCATTGCTCACAATACTGATGTTGGCACCCTCACGGCTGAGCATGGGCTTAGCCACGTAGTCGCTGCCACCAGCTTCTGTTGAGGTCCAGTAGGCAGGCAGAATGTTGGGGTGATCCGGGAACATCTCGTGGAGCACAGGCAGAATGCCTTTGTTGCTCAGTATGCACTTCCAGATGGGTTCAATGATGCCGCTGACATCATTCCTTGTGTGCTGGCCAAACTCATCCGAGAACATCCACTCCCACGGATACAGCTTGAACCAATACTTGATGGGGCGATCTTCCAGGTCCACAAACTGATTGTTGAGCCAGCCAATGTCGCCTAGGTTGATGAAGCGTGCATCAAGGCCAGCCTGTGTGGCCAGGTCCTGAAGATACACACAAGTCTGCCGCTCTTCCTCATTGTCCCCAAAGCCAGCAAAGTAAAAGGGCTCACCCGGTGGCATGAGCACGCGAATCTCAGTAAATCGCTCCACGAGGCGCTCATGTAGGCTGTTGAACTGATCTGCGCCACGGCGCTCGTCCTGTAGCCAAAACCACTGCATCATAGCCGACTCAATCACCATAGTGGGCGTGTCAGCGTTGTATTCCAGCATCTTGGGCGGACCCTTGCCGTCATAGGCGAAGTCAAATCGCCCATAGAGTGATGGGTCGTTCCGTGCCCAACTCCACTGGATGTAGTCGTGATAGTCAGCTGGGATGCCCATGCGCGTCATCAGCTCACGGTCATTGAACACTCGGTCCACAGCATCGAGGCAGCGAGCATGCACCTCTTCGGTAGCAGCTTCCAGCTCATCAATCTCGGCACTGGTGAACTCGTAGGCCACAGTCTCGTCCCAGTAGGTGCCATCTCCACCAGTGCTGGGGTTGCCACTTGTGTGAAACGTGAAGCCCACTTCCTCGGCACGCTCGCGCCAGTTGGGACGGGCCTGCATTGTGTGACGTCGCATATGATGTCTCCTTCTGAGCCTTACTGTAGCAGAATTTTTGGGTTTGTCAACCGCCGCCCGAGCTGCCCATACCAGCACCACTACCACCAAATCCACCGCGGCTAGCACTGCTGGTGCTCACAGCACTTGAGCCACTAGAGGGGACACTCGCGCGGCTTACAGAGGTGGGCATAGTCCGGGCCACTGTGCCTGCACTGCTTGCAGCCGGAGCACCTGGAGAGGCGGGCTTTACATTCCATCCAGCGCGGGCTGCGCCCTGGTTCATGCCACTGCCCAAGCGCCCGCTGTCATAACTCGAGCCGCCTCCGTAGTAGTTTCCTACCATAACTGGTGTAGTGGCCCCACCGCCGCCGTGGTAACCACCAGCCATCACTCGACGATCTTCGCGCTCTCGGGCATTTGTAGGGCTGTTGTAGCCTTGAAAGTAAACCGGCCGAGTATCTGCTGTCATGCGTCCTGCCATGAAGCCAACCATGGCTGGTAGCCAAATGTTGCCCGAATTTCCCGGTCCAGTTACCGACGTGCAACGCTCGTGTCCACGAGCAATACAGCTTTGCTCGTCATTGTATTTCGGCGCTGTAGACACATGATCGCTCATGGCCTTGTACCAGCGATCATCACAATTTGTGCCTCCCATGCTCTTGCATTGGTCAGCACTCTCGTAGATGGGATCACCATCCTTGGGCTTGTCATCACAAGCTGTGAGGCTGATGGCGCTTACTGAGCCCAACAGCACTAGAGCAATTTTTTGACTGTGTCGCATGTGTGTCTCCTGCGAGGACTATAGCAGGTTTAAGGAAAGTGTCAAGCTTAGTAGGTGAAGCAGGCTGCCTGTAGGATACCAACAGCCAGGCTGCTGGTACCCAACATGATTGCATCAGCCATGCAGCGGTCAACTGCAATACTGCGCTGTAGGTTGCCAAACACCCAGTTCATGATCTCCCACATTAGGAGTTGCATAGCCAGTGCCACAGCACACCAAATGACCTTGTCAAGCCAACCAGTGCTGTAGATGATCACAGAGGCCATAGCTACTGTCATGCCCAGCAGGGTGCCAGCAAAACTCAGTGCTGCGGCTGTGTTCCCTTCTCGGATGAGTTGGATCTCATCATAGGGCGTGATCCGGATGTAGATGTAGAGGCTGATGACAATCATCACAAGGCTGCTGCCAAAATACAGCAGGAAGTTGGGCAGGGTAGCTAGTAGCATCTCTGGGTTTCCTTTTTCAGAAAAATGTCAAAATAACCTGGGCAGCCACGCCAGGGTCCACGATCACCACACTGTCTCTATTGTTGAGCCAGCCGTTGGGACTGCGAGCATGGCAGTAATACCACCGACTGCCTTGATTGTGGGGTCCATGGCTGCGTCCCAGGGTACTCTTGCATAGCACCATAATGGGCTTGAGCTCAGCACGCCTTTCCTTGGCATTTGTTGCAGTGCTGAAAAATATCCAGCCTGGGCTCTTGGGCAGTTTCTCATACTTCATTAGATCTTCTCGCCTGGGGCCCAGCCACGCCAACGCTCAAAGCGAGGAAAGCGCAGGCTATACGTGTCACCGTTCTCACTCTTGGAGATGAGATCTGCTCGTATCTCACCAATACGCCCAACTGCCTTTTTCCGGTGCTTCCAGATCACATCACGATCCTCGTCGCTCCAGCCGCTGCCTACACTAACCGAGATCACTCGTCCTTGATCCTCGCCACCAAACTCCACAGCACCCATGGTGTGTTCATACTTGGTGCCAGGTTTACCTGGAACAACAGCAGTTACCTCAAGGTCTACAAAAATAAATGGTTTTGTCTTCAACCAATTTGAGCTTCGCTTGCACTTGTAAGGAGCCCCGGGATCCTTCACCATGATTCCTTCTACGCCACTGTCAAGTGCCTCGCGGTTGAACTCGCTGAGGCGAGCCTGCCCCTCCTCTGTGTCTAGGTCAATTTCCACCTTGGGCACAACACTGACCTGGTCCTTGGTAGCAGACTTCAGGAGCGGTTCCAGCTCACACAGTGCGAGGTGACGATCACGCTGCGAGACCTTGTATTCGCCCTTGAGAAATGCACTCAAGGGCACAATGTCAAACAGTGCAAGATGTGCATCAGAAGTGTCAACGTTCTTCTTGCGCTTGAACTGCTTCATCATAGCCTGAAAGCTGGCAGACACAACCTCCCCATCCAGCACAACGCTTTCAGTTAGTTGGGGCAAGAGTGTAGCCAGCGCCTCAGTTAGTTGAGGGAAGTTATTGTTGATGTGGCCATTCCGGCTGTATTGGATTACTTCGCCAGTAGCCTTGTTCAACACAGTGAGCAACCTTGCTCCATCCAGCTTGAAGTCGCACAGCTTCTTGCCCCGCATGTCATTGGGGTGATCGTCACTGTCCTTGGCCAGCTGGCAAGTGAACACTGGCACAGTGTAAGCTTTGGCGTCTTTGCCGAGCTTGCCTAGCACCTTGTTGATGGTGGTCTCACTCAGGCCGCACTTGAAGTCCTTGAGTAGCACGCGCCTATACCAATTGTTCCACTCGTGCGTGTTGCAGCTTTCAGCAGCTTCCAACACAGCGTCACGAGCATCATGCCCGGTAAGCTTGCGATTCTTCAGTGCATCTGCGAGAGTTTTGAAGTGTGCAAACGTGTAGCTGCCCGCAGCTGGTCCCTGCTCAGTATCATCAATAAGCGGAACCTTCTTGATGCCAAAGGTCACGAGCGCATCAAACGCCAGCATTGCACCTTTAAAAAAGTCTGTGATGCCCAGCTTCCAAGCCTGCTCAACAATCGCTTCCTTGTCCAGCCGACTGTTGGTGGCTTCTAGTGCAACAATTACGTCAGCTGCGGTTTGCATACGCTCTCTTCCCTCTTTGTCAGCACACTATACAGCAGTGTGTGCGGGAGTCAACACCAAATTGTGACTCCCGCACAAAATTTAGGCTGCTAGGCGCAGGTAGCCATATTTGCGAAGCAGTGTTTCCAGCGGCTGCTCATTTACCACCAGTCGACCCTTTTCGTTCACTGTCACTGAGCCCACACCGCGGAGGTTGTTTTCATCTTCGCCATACACAACTCGATCACCAATGTTGGCCACAAAGCCCCGACGAGGTTCAGCAGAATAAATTACCATTTGAGTCTCTCCTTTGTGTGTTTGTAGTGTATCTGTATATAGCGCGTAGTTTTTGTGCTGTCAACACCCTGCCAGTCAAAAACGTTTCAAAGAGTTATCAATTTTTGTTCAGTTTCCGATCACACTCCTTATATACACGAAGTGCCTCAGCATATAGACCTGGATCAGCATCCGCCAGCACCTCTAGGAGAGCACGCTTCTCTCGAAGCCATACTACAGCGAAACCTGGGTCATTGTCAACAATACTCTCAGCATTATCAATAAGATCTGCAAGCTTGATGTTCCGAGCCTCTGTGCTAGCTAGCTTGGTGTGCTCCAGGTCTAGAGCTTTGCGTGCTCGCCGGTTCCCATCTTCAGGCCGACTAACATCAGTTAGCATCTCCACGAGGTGATACACATTGTTACCAAACAGGTCACGAATCAGTTCAAGGTCCACATTGGTGTCCTCAACTGCGTCGTGAAGCCAGGCGGCAGCACGCATCTCATCCGAGACAGGGGCCTGGCTGAACTTGTCCAAGGTAGCCACCACACGCTCGCAGTGTGTCCAGTAAGGTGCATCTGAATACTTGCGTCGCTGTCCCACAGCAGAGTGAGCAGCAATTGAGAAGATCTTTGCACTGTGAACTAGATCACTCATAGCCAAACCTTTCGTAATATCCGGCGCCTGTTTGACGCCAAAGTTGATCCACATATGCTTCAAGGGCTTCAACACTAGCGCAATGCGCGTCATTGAGCACAATGACCCGAATCAACGCTGCACAATCGCTGGTGTATAGATGCACTTCCGGCTCATAAGTGAGTTGCGCACCCGGATAGCCAGGCACATTCTTCCAGTTGTACTGGATCACATCGATGAAATAACGAATGCCCTTTTCATCTGACACACGCTTTTGATACCCGTATTGGTTGAACTCTGGATCAAGTCGGGAAGGAAGAGGATTAGGAAACCTCTTGTAGCCACTCTCAACCAAAGCTTCCTGAGTCAGCATATGTGCCTCCTGTTATGGAGCTCATAATAGCTGACTCAGGAAAAATGTCAACAGGAGATTTAGCTTGTGGCTCGCTGCACCACTGAAGCGATGTAGTCGCACATACCCTCTGTGATTGTGGGACTGCAACCCAGGAAAAACACGCGGTCGAGCACCAAGTTGGCATTGGAATAATCTCGATAGTCACCGAGATGGCGATACCCAGGATGCACTAGGATATTGCCAGCAAAATAATTTCTGGTTTGAATCCTATTTCCCTCTAGGAAGCTCACAAGGTGCTCTTTCTGTTCTTTGCTTTCACAAATCACAGGCACACCGAACCAACTGGTCTCGGCTTCTCTTCGCTCATTCACCACACGCACCCCCGGCACAGTTTCTAAAATATCTTGGATGCGAGTTTTGTTGATACGGCGAAGAGCGTGTATCTTTTCCCATTTTTTCAGCTGAACTAAGCCAACTCCACCTTGCATGTCTAGTGGCTTGAGATTATAGCCCATGTTGCTGAACAAATATTTGTGGTCCATGACCGTGTCATACTCTTGGATCCACTTTTTGAACCTCTCGCCACACATGCCACACTGAATGAGATTTTGTGCCCCCACACAATGGCAGTCGCGACCCCACCAGCTGATGCTCCGTGCCAGGGTGACGATCTCTTTACTCTTGCTGCTCACCATACCGCCTTCCATGGTGCAGAGATGGTGTGCTGGATAAAAGCTACAAGATGCTGCCACACTGAAGTCGGTGAGATACTGTCCTCGCCACTTGCTGCCTAGGCTGTCACAGTTGTCTGAGATGAGCTGGAGCTTGTGCCGGGCTGCAATCTCTTGAATCCTATCAAAGTCATAGGGATTGCCCAACACGGGACTGCTGAACACCGCAACCGTTTTTGATGTGATTTTTGACTCCAGTTGTGTCAAATCCCAGTTGAGATCAGAGAAGTCAATGTCCACAAAAACTGGCTTGAGATTGTTTTGTACAATGGGAGCAATAGTAGTGGGGAAGCCACACACACAAACCAAAATCTCGCTGTCGTCACTCCACCCAAAACTCTTTTTCAGTGCTGCAATCATTGCGAGATTGGCCGAGCTCCCGCTGTTTACCATCACATTATGGGGTAGATTGAACTTTTCGCCAAAACCCTTTTCAAAGCGAGCAACCTTTTCACCACTGCTCAACCATTTGCCCTTCAATATGCTGTGCATCATTTCGGCAATTTCATCTTGATCCCAGTAGGGACCAGAATAATAAACAGTGGATTTACCAGGTTCAAAATCACCTGAGTTGGCCATGTAAGGAAACAAATTGGGTTCTTCATTACCAACTTGGTTAAGAAAATCTTGTATGTGGGCGCGAATGCTCATGAAAAACTCAAGGCCTTTTTGTTAAGAGTGTGTGGAAATGCTGCGGATAAGATCAGTTAAGCCTTGTGTCAAACACACTTGAGGCGCAAACCCCAAACTTTGAAGCAGGGTCGTATCAAGCCAAAAATCTCGACTTTGTATTTTTTGATGAAATTCAGGTGTTGGTATGCCATTGATCTGAGATCTACTATTTGTTAGATGGGCAGATATGTCAATCACATCACGCAATAGCGTGGCATGCCCTGAGCCAATGTTGTAGATAGTGTTGAGCTCACCTTTTTCAAGCACCAAGCTGATGGCTCTTACTGCGTCGTCAATATAGAGTAAGTCTCTGTAAACCATACCATTCTCATACAAGTCAATGGGTTTGTTATGATACAATTGTGAGACCATGTGTTGGATAGCGTTTTTCTTTGTGCTTGCTCCAGCGTCTCCTGGCCCATAAATGTTAGACAAACGCAGGATACGATACTTGACGCCAAAGGTGTTGCACCAGCTCATCAAGAGCTGCTCTGCTGTTCTCTTGGTAATGCTGTAAAATCCCCGAGGATCACAATGCGCAGTTTCAGGAACAGGTAATTGTGTATGACTTCCATACACAAACCAAGATGACACAAAATTGAAAACAACATCTGGTTGATTGCAGTGTTGTAGGGTCTCCATCAATACATTTAAATTTGTATTGATGTCCTTGTGCAGGTCACTGAATACATTATAATTGTCAGTTGTAGAGATGAGATACAGTATGTTGTTTGTGGGAGGAGTTCGGGAATTTCGAGGAACACCTATGCATTTGTGTTGGGTTTTTTGAACAAATGCACTGCCCACAAATCCTGTGGCCCCAAAAACTGAAATTGCTGTTTCCATGCATTATATTTGTGCACAGAAACAGCAATGTCAATTTGTCATTGAGTTTTTCGTACCCAACTGGGTGGAGGCTTGCAGAAGCCAGGCTCGCTACCTGGGAAGGCGACTCGAGTCTGATAACTGTTTCTTTCCTTGAGACGGATACCCATTTTTTGAAGGTTGTCAGCACTGTCATAAAAGATGGTTTGAACAACCTGCGGTTGATTGCTGTTTCGTTCAAATCTCACATGAGTGGTATTGAAGGACGTTTCTTGACCAAATCCAGTACCAACACTGCCTATACTCATTGAACTAGCAGCTATTGACCCAGAGGCTCGCAGCACACTCTTGCCAAGTTGATGAATGTCAACGGCTCCATAAAATGGAAAGGGTTGCCCAGTGTAGCTGGGCTCTTTTTGGAGAAACCAAGCTACACCAATCACCCCAACATTGCTGGTGTCTGAACCAGATTCTGCTGCATAACTATGCTTCTTGCTGCCAAATACAAACTCAGCTGCCTGTTCCCTATTCAACATCCAGCCAGGAACGCTTGTGGTTCCCTGTGCTGGAATCAAAAACCCATTGCTTTCATAACTGGCGGGCTTGCCATCAATTACGCAGATGCCGTCAACAGACACTACAGCCATCACTGGGCTTAAGGTGTGGTTTTGAAGTTCAATAACATAGTTACTGCCCGCTCGACCCTCAATCCAGGTTTGGCCACGATGAGGGTATTCATCAGCTGGAGAGCGACCTTTGGGCCGAATAATAAAATCCAACCCATAGCCGTTACGCATTTTTGTTGCCCATTACCGTGTTGCGATCAACTGCGCTATACATAGTCTCGCTTGCATAGAGATCAGCGGTAGATACTCCAGCACTTTTGGCCATGCGAACACGAGTAGTGGTCTTGCTTAGCACATCCATGGTGTCTGCCATGCTGTTGGTTGAGTAGGTTACTGTGTTACTTTGTTGCATACCAAATGTGTGACCCATTGCAAATGCATCTACATTGGCACCAAGGAAGGTGAAAGTCCAGTCAGAGGCTTCACTCAGCTTGACCATTTCCTTGATTTGAGCTGTGTTGTAGCTGCGGCTTGAGTTTTCCTCGCCGTCAGTTACAATCACAACCAGCACACCTGGCCGTTCGGCCTGAGGCACTGAGTTAAGAACCTTGTTGATCTTTTCCAAAGTGTGCCCAATAGCATCCATTAGGTTGGTGCCACCACCAGGCTGATAGTCAGCTGATGTAAGTGCCTTAACAGACTTCACATGTTGATTTTCAAACAATGTAGTGATTTGTGGGGCGTCAAATTTAACAATAGTGAGATAGGCATCACCAGCGCCTTCGGCAGTCTTTTGTCCTTCAACAAACTCATTCAATCCAGAAATTGTAGCATCGCGCACACGGCCCATGCTTCCACTTTCATCAAGAACCACTGCAATAAGAGTTCCATTGCGACCAGCTGCGGCTGGTGTCCAATTCACTAGTGATTGTGCAGGAAAAGGATTTGCCCAGACTGGGTTATTATTTTGTTGCATTACTTGCCTTCTTTCACGTCCAGGTCTAAACTGCCTGGAGATACAAACATGCTGAACACTGTATCCAGCATGTTTATTTAACGGTGATAATTTTAAGGGTGCAAGTTTTTAGGCGGTAGTTTTTTGACTGATCTGGTAACCAAAATTGTCTAGGATACTCAATAAGTCTTTTACAGCCTCTATGTTTTGTTCTCTAGCTGTAGAGGGCAATTGTTCCCAAGGTTGTATAAGTGGGTGTGTTTTCTGGGCTGTGCTCATTTTGATACCAAATTTCCATCCCTTGTCAACTGCTTCTTTCATCCAGCGAGTGTGCTGGTGTTTTGCCCAAAGATTTAAGATTTCGTCAATAGCAGTGTCTTGTATGCGTGTAGCTCCAGGAGAGGCTGTAACAGTATTTTGGCTACTGTCAATGAGGAAGTCGCCTTTGGGGAAAGTTTTGTTCCATTCTTGAACCAGGAAGTACAATTCACTATCAGTTATGTCGCGAACCAAAGGAATTGTATAACAAAATTTGCCTGAACGGGTTTTTTTGGCATAAAAATTACTTTCTCGTGTGATATCGTGACTGTATAAAGTGGTCTTTCCAATAAGACCACTAGGTAGTTGTGTTTCAACACAGGTAAACCACTGCAATACAACAGATTTAGACAGTTTTTGTGGCACAATCAACGATATATAATTACTCATGCAGCTATTTATTCAAATTGGTTTGAGGTCACAAATAGCATGCATCCATACACAACTGAACTCCTGCAATTTTGTCACTACCCAACATCAAACTGTTGCGTAGAGTCATCACGCATATGCTTTGTTTTTCAACCATAAGTCGGTTATAGAGATCTACAAATTTACCGTGCAAATTGTTGTCACCCCCATTCCATACAAACTGGTCTTGATTCACCAACATTGTGATAGGTTCCTGGTCAATATTGAACACATAATGCCTACCTGTGGCATCAATAAGATGCAGGCACCAACAAATAACAGGCTCCACTACTGGTTCTTCAAGAGCTTCTTCCAGAGCGACGGTTGTATCCATATAATTTACTCCTTGAGGTTTTTGGTTATTTAGAGTGTGATTTTTTTGGTTTCAATCTTTTTGATTATTTTGTCCACAGACTCGTCATCCGCTGTGAGCAGCTCAAAATCATAATATTGTGGTGGCTCAAGCTCAGCTTCATCACCGCTGCGCATCCACACCAACACATCAGGATTGATGACTTGCCGTTGATCGTCAAGAGGACATGCATGATCTAAAATCACACAACTGCTTCGATCGTTACGTGCCATAGTTAGCATGCGATAGCTTTGTCTCATTCTGCCATCAATGCTAAAATCAATGTCTTTGTCACGCACTCTCACGTCCCAACTGCGCATCAAAGCACTGCTTGGCAATTTCTCATGCAGCTTTCGAGACATCTCTGCACGATTGCTGCCAGGTGCACCCATCACCAACACTCTAAACTTGCGATCAGTACACAGACGATAATACTGCACCATACCCTGATCAAGGCTGTGAAATACCCACGGCCTGAAAAACACACCTTGGCTGGGTTCCAACAAAATGTTGGTGTGCAAATTCCACTCAAACAAATTCATGTAGTTGAAGTTGTAGCCGTCAAGTGCTGTTTCTGCATCAACTTCGCCAGAGGAGTTAATATGATGATAGAGGTTGAGAGTTGTTCTCTCCAGTGCACAGACAAAGGCCCACTCATTGGGTGAGTCAAACTCTTCAAAATGAATCACGTTGTTCAAGGGACGGCGAAACACTCCGCTGCGCTTGTGATCAATAACCACACGCTCGCCCAATACCTTGCTCATTACCGGCTCAAGTCGATCCAGCACCATGTTGAAGTTTTCCAACTCCATTCCATAACTGTTGGGCGTGAATCTCAGCCCCTGCACCACTTGTGCGGCTCGTTGTGCATCCTGTGGATTTAAAAAATTGTCAGCATGGATCAATTTCACCATGCCTCTCACCATTGGTGTGCTAGTCATTCAAAAGTCTCCAAATCTCACTGGCTGTATCTAGGAACAAGGCACTCAAAATATGTGAGGGGTCAGCTACCACCAGTGGAGCGCCTTCATCTCCTTGCCATCGCAACTCAGCATTCAAGGGCAAACTGCACAAAATTTTGGTATCAAATTCTTGGCACAACGTGGCTGCACCAGAGTGACCAAAAACATGATTAGTATGTCCGCAATTCTCACAAACATGTGTGCTCATGTTTTCCACGACGCCCAACAACCGTAATCCTCTGTTTTGATACATTTGCATGCCTCGTCTTGTATCAGCAACAGCCACCCGTTGCGGGGTTGTCACAGTCACTACTCCTGCAGAGGGTAATTTGTCACAAATGCTGGTGTGAACATCTCCAGTGCCTGGAGGCATGTCCACTACTAAACAGTCTAGTTCTCCCCAATCAGTGTGGCACAACAAATTGATTACACCCATACTCATCATTGGACCTCGCCAACTAACAGCTTGACTTTCACTTATTCTCGTGGCCAACGTGGTTATTTTTACACCATATTGAACAAAAGGCAAGCTCAGCTGGGGGTCAGTGCTGACTTTTACACTGGTGTTTTCTGGTAATGCCCACATCACTGCTTGACTGGGACCAGAAATATCAGCATCCAATAGTCCTATACGCAAGCCTTGATGAGCTAAGCTGGCTGCCAAGTTTGCAGCTACAGTGCTTTTGCCTACACCGCCTTTGCCACTGCTGACCAGCAAATGGTGCTTCACACCTGTCAATCCACTTGACCCTGTCATCAGTTTTTAAACACTTCAAAATTTACAATTTGTGCGATTTCGTCAATTTGTTTGTTGCTGAACCGCATTATGCCATCATTCATCCGGTCCGCAAATTCACAATCTGTGCCAGTAAGTCTGATAGGGCTATATACTGGCTTTTGCCCATTACGGTAGATTTTGAAATGGTTGGGATAGCTGACATTGATTTCATCTGTACTGCCCATCATCACCAAACCAGGCTTCGCCATAGAGCGCGCCATGTGTTGCCCTACGCTGTCGCACCCAACAAAATAGTCACACTCTGCTATAAAACTCAAATACATTCTGAGATCTGGATTCATGGTGTCAAGATCAATACTGGTTTTGTCTCCAGGGTGCTTAAGCTCACGCAAGCCAAAATACACTACCAAAATGTCTTTGTTGAATTTTTGAACCAGGCTGAGATAGTCATCAGGATCCATGCTGCGATGGCTGCTGTCATAGGGTTTTCCATTCATCATGCCAATGCCGCTGCCGTAGGGTTGGATTACAACAAGTCGACGTTTGTTGGTTTCGGCTAGCTTTTCCTTGATAAGTCGTCTCACAGTGTCTCTTTCCAGATTGCTGATGTAGAGATGTGGATGTTCCAAATCACAGTGATCATCAGTTTTGTTGATTTCCTCATCAAAGGCCTCAGCTAAGCTCAAACGCTGATTGTAGTAGCCGTGAATATAATAAGGCTCTGGACACACCACACGATTGTTTCGGATGAACAAGTCAAACGCACCTTTTTGGCTAATACTAAAACTGCGATTTTGCAGTAATGGGTGGCTCCAGAACAGCAACTCCCAGCCATGTATCAGCACCTTGAAGTCGTCTGTTGGGTTCAATCGTGCATATTTCTCCAGTGCTGGTATGGCTGCAATCACACGGCCGGCGCCACCGTTAATGATGAATGTCGTGTTCATTGAGGATCCTTTTGTTGGGTTTGGTGAGCAATCGCCACCAGCTGTTTTTGTGAACTCTTGGTGTGGTAACGTGGGAAGGGATGAGCCCTTGTGCTTGTGTTTCAAATCCTGTTTTCTCCAAAACTGTAGTGGTGGGAACCCCATCATCATAAAAACTTGTTTGATTGGGAATGGCTTTAGTGATGTTTTCCACCACAAAAATTGTTCCCCCTGGCTGCAAAAGGTGCCACAGAAGGGGAATTTCCTGCTCTATATAAGGACTATGTTGCAAAACCCAAACACACATCACATGAGTGAAAGTTCCTGATTTCAACAAGCCAGGCGCATCACTCAATGCCACAGAAGAGAAGTTTTTGTGATTCACATAATCATTTGCCAATTCCAGCATCTCTGGTTGCAGATCCACACCCACTACACTACAGCTATGCGCTTGAATCAATGCCTGGCTTAATCGACCCACACCACACCCCCAATCCAGCACTCTACTGTTTTCATCAACAGGGGAGAATGTGGTCAACATATTGAGTGCCCATTGGGTTTCTTTTTCCCATCTGCCAGCAGTGGTGCCACCTTCAGGAGTTAAGATCAAGCTTTGTGCATGTTCAAAACTTTCGGGTTTGAAAAAATCAGGATTGTAGCTCATGGTACTTTCGCAATTCCCAGGTGGTGTCTAAGTCTTTGGCCCATTTTGCCAAGTTTTGATAGCTGCTGAGAGGCACTTGCGGCCAAACTTCTGTCGCATGCAACCTTTGTGTTTTGTCTGCCATTCTTTCAACAGTGACCAAGAGCCCGCACTCACTGGGACGCATGCTGTCGTCCAACAGCCCTTGTAGCCAAAGGCATTGAAACCGAGTGCAGAATTCAGGTTTAGTGATGTAAATGGTGCAACCTGTGGTGTGCAAAAATCTGCAGGGGGTGCCGCGAGTTTGAATGTTTCCATAGGCATTGCCATAGAGATGGCCTTCACAACAGGCAGTGCAACTCCCGCAACTTCTATTGGGCATAATTTTGCCACCACTGTTTCCAGTCTAAGAATGGATCCATTTGCGCATCAAATTGCATGTGCAGAGCCAAGCTGGGAATAGGATTGAATCTAATGGCTGGTCCGTTCCGCCAAATATTCCAGATAGTGTTGTCTTCTGTGTAGCGAAACTCATTTTCCTTGCCCTTGCGCAAATACATGCCGCTGTAGTTCAAACTCAAGGCCTCAAACAAACCCCAATTTTGTTCTATCAAGCTTGGCACAGTCAACATCACAAAAGTTGTGTAGATGCCGCTTCTCCAGTGGCGAGCTGTGCCATGCACTAGCCAACAGGGTGGGGTAGGTGGATCATAGCATTCAGGCGCGTCGAATGGATATAATACTATCTGATCATTGTTCAATTTTTGTTTGAAGAGGAAATAGCTGTCCACCATCTCTTGTAGAGAGGATGGCGCATGTAAGTAGTCATCTTCCACACAATACACTAAGTCACTACTGCTGTTTTTGGCACGCAAAAACACCTCATGTCCTGAGTTTTGATAGCCTTGCGTTTCCAATTGAACCAGTTCAAAATTTGGTAAGAGAGATCCCTTTTCCTTAAGAAATTCCACTAACGCCGGGCTGCTGCTGTCGTCCAACACAGTGAGTTTTACGTGAAACCAAGTGCAGTGTAGGATGGCAGCCACAAGGCTGTTGAAACAGCCCTTTACCAAGTCAATTTTTTCCATGTCACAATAGCGCACCCGCCAATCATTGTGTACATTGGCTCGATCACAAGTGCGCAAAATCACATGCAACTCAAGAGGATTGGTATTTTGAATACTCATGCTCAATATCTCCAAACTTCCATATTGGAGTATTGGCTTAAGATATCTGGAGGCAAAATAGTTTCTCTAGGCCGCCATTCTACTCTGCTGTGTATTTTATGTAATTGCATACCAATCTCTGCATCATACTCGTCCCAACTGGCCTCTACCGCGTCAAAATCATGAGGGTAGTAGGGTTCTCCGATGAAATTATACACTGCCTGGAGCACGCCTTGGGGATTTCGACACAACTGTTCGTATTCGATCAACATCAACATATGTTTTTCTGCACTAGTAATAGCTTGTTTCACTCCAGTATAGGCAAATTCCACTATGCCATTCTTCTCCATCAACAAGTTCATCCGATCATACACACTGTCGCCAATCCCACCAAAAATGGTGTTTTTGTCAAAAGGGTGTCGTCGATGTGCAGTTTCAAAACTGTCCAAAACCCATTTGAGGTCACGCACACAAACCAACACTCGTGAGCTGGGATAAACCTCCTGGATTTGTGGCAAGAGTCGGGTCCAGGCTCGGTTGGTGTTCCAACAAATACTTTTGTCTACATCTTGGTAGTAGCCGTCAAACAATGCTCGCACAAGATTTTTTCTGCGACTCACTGGTACTTCTGTTCGCATACCAGGACTGTCTACACTAGTTTCAATCACTCCTCGAACCATAGTGGCCAGTGGATCAGTAATGCTGGCATGCATCACTGGATTCTGCCGCAAAATGCTGCTTAGCAAGGTGCTTCCGCTCCGTGGTAGCCCGCTTATCATGTGATAGTGTTTTTCAGTTGTCATTTTGTTGTTTTTCTCGTAGAGTTGTTTTAATAATTTCACCTGCTCTCTGCAATGGTGTAGACCAACACCCTGGAGTCTGTTGCTTCAGTACACGTAAGCTTTTTGAATACCATGGCGTGCTCTCGTCAGTATGTGTGCTGGTCCAAACATAATATTCCAAAATAGGCACACACACAATCCCAGGCACTCCCATACTGGCGGCTGCATGTATTATACTAGTACAACTGCTGAGCACAATATCCATTTGACTGAGATAGTCCAGTGTGTCGTCCCAGGAGTTGATCCTGGCTCGAAGATTATGGCATCTCTCGTGCGTGTGCTGTAGATCAAAATTGTAGATTTCAACATCCGAGGGTATCACACTCAGCATCTGCTCCAAAGGAATACAGCGATAAATGTCCTGCTCAAAATAAGGGTTGCCTTGACATTTTACCCCAACACGTAGTTTTTTTGACGCAGGCAGTTTGGTATGAGGTTGGCCAGACGCTGTGAGATAAGGCCCTTTCCAAAGGTCTTGTTCGCCAACACCCAAATCAATAGGCAAGTTCATGAGATAAGTCCAGGGCTGATGAACATCAATCTCCTCCTCATTCACCAACACTTCAAATCCATGTCGGCGGAACACTTGGGCTAATCCAGGGCGGTCTAATATGCTGAAAAGTTTTGGTTGCATACCCAAGTTTTTGAGATGGTTGAAGAACCTGATGTTGATGAGCTCGTCACCAGCTCCTCCGCAGGCATTCACATAGAGAGTTTGGCCTGGCACCTTCACTCCATTCCAAATTCTCATTCCTTTGATGTCAAAAACAGTTGTGCGATCTCTGTCCGTGTGTAGGAACCACCGAATTCCTTCAGCAGTTTGTCCAGCTCGGAGCAGTGGATGAGTGTCAGTTATGCGCAGATTCTCGCACTGGTCAGCTGTGACCCAAGGCTGACACTTCAAATCATTTATTACTCTTTCGCTCTCGCCACGCTCACCATTTAACTTCAAACTGGCAGCATAACTCACTATAGCGTCAAAGTCATTTGGGCGCATTTCCAAATTTATCTTATTGTAAAATAATGCTTTTTCTGGCTGATTTGCACGATAATAGGCTTTGCCTAAGTTCACTCTTGCTACATAAGATTCTTCAGGTGTAGTGCACATACCTGCAACAGTTTCAGCACACTTGACAGCCAAGTCTGTATGACCAATCTTTAGGCTCACTGTGCCCAAAGTTTCCAGCTCTAGCAGTGTTTGCGCTCTGGGCCAATAATGGTCCAAGAGTTGAAATGCCAGTGGATGATTTTCCTGTTTGGCCAACTCCAGTGCTGTGGTTTTCACATGCTCAAATGTTGAGCTCATGGGTTACTTTACTACCACTAACTGAATGTAGACTTCGTCGATTATGTTACAGTGCTGTTCAAGATACTGCTCTACCTGTTCTTTAGGTTGCCCCACAAATTGATCTTTGTATTTTTCCATGGGTCGCAAGCTGTAGTCCACCACCTCAAAATCCACATTGTAGCGTTCGGCAAGCCTACTGGCATGTGCACCTTGCTTGCGTGCCAATTGGTTGTATTTGCAGCCAAACAAGCGCAAGCCATCTACAGTGACTGGGCGTTTGTGCGTGGGGTCGCTGAAGAAGTCATCACTGCGGTGATGAGGTACATGAATATGTACTCTTGCCCCAGGTTTGCACACTCGATAAATTTCCTGCAGACAGTGAAAATACCCCTCGCCCAAGTGCTCTAACACATGAGTGGCTCTCAACACATCTACACTGTTGGTGGGAAATGGGAAAATGTCTTTTTCAAGGTCAAAACAAAAATCAGGATTGCAGTTGGGATCGTAGTCACAGTGCACATATCCATCAATCCTGTCTTCACCTGCGCCAATATAGATTTTCATTGTGATTTCTCCAAAAGCTGTCCATTCAACATCAGTGCGGCAACGCTGTCATTGGTTTCAAAAAATCTCAAACTCTGTTCAGGAGTTTCCATAATGGGCTCTCCAGCGCCATTCAAGCTGGTGTTGCACAGCACAGGAACGCCTGTCAATTGATGGTAACAAGTGAGCAGTTGGTGCAACTGGGGATTTTGTTCAGCTGTAACAGTTTGCGGGCGTGCACTGTTGTCCACATGACACACTGCTGGAATCAGTTGCGGCTTCAGCACTTGTGCAGTGTAAAGCATGTAGGGGCTCGAGGGTATTGGCAAGGAGAACCAATCGTGGGCGTGTTCCTGCAACACCACAGGCGCAATAGGTCGAAACCATTCTCTGTTTTTCACTGCGAAATTTATTTTCTCACGCATGTGATAGCTTTGTGCATCAGCCAAAAGACTTCTGTGGCCCAGTGCTCGAGGCCCATATTCGCTTCTGCCCCAGTGCCAGGCCACTATAGCTCCTTGAGCCAGTAGCTCACAAACTCTAGTGTAGTCCACAATGGAGGTAGTGTTTTGAGAAGGTCCCAAATAACATAAATTCTGCGGTTGATAATTTTGCCTTGGTAAGTCAAACAAATGGTGCGCTACCCAAAGAGCGGCGCCCACCGCATTGCCGTCATCGCCACATGCAGGAAAGTGATGAATGCCCTCCCAAAGCTTGCTTTCAGCTATCCGGCTGTTCAAGATGCAGTTCAGCATGCTGCCACCACTGAGGCATAACTGTCGTTGCGGATAAATTTGGTGCAGTGTAGCTAGTGTTTCCAGAACACTCTTCTCCAGTAGCTCTTGAATAGTAGCAGCCAAATCACTGCTTTCCTTGTGTGTGAGCTCATGTGGGTGCTTGGCAATGAGTTTTTCCCACACATTGCTCCAGAACTTCCTGTATTCCAACTCAGCGTGTTCTTGAACACTGAACCATTGTTTTTTCAAAATCTCATCAAAAATAGGGCCAGTGAGTGATTTACCATAACTGCTGAGTCCCATGGTGGTGCCTGCCTTGCTGTAGGCTGGGGAGAAACCCAACAGCTCGGTGAAGATGGCATACCCAATACCTGAGATGAGTGTTGGGCACATTTGAGCTTGAAGCTTAGTGCCTTCACCAAAAAACACCATGTTGTTGTCGCCAAGTTCGCCAAAACTGCTGTCTAAGCTGAAACAAATGGCCTTATCAAAATTGCTAGTGTAGTAGGCACTGCTGGCATGCGCCAAATGATGTGGCAGCACATACACTGGTATTTTGTGGCTGCCGAGGAAAACACCTGTAAGCGTTCGCACGTCGTTGTTGTAGAGTGAGTAGGCAGTTCTCTCCACAGTGTTGCCATCACTGTCATATAGTGCCAAGACACCGTTGCTGTGGTTGGCCTTGTAGTCAGCCAATGCTATGCAACTGATGTCCTCAGGTTTAAGTGAAGCTTCCTGAAGTATAGCCTCAATTGTTTTGTTGGTTACACCAAAAGCCTTTTTTTCTCTAGTAACACGTTCTGTTCCCAAAGCTGCTGTTAATCTGCCATTTTTCACAACTGCCACAGCACCGTCGTGAGAAAAATTCATTCCCAATATGTTCATAACTTAGTATAATAGCCATTTGTCCTGAGAAATCAAATAATCACGTAAATGTAAATATCCCTTCATCATGGTGTGAAATTTCAATAATTGCCCTTGCATGGTGTTTTTGTTGTAGTCAATTTTTTCCAAATGTTCAAAGTAGAAGAGGCATTCTTGTTCGCTGAGATACAAAGGTGCGTTGTACCAACCATGAAATCCCAATGCTGAGGTGTAACCAGTGAGCACTTCTGCACAGAATTTTAAGCTGATATGTGCTGGAGCGAATCGAATGTTGTAGGCAGTTTCAAGGTAATTCTGGTTGAGCAGTGTAATCACAGCATCCTCACTGATGAAGGGCGTGTTGTGATTGGGGGTGTAGTTCCGGGTTTTGATCTGGGGATCTTCAGCTAGGATTTTGAGGAGGCGACGGCTTCGCAAGCTTAATCCTCCGCCACAGGTGAACCAATCTGCGTTTTTAAATTCTTGGTAGTGGCCACTGGCTTGCAGGCTGCCTTTCATTGGCGGAAATTCAGGATGCGAGAGGCTGCCCACGTAATCATATTCAAAATATTCATCAGTCCAGGCTTTGGGGTTTGTGGCTATGCCATCATAGTGTGCTATCAACACAAAATCAGTGTTGATGTAGCTGTGCATGCTCTTGAGGCAGAAATCACAGTATTCCAGCATGCCAAAGTTTTCTGGAATTGGATATTGTGTATGGGGTTGTGCAAGAGTTAATGGTTGATCTGACACCACAATTGTGGTGGTGATCGGTGTAGAGGCAAGGGTTTTTTGAAGTGAGAAACTAGTGAGTTCGTGCTGGATGTTTGTGATGGTGAATAGAGTAAGGGTCATCCAGTAAGCTTAGTTGGCGATTTGACTGTGTGCTAGTTATAGCACTGGAGAATTGCAGCCGTCATGGAACCGGCCGAAGTTTGACACCACGCGGTGCTGCTGCTTATTTCTCTCACCGGACTTGAGCGATTGGTAACAGTGTTATCTCCTAACACACCGCAATCGTTAAATCCCCAAGTCCAAAGTGTGCCATCTGTCTTTATTGCAGTGTTGTGATTACTACCAGCTGAAGTTTGACACCAAGTGGTGGAATTGGTGATTTCTCTCCCTGGACTTGATAGTAGACCTGTGTTGTTGATTCCTAACTGCCCACACTGGTTAAATCCCCAACTCCAAAGTGTGCCATCTGTTTTTATTGCACTAGTCCAGGCGCTTGCCGAAGTTTGACACCAAGTGGTGCTGCTGCTTATTTCTCTCACCGGACTTGAGCGATTGGTAACAGTGTTATCTCCCAACTGCCCACACCTATTACACCCCCAACTCCAAAGTGTGCCATCTGTCTTTACTGCACTGATGGTAATACCTTTACCAGCTGATGTTTGACGCCAAGTGGTGGAACTGGTGATTTCCCTTACAGGACTTGAGCGATTGGTAACAGTGGTGTCTCCTAACATACCGCAATAGTTATTTCCCCAACTCCAAAGTGTACCATCTGTTTTTAATGCACTGGTGTGAAAACTACCACTTGATGTTTGACACCAAGTGGTTGAACTGGTGATTTCTCTCACTGGACTTGAGCGACTTGTAACAGTGTTATCTCCCAATCTGCCACACCCGTTATATCCCCAAGTCCAAAGTGTACCATCTGTTTTTAATGCACTGTTGTGAGAATTACCAGCTGAAGTTTGACACCAAGTAGTTGAACTGGTGATTTCCCTTACAGGACTTGAGCGACTTGTAACAGTGTTGACTCCCAACTGACCCTGGACATTGTATCCCCAAGTCCACAGTGTGCTATCTGTTTTTATTGCACTAGTGAAGGCGCTGCCTGCCGAAGTTTGACACCAAGTGACAGAACTGGTGATTTCTCTCACTGGACTTGAGCGACTTGTAACAGTGTTGTCTCCTAACGGACCGCATATATTACGACCCCAAGTCCACATCTGTCTAAGAGGCCAATCTCGACGTAAAACCCTACCATCCAATCCCACCCATGAAGTACAAGTGGATATTACAGGTACACAAATACTTTTGACAAAAACTGTTTGACCAAAACCTATGCACTTTGTAGCTAGGTCAGGTAAGTCTGATACTGTGTTAACAACAAAACTAATGCCAACTCCAGCAGCACTGGTTTGGGCTGCTAACAAAGGAAAACAAACACTGTCGCAAGCAGTTATTAATGAGTCAATACTAGTTTGGATTTCAGAGGGTGTTGGCATGTTCTGTCTCCATTTACTTCAAGGCACTGGTGTGAAAACCACCAGCTGATGTTTGACGCCAAGTGGTGGAACTGGTGATTTCCCTTACAGGACTTGAGCGATTGGTAACAGTGGTGTCTCCCAACTGACCAGAGCCATTGCCGCCCCAAGTCCAAAGTGTGCCATATATTTTTAATGCACTGGTATGTATCCACCCGACAGAAGTTTGACACCAAGTGGTGGAACTGGTGATTTCCCTTACAGGACTTGAGCGATTGGTAACAGTGGTGTCTCCCAACTGACCAGAGCCATTGTATCCCCAAGTCCACAGGGAGCCATCTGTTTTTATTGCAGCGGTATGGATACCAGCTGAAGTTCGACACCAATTGGTGCTGTTGGTAATTTCTATGTTTGGATTTGAACTATTAGTGATGGTGTTGTTTCCCAGCTGGCCCGACCCGTTTTCTCCCCAAGTCCAAAGTGTGCCATTTGTTTTTATTGCAGCAGTATTCGTAGGGCCTGCTGAAGTTTGACACCAAGTGGTTGAACTGCTACTTTCTCTCACTGGACTTGACTTAGCCGTAACAGTGTTGTCTCCCAACTGACCCCAACCGTTCCAGCCCCAAGTCCAAAGTGTGCCATCTGTTTTTAATGCACTGGTATGGCTGCCGCTGTTAAACCCGCCTGACGAAGTTTGACACCAAGTAGTTGAGCTGGTGATTTCTCTCACTGGGCTTGAGCGACTAGTGACAGTGTTGTTTCCCAGCGTACCACAGGATGCATTTCCCCAACTCCAAAGTGTGCTATCTGTTTTCAATGCGCTTGTGTGGGCATTACCAGCTGAAGTTTGACACCAAGTGGTTGAGCTTGTGATTTCCCTTACAGGACTTGAGCGACTTGTAACAGTGTTATCTCCCAACTGACCAGAGACATTGTAGCCCCAAGTCCACAGTGTGCTATCTGTTTTTATTGCACTAGTCCTACCACCGTTGGCAGCGGCGGCTGAAGTTTGACACCAAGTGGTGGAACTGGTGATTTCTCTCACTGGACTTGAGCGACTAGTGACAGTGTTGTCTCCTAACCGACCACACCCGTTAAAGCCCCAACTCCAAATTTGGTTTAGGGGAGTAGTACCTATAACACCCCATCCCGTAACTGTGGCCACATACAGTGAGGTATTCAACACAACATAATACAATTCACCCACATTTGCGGCGGCTGTTGGTAAATCAGTCACTGCGTTCACCACATACACCTTGCCGCTTCTCAACTGCTGCAATACCTTGCTGTAGTAAAACAAATCCTGCTCATTAGTAGTGCTGGATATTTTTTGCTGCATTGTGAACACTAGATTAGCTACATTGATGGTAGACATCAAAGGAATCCTTTGCAGGTTAGGATTTTTAAGGCACTAATATGGGCAGATGCCGAAGTTTGAAACCAAGTAGTAAAACTGCTGATTTCTCTTACTGGACTTGAGCGACCAGTTGTTGTGTTGTCTCCCAACTGACCATACTGGTTCCGGCCCCAATTCCAAAGTGAACCATCGGTTTTCAATGCACTGACTGTCTGATTTCTGGAAGTTGAGGTTCGACACCAATTATTGCTGCTGGTGATTTCTCGCCCTGGTACTCCAGTACATGCGGTGGTGTTGTTTCCCAACACACCACAACTGCCGTACCCCCAGGTCCAAAGTGTGCCATCTGTTTTTACTGCGGTGCCGGCATTGGAACCTGAGGCAGTTTGACACCAAGAAGTACTAGAGAGGGCTTCTCTCACTGGACTTGATCTATTGGTTGAGGTTCCGTCTCCCAATGTACCGCAGAAATTGCGTCCCCAAACCCACAATGTGGAGTCTGTTTTCACTGCACTGGATACTTGACTTCCAGGGGAAGTTTGGCACCAATTGGTGGAACTGGTGATTTCTCTCACTGGACTTGACCGCGTATTGGTGGAGTTGTCTCCTAACTGACCCCAAATACCACATCCCCAAGTCCATAGTGAACCATCTGTTTTAACTGCACTAGCTATGCTCGCACCAAAGGCAATTTGGCACCAATTGCTGCTGCTGCTGATTTCTCTTACCGGACTTGAGCGACTTGTTGTTGTGTTATCGCCCAACTGCCCACAGAGATTGAGTCCCCACACCCAAAGTGTGCCATCAGTTTTTATTGCACTAGTGGGACTATTACTACCAGCCGCAGTTTGGCACCAATTACTGCTGCTGCTGATTTCTCTTACGGGACTTGAGCGACTTGTTGTTGTGTTGTCTCCTAACGAACCACCCGTGTTATAGCCCCAACTCCAAAGCGAGCCATCTGTTTTTATTGCACTGGTGTGACCACCACCAGCCGAAGTTTGACACCAATTGCCGCTGTTGCTGATTTCTCTCACCGGACTTGACCGACAAGTAACAGTGTTGTCTCCCAACTGACCAAACCCATTGGCTCCCCAAGAAAAAACGCTGGGTTCAACACGCTGCACGATGCTTCGAAAGTCTGTTGTCCAACAAATGCCATCACTGACGCGATACTGGCAAGTGTCTTGTAGATACACCATCCTTCCTTGATTCAAGGTCGCAGTGGGCAAAGCAGCGAGATTGGAAAAAGAAACCACTGCTTGAGTGTCGAGAATACATTGTGCACCCTGCAACTGACAACAGCTTAATGGAGTAAGCCCACCTGCTGCCAAACGTGAAGTAATTTGTGTTTGTAGTGTTTTTGCTGATGTGGTCATGTTATTGCGGAACAACTAATATAGTTTTAATAGCACTAGTATCCACTTTACCAGCCGAAGTTTGACACCAAGTGGTGCTGCTGGTGATTTCTCTCACTGGACTTGATCGATTGGTAATAGTGTTGTCTCCCAACTGACCACACAAATTGCCTCCCCAAGTCCAAAGTGTACCATCTGTTTTTAATGCACTGTTATTGACACAACCAGCCGAAGTTTGACACCAAGTGGTGCTGCTGGTGATTTCTCTCACTGGACTTGAGCGACCAGTTGTTGTGTTGTCTCCCAACTGACCACACCCGTTAGAGCCCCAACTCCAAAGAGCGCCATCTGTTTTTATTGCAGACGCGTGCCGATATCCAACTGATGTTTGACACCAAGTAGTGCTGCTGCTGGCTTCTCTCACTGGACTTGACCGGTTTGTTGTTGTGTTGTCTCCCAACTGCAAACCTCCTCCCCAACTCCAAAGTGTGCCGTCTTTTTTTATAGCACTAGTGCTTATACCACCAGCTGAAGTTTGACACCAAGTGGTGCTGCTGGTGATTTCTCTTACAGGACTTGACTTACTTGTAGCAGTGTTGTCTCCCAATCGACCATAGCCGCCGGAGCCCCAACTCCAAAGTGTGCCATCTGTTTTTACTGCACTGGCAGTATAATTACTGGATGCTGTTTGACACCAAGTGGTGCTGCTGGTGATTTCTCTTACTGGGCTTGAGCGATTGGTAATAGTGTTGTCTCCCAACTGACCAGAGGCATTGCTGCCCCAACTCCAAAGTGAACCATCTGTTTTTATTGCATGTGTACTTCTGTTATCAGACGTAGTTTGACACCAAGTGGTGCTGCTGGTGATTTCTCTTACAGGACTTGACTTACTTGTAGCAGTGTTGTCTCCCAATCGACCGTAGTTGCCTCTGCCCCAACTCCAAAGTGTGCCATCTGTTTTTAATGCACTGGTATGATAAAAGCCAGCTGAAGTTTGACACCAAGTGGTGCTGCTGGTGATTTCTCTTACTGGGCTTGAGCGATTGGTAATAGTGTTGTCTCCCAATCGACCGTTGTTGTTGCCGCCCCAACTCCAAAGAGCTCCTCCCACTGTAGGAGTGAAATTCCTGCCATCAAAACCAATCCAACAGCCATTGAGGCTCACTACGGGCACAAGTGCATCGCACAAAAAAACAACATGCCCATTTGGTAACCCAGTTGAACAACTGCAACCAAATAAGGTATCTATGCTGATGAAACTACTCCGATTACTGTCAACAGCGTCTTGTGATGCTGCTGCTAACACCACATCCATACTGCATGTGAGTGTGCCACTTGAGCATATTTCGCTCACCACAGAGTTGAGAAGTGTTGCACAGCAGAGGTTATTGGCCATCTTGCGCTTCCTTAACCACCACTCACTAGATTGGGCACGTTGCCTACCACTAACACTTCCAACTCCTCTATAGTGGTTGAGGCAGTGATTTCATCATCTTTGAGTTTTTCCCAGTCAAATGTGGCTTGAATATGCGCTGCACCAGCAGCGACGCATTGGCCTAATTCATCTTTTGTGAGAGTGAGCCAAGTTTCCGGAAACTTCCAATTCACTGTTTCATCAGTTGCCATAAGAGAGTATTTTTGCACAAAAATGTTCCTACCTTCTCTGCTAGTGTCAATAGTAACTTTTTTACCTTGTATCACAGTGTGTGTGCCACCCACTTCAGCAGTGTAGCGATTGGCTTGTGCCTCGTCTCGCAACTGAGCTTGTATCTCCCAAATTTGCTTGTATTTGATCTCAAATGTACCAACGGCAATTGCAGGATTAGTGAAATCCCAGAACGGACCATAATAGGTTTGTGTTCGAGAGTTATGATCGGGTATCACCAGCTGTGCTGTGGTCAAATAGGTGGCATCGTCTATCACAATAGGAACGGTTTCAGGGTCATTGCGCGGCAGCAATGCTGAAATCTTAAGGCGGTCCAGACCGCCTTCAAACATTGGCCTATTCCAACTCATTGGACCTACCAACACTCTTTCGTTATGTACTAACACATACATATTTTATTCCTTTTATCTTAAATTGTTTGCCGGGCTACAGTAAACAGGCCCTGTCCTATGCTAACTTCACTCCAGGAGCTTGAACTGGATATTTCACGTATAGGCAATAAACTTCTGATTGTAGAGTTGTTACCAAGTTGGCCACAATTGTTATTACCCCACATCCATAAAGTGCTTGCGGTTGTTAAAGCGCCACTTCTGCCAAAGCCGGCAGTGACTTGGCACCAATTGGTTGCACTTGTTGCTTCCTGAATTGGTGAGCTCCTGGATACAGTAGAGTTGTCTCCTAAAGCACCACAAGCGTTGCAACCCCATGCCCATAGTGTGTTAGTTGTTTTTAAGGCAATAGAGTGAGCAAACCCAGCGGAAGTTTGACACCAAGTGGTGGAGCTACTTATCTCTTGAACGGGACTTGATACATTGCTAGTGCTATTATTGCCAAATTTGCCACACTCGTTTGACCCCCATCCCCATAAAGTACCACTTGTTTTGAGTGCTAGGGTACCGTAGAGGCCGGCAGAAACTTGACACCAATTGGTTGAACTGGAAATTTCTCGCACAGGACTAGACCTATTAGACAGATTGCATGTGCCCAGTTGCCCAGTCCCATTATTTCCCCAACCCCAAAGGGTTCCATCTGTTTTTAGTGCAGCAGTATGCGAATATCCAGGTGAGGTTTGGCACCAAGTGGCACTGCTGCTGATTTCACGCACTGGGCTAGATTTGTTAACTATAGTGTTATCACCCACTTGGCCATATGTGTTCTTTCCCCATGCCCACAAACTGCCATCACTTTTAACACCAGACATTGTGTAAAAAGACGTACCTATTTGACACCAAGTTGTGCTGCTGGTGATTTCTCTTACAGGACTTGACTTACTGGTAACAGTGTTGTCTCCCAACTGACCACATACGTTATTGCCCCAAAGCCATAAGGAACTATCCTGTTTTAACCCCATTGAATTTACCGAACCAGCTCTGAGTTGCAGCCAGTTGCAGGAGCTTGTAATCTCTCTGACAGGACTTGATTGATTGGTTGTATTACTTGTGCCCAATTGTCCACAACTGTTTGACCCCCACGCCCAACCTGTGTTAGACTGTGATACAATAGGAATCCAAAATACAGAATTACTGAAAACTACTCTTTGAGCGTCTTCAACCAAATACAATTTACCATTGCTGGCTGATGCAGTAGGTAATAATTGAGAACAGGCTACAACAAACATAGCGCCTGTTCTCAGTTGTTGAATAGCCCGTGTATATGTGAGCAAATCTAGATTGTCGTTGCCTGCTGCGATTTTTTGGCTAAGGGCAAATTCAATTTGATTTAAGTTCATAGTGCTACAAATCCTGAAATTTTACCTTGAATGGCCATTGTTTGCCTTGTACTGCTAGTTACACAACTCCACGACGTGGCTGATGTTATCTCTCTCACAGGACTGGAAACTGATGTAACTGTGTTGTTCCCCAACGCGCCACATGATGCATTTCCCCAGGTCCACAATGTGCCATCTGTTTTTAACGCCGCGGTATGCGCGCATCCACCAGATACTTGACACCAAGTTGTTGATGATGAAATTTCTTGTATAGGACTGCTCCGGCTGGTTGCAGTATTATTTCCCAGCTCTCCACATGTATTTAAACCCCATGCCCACAGAGTGCCATCGGTTTTTATAGCATTTGAATGATACTTGCCAGGCCCAAATGTGCACCAATTTGTAGAGCTGGAAACTTCTCGAACTGGGCTGCTGGCATTTGAGGTAGAGTTGTTACCGAGAACGCCATATCCACCTGAGCCCCAGCTCCAAAGTGTATTGTCTTTTTTCAACGCAACTGCTAGGTTGTAACCGTTTTGTATTCTGCACCAGGAGGTTCCGCTTGTTATTTCTCGCACTGGTGAACTGAAGTTAGTTGTGTTGTTGGTTCCCAGTACTCCACATGTGTTGACTCCCCAGGTCCACAGACTGCCATCAGACTTGACAGCAGCAGAGTGTCGCAGCCCTCCACTGCTGATTGAACACCAATTTGTACTTGATGATACCTCGCGGATTGGAGAACTGCGGGTTGTTTTGGTGCCATCGCCCAAATTACCGCAAAAGTTGTCGCCCCATGCCCACAGTGTGCTATCACATTTTAAAGCCAAAAGATGGAACGCAAATGACCCTACACTTGTCCAGGTTGAAGAACTACTTATTTCACGAACTGGACTACTTTGGTTAGCTGTTGCATTATTGCCCAGTGCACCACAATTGTTGTAACCCCAAGTCCATAGTGAAAGGTCTGATTTTATTCCTGCTGATGTTGTATTGCTAGTGACAGTAACCCAATTGCAGCTTGAGCTTATTTCTCGAACAGGTGAACTCTGGGAAGTTGTTGTATTATTGCCCAAACCTCCACAGAGGTTCCAACCCCACCCAAACACACATGCGCCTGTCCAATTTGTATTGAAGTCATTGGTCCATTGGGTGCCATCACTGTAGCGATAGTCGCCAATGTCCGTTATCCAAATAAACCTGCCTGTATTGTCACATGCTGTTGGCAATGCTGCACAATTTGCTACACAATAGATCCCATTCAAAGCCGCTTGAATACCTGCCAACTGAGCAGTTTGCAGAACATCTTGATTGGCCAAGACAATGCATGCGTTGGCTTGTGTGATGAGTTTGCCAGCAGCCACAGACATGTGATTAAGTCAGTGCCAACAAAGCTAGTGTTCGAGCAGTGTTGTCTTGGCCACCAAAACTGCCCCAAACTGTGCCGTCGTAGCCTTCAAAACTGGCTTGCGTAGTATTGTAACGGATTTGTCCTGTTGCTGCTGTTGGTCTTTCACCATCTGTGCCCACAGGCAATTTTAGTGCAGATGTGCCGCTGAAATTGGCATACCCAGTAATAGTCAAATTTTGGTTATCGGCGATGACTGTAACGCCTGATATTTTTATGGCCATCTTCGCGCTCCTTTTAGAGTACTCGGTTGCACTTATTTATAGAGACGTGAGAACATTACTTAACTTTGATTTAGTCCCAAGTGTTTTTTCAATACTTCAATACTTTCGGCCTGCTCTTGCAATGCCTTCAACAACAGCGGTATCAACTGAATATATGCCACAGTTTTCCCTGACGCGGTTGTACTCACAAGAGATGGTATAACTTGCTCTACTTCTTGAGCCAATAAACCAAAACTGTGTTTGCTGGCATGCTTCCAGTCAAAACTAACGGGATTGAGTTCCTTGAGAATAGCCCAACTGTCGGTAATTGTTGAGATGTTTGTTTTGAACGCAGCATCACTGATGCTGTTGAAGTCAACAGCAGCCACTTCACCAGTGCCAGGATTATAGGTGAATGCTGTTGCAGTGCTGCGTATCCTAGGAGTAGTGCTAGAGCCAGCAGTGTCCACAAAAACCGGATAAAATGTTGAATTTGTTGTGGTATTTGTAGCAGTAATTGAGGTTGAGCTGCCGGCTGTTCCGCTCCATCCACTAGTGCCAGAAAATCCACTTGTGCCCGCACCGCTAAATCCGCTCCATCCACTTGTTCCGCTCCAGCTTTTGAATACACAGCTTATTCCTGCTCGGGGGTTGATTTCAAATGGTTGATTGAGAGCTCAAATTCAAAAATTTCTCTCTTGAGGCAGAAACACAACATCATTGTTGAGCAAAATTATGCGTTGACCTTTGGCTAGCTTGATAGCTAGATTGTTGGCACCACTTTATCCCAAGGGTTGATCACTCCATACAATTTGACAGTGATCAGCCATGCCAACACTGACAAATTGCTGTTGTAGATCTTGTAGATAGTCACATTTGTTGTCTGTGCAACCATTGGCGCTGACTATCAATTCAACGTCAGTCATTTTGTTATGAGAGCAAAGGCTTGTAGTGCAAGGTTCTAACAAGTCATTGCAGTGGTTGTAGGTTGGTATGATAATAGAGTATTTGAATTGTAGAGTCACAACAAAATTATACAAACTTTTTGATAGCACTACAATTTAGAGATTGAAACTACACGTTCATCTCCGGAAGGAATCCCGGAGGATAAGGATTCACTGATTCCACAGGAACAATGTGTAAACTAGGCCAAATAATATTGAAAGGATCTTGTTGTGTTTGAGGTATATCAGCTAGTTCTTGAATATAGCGTTCGAGAGTGAGGATATCATCAATTGGAGTGAGACCCAATCTTAAGTATCGATTACAGCGTTCAACTCTCCATGCAACCGACTGAATAAGTATATCTCTCTGTTGTCGCACATCTTTCCATTTTGTCTGCTTCAGCATTTCAAGTTCTTCCAGGGTATATTCGGTCACTATCCACGCACCTGTGATATCATTCCACAACAATTTCTCATTGTCCTGTAGTTGAGGAGGATCACTTACAGGCACATATCCAGCATCATCAATTTCTTCTGGAGTGAAAGTGCTAGGATCAGTTCGTGTTCTACCATCTAATAGTCTTATCCTGAATGGCAACGACTGAGGCCATTGGTTTTTATAGGAATACAGCATATTATGTCTCCTTAAGTTCCTGAGAATCTTGGCATAGTAGTATTGATGAGACCTCCGAGATAGAGTTTTTGTTGTTGTTATCAAGTGAGATACTATAAGCACTATTTTGCAATAGTGAATGATTGCAATAGTAATTGACTGCGACAGTAGTGATTGTCTTGACAAATATCATCTTGTAATCTACCACTTGCCCAATGGGCATTTGGCGAAATGGAACTTCCATTTCGCTAGCATGATGCATCCGCATTCCTGGCAAGTCTTCATTATAGTAAATCTCGAACATGATTGGCATGAATCCTTCCGTTCATGGTATTTTGAAGGGTCATCCAGCAGCTTGAGGTTTGTCAACAACATCTTATAGATTCCCAGTCTGGGTTGTCGGGAACAGTCTAGTGGTTCCTGGCCATATTATGCGAACGGCCCCATTCCCGCCACTAACGCTACCGCCGCCGTCACTCTGAAGCCCACCGCCGCCATACAATGCACCCACACCTGTACCTGTGTAACCCTTGCCATTTTCGCCACCACTGCCGCCGCCGCCGCCTGCACTGCTACTCGCTCCCCCATTACCCCCTGCTGTTCCATTTGCTCCTTGTCCCAGTATTCCTACGCCGCCCCCAGCTGTTGCATAATAAGAGCTACCTCCACCGCCGCCACCGCCGGAACCAGCGTTGCCAGGTCCTGATGCGCCACTTGTAACGCCCGCAGCACCACCATTACCTGTGTAGCCACCTGCGCCACCACCACCAGAATACGCGCCAGTATTTGAAGCACCACCATTACCTCCGCCGTCTCCAACATAAGTTCCACCTGCACCTGCATAAGTTCCACCTCCACCTTGTACGGTTAAAGCGGATATGAAATAGCTAGCAGCACCATTTGCACCAGCACCGCCACCTGCACCAACAACCACAGTATATAATGTGCCTGGCGTAACACTGATGTTATTTTTATAACCCAAACCACCGCCACCGCCACCTAGATATGTGGTCGCTGTGGCACCTTTTCCGCCCCCTCCCCCAACGCATACTACACTCACGCTATTTACTCCCGCAGGGCATGTCCATGTGTATGTACCGGGAGTGGTATATGCCTGTTGTCCAAGGGAAAGAATTACGGGTGGCCAACGATTATGCTTTACTGCCAAAAAATTTTCTCTCAAAGACCATACTCCTGAAGCTACTGAAGTAGTTGGATCATTTGGTTTGCCTATGATATTGCCTTTGCCCATTTATACGGTCTTTTATCTGCTAGAGTTTTTCAATGAGTACGCTGCCATTTCCGGTGGTGTTTACCCCGGCTGTGTTGGATTGGTTGCTGCCGTTGTTGATGCTGCCACCGCCACCTCCTGGTCCCAAGGCAGGACAGGTACACGCCCCCACACCGCCAGCACCGCCGCCACTGTAGCCACCACCACCACCACCTAGGTAGCTGCTGGCACCGCCTCCACCGCCAAACCCGCCGTTAGCCGCCGTGCCACCGTATTGCACACCTCCGGTCCCCCCCGTGCCGCCATTGAGAAAACTGTTACCGCCGCTTGAAGCGCCTTCACCGCCGCCGCCAGCTGCGCCGTTGCCGCTATAGCCACCACCGCCACCACCAACTGAAACACATCCATTGGTGGCACCACCGCCAGAACCAAGTGTGCCTCCACCTCCTCCGGTATCTCCCCCGGCATTGCCAGAGGTGAGTATGCTGGCATCCTTGTTGGCCCATGTGCCTGCCGAACCTCCGCCGCCTCCGCCAGCTATGATCAGTATGGTGTTGTCCTGTTTAGTCACGAAGCTGCTGCCGCCGCCGCCGCCCTTGCTACCACCGCACGCATTATTACCGGTGACACCCTGTTGTCCTACCAATATCTTGAGTTTTTCGCCCTGGGTAAGGGAGAAGGTGCCTATCATGCGTGCACCGGCACCAACACCGGTAGCACCGCTGCCTCCCCTAGCACCTATTGCTGTTATCCGGTATGACGCTGTCAAAGGAACCGTCCATAGCTGTATCCCGGATGTTACGCTGAAATATGCTGTGTTGGTGTTCCATCCTGACGGTGTAGGCGTGCCGGTCATCCCACCCTGTGCCTGTGCCAGTGTTGGTCCTGAACTGCCGCTAGCAGTGCCAGGTGTAAATGTAGCTGACGTAAATCCGTAGAGTGCTTGCCCAGGCCAGGTATTCCCGTATTTTGCATCAGCTTGTGCTTCTGAGCTCCAGACTCCTTTGGCCGTAGTTGATGTAGGATTATTTTCAATCCCAATAACACCGCCGTTATCAAAGTTAGTATTCACTAACTGATTTCCTCATAGCTACACACAGCTTCCAGATCACTTACAGCACTAGCAGTCAAACGTATGCTGTCGCCTTCTTCAAGATAAATTGAAGTATCTTTGCTGATAACAACTAGCGATGCGTCTGCTGGTACGGAAATGGTATTCGCTAGTCTATACGCTACAGAACTTCTGAACAAATCCACAGTAATGTCTGCATTGTTGGTCCCGTCAACATTTGAAATTACTAGACTGTTGATTTTAAAGACTTTGTTACTTGCTGCTGAATTGGTAACTATTGCTGTAGCACTTGTACCAACTGCTTGTACCGCAGTTTTACCAATAATTGTTGTGACATTTACTATATTAGGGGCTGACATAACTTTTTAAATCCTTATCCAAAAACAATTGCCATCGCAATAGCTTTGCCTGTAGTAACACCTGCTCCGCCACTGAATCCACTAGTTCCGCTAAAGCCGCTGACACCACTACAGCCGCTTGCTCCGCTGAAGCCGCTTGTGCCACTAGTTCCGCTGACACCACTAAAGCCGCTTGTTCCACTGAATCCACTTGTGCCACTGAATCCACTTGTGCCACTGAATCCACTGAACCCAGAGGTGCCACTCCAGCCACTTGTGCCACTCCATCCACTTACGCCACTAGTTCCGCTAGCGCCTGTAGGTCCTGTTACTCCATCAGCGCCATATGCAATTAAATGTGCTGAAAGCCAAGTTCCTGGACCGTCAGCAGTGCCATATTGCACTGTAACATTACTTCCGGTACCGTTAAAGGCAGTAACTTGAGCAGAGTCAGTAGATCCATTGAAGTAAACAACTTTGCTGCCACCAAGTGAAATTCCCGTAGACGTTACAGTTTGAACTTGGGCAATTAATATAGTTCCAGAGTTTTTAAGTATCTGGCCGTTATATTGATTAGTTGCCACAGACGCTGCACTGACCCAAACACCGAAACTTAAATTATAATAACCTGCAACAGTTGGTTTGAATGTATATGTGCTGGCGTTCCACCAGTTTTGTGGATCATAATAATCAGCTAAGGGTAAAACTAACGTACTTGCGCTAGCAACTGTTTGATCACTTGTTAAGATAGCAGTTAAAATGTAAGAACTAGCTGCTAATGTAGACGCAGGACCAACAGGACCTGTTGGTCCTGTTACACCTGTTACACCTGGGGTGCCAGTTGCACCAGTTGCGCCACTACCAGTAGGTCCTATTAAGCCAGTTGCTCCACTGAATCCGCTGACACCACTAAAGCCGCTTGCTCCGCTGACACCACTAAAGCCGCTTGCTCCGCTAGTTCCGCTGAACCCACTAGTTCCGCTGACACCACTAAAGCCGCTTGTTCCGCTCCATCCACTAGTTCCACTTGTGCCACTCCAGCCGCTTGTGCCACTTGTTCCACTAGTTCCACTTGTGCCGCTCCATCCACTGGTTCCACTTGTGCCGCTCCATCCACTAGTTCCACTTGTGCCGCTCCATCCACTAGTTCCACTTGTGCCGCTCCATCCACTTACACCACTAGTTCCACTAGTTCCGCTGCCTCCAGAATATCCGCTCTCTCCTGAATAGCCAGACTCACCTGATGCCCCTGAATAACCACTCTCTCCAGAGTATCCTGAATAGGCAGAATATCCAGAGACACCTGACTCTCCAGAATAGCCTGACTCACCTGATATCCCAGAATAACCACTCTCTCCAGAATAACCTGAATAACCACTCTCTCCAGAATAACCTGAATAACCAGAGTAACCTGAATAACCAGAGTAACCTGAATAACCTGAATAACCACTCTCTCCAGAGTACCCACTCTCTCCAGAGTACCCACTCTCTCCAGAGTACCCACTCTCTCCAGAGTAGCCTGATACTCCACTGCCAGAATAACCACTTTCACCAGAGTAACCTGACCGGCCAGACTCACTTGAATACCCACTGGCACCAGAATACCCACTGGCACCAGAATACCCACTGGCACCAGAATACCCAGATTCTCCAGATTTTCCTGAAGTTCCTGAATAACCACCTTGACCAGAGTAGCCTGATACTCCGCTGCCAGAGTAGCCGCTTGTTCCAGACTCGCCTGAGTAACCTGATATCCCAGAATAACCACTAGCACTGTTGGGCCCAGTTGGTCCAGTTGAGCCAAGGGTGCTTACCCCAGAATAACCACTAATGCCTCTTGCCCCTGTTGGCCCAGTGGGTCCTTGTGCGCCAGTTGTGCCAGTACCCCCTCCACCGCCAGGGGTAAATGGTAACCCACCAGGAGTTACGCCGTCAGAAAAACGTAACTCAACTTCCCCGCTTGCGTAGAATATCTCCCCATCGCGACCAACATACTCATTTATATCATTTGTGAACTTGCTGGTCCAAATTTTACGAATTTGAGTCACAAGAGCTTCAACCCAAAATAGAGGGTTTGATACTTACAGTTGGTATGAAATCTTTTTTTGCTGTAATTTTTGAGATATTGGACTGTTGAGGTGTATGAAAATCATCCTCTGGGTTTATCACAGTGGGATCTTCAGTTGTGGGCCCCACGCTGTCTTTTACAGTGTCAAGGTGTTGTTGGAGTGGTGGACTCCACTTGGCATCGCCCTCTTCACCATAACGCACTCCAGGATTTATCACATCACTGTCAGCTTGCGCTTTCAACACATCGCCCAAGGGGATGTTGATTGTAACAGGCACATTTACAGTAAATTCTCGAATAAATTCTTTAGCTCTCATATTTTACACCACATATGTTTGTCATTTAGACACCAAAACATACCAAACTCCAGAAATAGGCACTTGCCCAGATAAATTCAATTGGCAAGTCATCTCATCAATTAAGGTTATTGTTGTGGGATTTACCAGTTGGTAGTTGGTGTCATATACTTGAACAAACACAAGTCTCTGTGCAAGGCCATGAACAACGGTCAACACATCGGTCACAATATTTTGAGATGAAAACGGCATTTGGAAGCTGGTGACTGGGGCAGACCCAGGAGGGCCAGCAGGACCGGTGGGACCTTGTATGGGGCCTTTGGGGATAAATCCAGGACTCAGGGCACCAAAGTTCAAAAGTATTTCAGAAACACTGCCAACCGTGCTGTCGTCAATAGGTGCTGGAGTCAAATAATCTCTGCTTACAACAGCTCTTACCCAAACATAATTGCCTACAAATGTATATGCAAAGCTGCCGGTGTCCCCACCAAATAGGCCACTGGGATTGAACAAATCTCTAGGGAATTGTACATAAGGCAGGTCTGACTGTAGATAAACAGGAAACCAGTCTTGTTCAACTGGATTATCTGCCAACGAGGCTTGAATTAAAATCCGGCCTGTAAAATTTGTTAACGTTAGGGCTACTGTATGACTACCGCCAAGAAAATTGGTGTAGCCTGCGCCTTTTTGCTTTTCGCCAGTTACATTGACCTTACCGCTAGTAGTTGGTAATAAGACAAGACTTTCCATAATTTCTCAACAATTGATTTGTCGATATTTATGGAAAGGTCAAATAGAGACTTCAATAACCAGTTTACTGTCTTCAAGTAGCTGCTCTACAACACTGGGCAAGCTTTCAAACAATGCCAAAAGCTGCTCAGAAGAGAGCACACTAGCCAGTTGTTCATCATCCTTGATAAGTTTGCTGATGGAAATTGAAATAGTTTGACAGGCTATTTGTGCCATTTATAAGGTCCTTGATTAGAGTATTTATCCTCTGTTTTTTGGCCTTCTGCCACGCTTTTTTCCACGATTGATTTGTAGGCCATTGGCGTCAAGATCTGCATGTTGCAGATAGCGATCTAGCCCCATGCCATCCACTTCCACAATCTTGTTGATATCCAAGTCAAGACTGCTGTTGTTTTGTGTATGCACTCCTGTAATTTTTACACAGGGCGCAAGTATAGCATGTGCAACTACAAATCTATGATAGACTCTAGAGGATGCTGACTCAGCAACCCCTATGACTGTGCCTTTGCTTATCAATCCTTTTTGGCACAAGCTTTGAATAGCTGATGTTTTGTTCATTGCGCAGACACCTCTGAGTTGTTTTCATTAAAGGCCTCATTTGGGCCTGTGGGGAGACTACATACTGTGCCTAAAAATTCCAATTTCAGCTTATGTGCTGCTGCATCAAGTGTAACTAACACTCTTCCTCCTGACTTCAACTTTCCAAATAACATCTGGCGGCTCATGGGCTTTTTGATATGGTTGTCAATTACCCGACTCAAAGGCCTAGCTCCCATCGAAGGGTCAAAACCATTCTTCACCAACCATTCTTGCGCATCAGGATCAACTACTACACACACATTTTTGCTTTGTGAAGCTTGATTCAGTTGTTGAATGAATTTGATAACAACTTTCTGCATGGTTTCTTTGTTCAACGCACCAAATGGCACTACTGCATCCAATCGATTCCTGAACTCTGGACGGAAAAATTGTTTTACAGCTTCTTTGTCTGCATCACTGTTTTTGGTAGCACCAAAGCCAATACTATGCTTTTCCATTTCCACAGCACCAAGATTACTGGTAAAAATCAAGATTGCATTTTTCAAACTCACTGTTTTTTGATTTTGGCTTGTGATGCTGCCTTGATCCATCGCTTGCAGAAAAACATTCAATACATCAGGATGAGCTTTTTCCACTTCGTCACACAGCAGCACACAACTGGGTGTTTGCTCTAGTGCGTTGATAAGAGCACCACTGCCAGCACTGCCGTCGCTGTAACCCACATATCCAGGGGGACTGCCAATAAATCTAGCAACAGAATGTTTTTCTTGAAACTCGCTCATGTCAAAGCGAACAAAACTATAACCCAGTTTGTCTGCTAACATCTTGGCCAGTTCAGTCTTGCCCACACCACTTGGCCCTGTGAACAAGAAGCTTCCCAGTGTTTTGTTTTGTTCTCGTAGTCCACTATAAGCCAAATACACTGCATCAACAAGAGTGTCTACTGCTGTGTCTTGGCCGTAAATTACTTTTTTGAGATCATTATCTAGAGTAGATAATTTATTACTCTCAGATGTTTCCAAGTTTTCAAGGCTGACTTTGGCAATCCTACAAACTTGTTGTTCAATATTCTCTACTTGAACAACCTTTTTGGTTTTTCCTTTGATTTTCACTGTTGCACCAGCTGCATCAATCAAATCAATTGCCTTATCTGGCAGATACTTGTTGAAAATATATTTTACACTGAGATCAACTGCTGCCTCTGCACATCCTGGTGCATAAGTTACATTGTGAAACTTTTCAAAAGTTTTGATCAATCCTTGAATTACTTTTTTAGCATCACTTACACTGGGCTCAACTACATCTTGTTTCTCAAAACGCCGAAGTAGTGCTCGATCCTTTTCAAAATACTTCCGATATTCGTCATATGTTGTGGAACCAATAGTGCGAATTTCTCCCCGACCCAACGCTGGCTTGAGAATATTGGCTGCATCCATTGCATTGCTGCTGTTGCCGCCAGCACCCATAATCATATGAATTTCATCAATGAAAATAATAACATTGGGCAAACTTTTTAACGCCGTAATAATGTTTTTCATTCTGTCTTCAAAGTCGCCACGATATTTGGTCCCAGCAACAATGCTATTGATATCCAAGCTCCAGATTTCTTGATTCAAAAGAACTTTTGGCACGGTTTGTTCCACTATTCTCTTGGCAAGTCCTTCCACAAGTTGTGTTTTGCCTACCCCTGGATGGCCCACAAGTATAACATTGTTCTTGAGTTTTCGGGCCAGCGTTTCAACTAGTTGATCAACATCAGTGTCTCTACCAATAAGTGCAGTGATCTTGCCCTGTTTGGCACGTTGATTTAAATTGGTGGCAAATTGAAACAACACCATTCTTGCATCGTCTTCACTCATGCCCATCTCATCCGTTTCTTGACTATTTTGTGTAAGATACGAGGTGATATTGCTTTTGTTGATGTTGTGTTTTTGTAAAAAATACACAGCCCAACTTTGTTCTGCATTGTAAAGTGCCAGCAACATGTCCACACTGTTCATAACAGTTTTGCCCATGAACAAGCTTTGCGCTTTGGCTTGCTTGATTACACTCATCAGTGTGGAGGTGTATTTGGGTTGATACACTCCGTCAGGCACAATACTATGATATTTGGAATCTTTGAGATAACTGACTACATCAGCTTTGAGCTTTTTTGGAGAACAACCCAAGGCTGTTAACATGGTGTCAATGTCTTGAAATTCCAATAGTGCTATCAGCACATGCTCTACCACCACATATTCGTGATGATGTTTTATTGCAATAGAGTAACTTCGATTTATTACTTGCTCAAAATCATTTTTTGAATTAAAGGGCTCTTTCATATGTGCTGTCCTGGTGAAAGATTTAAGATGTTTGGGGGTGTGCCCATTTTGAAATGGCATCAAGCTGATCTTGATCCAGCTTTTGTGGCAGCTCTACATGGAGTCTGACCATGAGGTCACCACGTGAAGAACTATTACTACTGAGCGGCATGCCCTTGCCTTTGACGTTAAGTAGAGTTTGATCTTTGGACAAAGGCGGGACTTTCATGGAAACTGCACCGCCTTCAATCACACTAACAAGCTTGTCAACCCCCACTAATGTTTCCCAAATGTTGGCCTTCAGTGTAGTCAACAAATGAGGCCCACTCCTCTCGAACACAGAGTGCGGCGTAACAAACACAGTAATATACAAATCTCCAGGTGCTAAATTGGCATGTGTTCGGCTACCGTTGCCAGCATATCGTAACCTATACCCACTATCAATACCTGCAGGTATGTTCACAACTAAATTGATGTTTTGGCCAGCACTATCAGTAAATTGAATTGGTACACTTTTTCCTGTGAACGCTTCTTCCAAGGTTATATTCAACTGAACTTGCGTGTCAGGATTACGACTTGGTCGTTGGCTAAAGTGGTCAAATCCTTGACCTCGGAAGATTTGTTCAAAAATATCACCAAAGGGTGATCCTCCTCCACGGAATTCAAAATGGAATCCACCTGGCTGACTTCCACCAAACTTGCGTTGCTGATCGTAAGCTTGACGCTTGTCTTCGTTACCTAGAGTATCATAAGCCTCATTGATCTCTTTGAATTTACTCTCAGATTCACTGCTTTTGTTACGGTCTGGATGATACTGCATTGCAAGTGTGCGATAAGCCTTTTTCAACTCATCTTGAGTTGCATTTTCTTGCACGGCAAGGATACTATAATAATCTTTCATATGTATATTATATTTTTATATTGCTGCCTTGTCAATGCAGGAAAAACTAGCAACTTATTGAACACACAAAACTTTGTAAATATGTTGATGGGAAAATTACATGTCTGATATTGCTCGCGTCCTAATATCATATTTTCGAACGGTTCATCCCTTGAAGATGCTGTGGCATTTGTTTGTGATTTTCTGCCTGCTGTGCATGATAAGCACCAGCTACATTGTTGCTTTTCATTTTCAACCTGTGATTGATCTTTGGCAACGCAGTAACAGCATGAACAACTTTGCAAGAGAATTACAAGTCAGCGTTGCAGTGGATACAGCAGCCAATCAATCACTAAATCAAATACTTACAACTACCAATTCCAACCGTGCATATATTTTCCGATTTCACAATGGTATTCCTAGCCCCAATAATGTGCCATTTATTTTCCACACAAATACTCACGAAGTAATTAAACCTGGTACCAATAGGATCATGAACTTTGGGCAAAGGCTGCCCAGCAGTTTGATCACCAACATGAGTACTGAATTTCTCAAGAGAAAATGCGTGAGTTTGACCAATATCAATGCTCGACCAGATAGTGCACTCTATTGGTATTATGAATCCAGAGCAGCATTGCACATAACCCGTTGTGCATTTTTCTCAAATAATGGTGACCTTTTGGGCTTTGTTGGTGTTGACTATACAGAGCCCACTCCTGCTGCTCAAGTACGTAATAACGAAGACATTGTGAAACAAACGGCAGATCAACTGGGCCGAATATTTGATAGATAGCTGACATCCACTACAATTTATTTTGTAGATAAGGATCAGTCATGAATATTCTCATACCAATGGCAGGGTTGGGCTCTAGATTTTCCAACATTGGGATACAAGAGCCTAAACCGCTTATTGAGGTTAACTCTCGCACACTGATTGAGCATAGCATCAAAAGCTTTGATGTTGATGGAAAATTTATTTTTGTAACACGCAAATATGAGAACCCAGCATATTCACACCAGCTGAACAGTCTATTGAAGCAACTACGCCCTGAATGTGAGATAATTGAAATAGATCGTGTCACAAATGGTGCCAGCCAAACAGCATTGTGTGCTCGAGAGTTTATCAACAACAATGAGCCGCTAGTGATTTATAATTGCGATCAAATCATCAATTGGGATCCTCGAGAGTTTTTAAAATTTACAAGCGATACCGGAGTTGATGGGGCAGTTGTGCTTCACAAAGAAAGGGATCCCAAGAACAGCTTTGCTGAGATCAAAAACAGTCGAGTAGTACAGGTTGTGGAGAAAAATCCCATCTCAGATGATGCACTAATTGGTTTTCACTATTGGAAACGCGGCTGTGATTTTGTAGAAAGTGCAGAAAAACTCCTGTCAGAATTTACATTTCACGGCCGGCCTGAGTGTTACATAAGCGAAACTTACAACTATCTCATTCAACAAGGCTCAAGCATTTTCCCATATTTTGTTGCTCCAAACATTTATATTCCGTTGGGCACTCCAGAAGATGTGGCACGGTATTTGGGTAAGGTGAAGGAGTTTTACAGCAGCAAGCCCAAAACAATTTTTTGCGACATTGACGGCACCCTTATTCAACATCAGCATTCCATAAGTGAGGCATTGCGAGTTGAGCCAAAAATACTACACGGTGTACGAGAAAAGTTCAACCAATGGGATAGCCAAGGGCACACTATTATACTTGTTACAGCCAGAAAAGAAAGTACTAGAGCTGCCACAGTTGCACAGCTTGAGAGTATTGGTATAGCGTATGATCAACTGTTGATGGGTGTTACAAGTGGTACAAGAGTAATTGTAAATGACAAGCTTAGTGAAGCTGACAGTAATAGAGCACTGGCTGTAAATGTATTAACTGATCAAGGGTTTGGAATTGTGAACTGGGAGTCATTTGGTCTATGAAGTTGTTGAAACACAACAATATGCTACGAGGATGGTTTGTGGGCGATTTTGAGCCCACTGCTTGGCCCACAAAAGACTTTGAAGTTGGTTTTCGCACACACAAATCCAGTGATCCTCCTGATCCGCACTTTCACACAAAAGTTACTGAGATCAATCTCATTACCAGCGGGAGAATGAGAATTCAAGACACTGAGCTCAGCTCTGGAGATATTTTTATTCTGTATCCTTGGGAAATCACCAATCCTGAGTTTCTTGAGGACACAAGTATTATTTGTGTCAAGGTTCCCAGTATGAATGACAAACAACTCTTGACCTTGGGTGACTAGGTGCGTGTGGCACTTTGTTTTTCAGGTTTACCAAGATTTGTAAGGGAAACGCATCGTTACTGGAAACGATGTCTATTAGACGTATATCAACCTGACGTATTCATTCACACTTGGCAAAATCTAGATTTTGACCCCAATAATTTTTGGAGCTTATATCAACCCAAAATCCTGTCCTGGGAACAACCTAAAAAATATGATGTAAGCCTGTACACAGACCGCATTTGGGCATACCGTACTATACCACAAAATCAACTTGCACAATATACTGGAATTCAAAAAGCCATTGGCTTGGCGCTTGACTATCAAACTAATTTTGGGTTTGAGTATGACGTGATTATCCGTGCAAGATTTGATTGGTTCCTTCAAACTGTGGAGCTGGAATTGAACAACGCAGTAAATGTAGCCCATACACCGGGATTATCTGGGCATCGATTCCAGTTCTTGGACCAAGAGTATCTGGGCATAAGTGACCAATTTGCATATGGCAGCAGTACAACTATGAAAACTTACGCACAACTAGTGGATTGGCTTCCTACACTCTATCAAGACTACAAGGTGGATTTTTGTGGCGAGTTGTTTTTGAAAAGCCATCTTTTGTTACACAACATACCAGTCAAAGAACACAACTGGCATAACGGAATAGTAAGACCAACAGGAATTATACCATGAGATTGATTGCACATCGAGGACTTTTGTATGGTCCTGATCCCAAAGCTGAAAACACTCCCCAATCAATCCACACTTGTTTGGAGTTGGGAATTGACGTGGAAATTGATGTTTGGTACACAGACGGCTGGATGTTGGGGCATGATGCTCCATCAATTAGAGTAACAACTGATTTCCTAACACAGCAAAACTTATGGATTCACGCTAAGAATGCAAAAGCTTGCCAAGAGTTGAGCCAGTTACACCACTTGCACCCAATGTTGAACTATTTTTGGCATGAAAATGATGAGCGTGTATTAACAAGCCAAAATTACTGGTGGACATCACCAAACAAACCATTGTTCTCAAATAGTATAGCAGTAATGCCTGAATGGCACACCCCACTTGATAAATTAGCTGAATGCTTGAGCTGGGATGCGTTTGGAATATGCTCTGACTGGATAAGCCTGTTGCATCCTGTAGGTGCACAATGAAAGAAGTAATAGTAGCACACCAACTGGGATTGGGTGATTATTTCATTTGTAATGGCTTAGTCAACTATTTCTCAGAAATATACGATCAGGTATTTGTGCCTGTGAAACCTCACAACTGGCCCACAGTTTCCTGTTTATATCAAGACAATCCCAAAGTAAAACTACTAAAAATAGACGGTATTAGTGAGACTGTTGAAAACAGCTTAGATTGTTTTGGCATACCTATAATCGAAGCTGATGTGTATATGCATCGACCCACAAGTGCACGGTGGTACAGGTGGTACTATGAGCAATTTGGCTTACCTTATGAATACCGATTCTCCCAATTCAAATTACCACAATGTATTCCTGATGTTGACGCAGTGTATGATATGGTTGTGGGAGACTCTACCCCGTATAGATTAGTCCATGACGAGCCCAGCATTGGTGGAAGGGTGCCTTTGAAATGGGTAGATGAAAGTGCTCACGATGTACGTATTGTAAAAGTCTCACATAATGTTACATCAAATCTTCTTTCCTGGATACGTGTAATTGAAAATGCACAAGAGATACACCTCATTGATAGCAGTGTTTTCAACTTCATTCACAGCGTTGGCGAACTGCTAACTCATAAAAAAATCTACTATCACACTACTCGAAACAGTCAGTTCACTTATGAGCAACATGATATTCAAAAATACACTCCTTGGATCAAGGTAGTATAATGAAACTAGCACTGTGCCTGTATGGCCCTTATCGACATTTCAACAATGTTGCAGCTAGCTTGCGAACTCATTTGTTTAGCTGTTTGAACATAGACCTGTTTGCCTGTGTTTACGATGCATCGTCCTTGGGAATGTATCCTGCAGATTCAAACCATCCACGATACACACATAAAAATCCTGGTGGTTTTCCAACACACCAGGATTTTTCAATGTTATCAAGCTTATGTCCTTTACAATCTGAGACATTTAGCTTGGATTCCCAGTGTTTTTCAAACTCACTTGCACAGTTGAAATCAAATATTGGCTCTGTTGAAGATTATCCTCTAGCAATGTGGGCCAATTTATGGGCACAAGAAAGAGTTGTTGAGATGGCAAGCTGTTTTTCTCAAAAATACGATTTTGTCATTGTAAGCCGAGCTGATGTCATCTATCAAAACTCCTTGCCTCAGTGGTGTTTTGATTACAACCAACTTCTGGTTCAACGTAAATTTGGGTGTGGCAGTCCTTGCGATTTTTGGTTTATAGGCAACAGCAGCACAGCAAATCAAGCAGGCAAAAGATTTTCCTGCTTCTCAGACAAAGACTTTCATCCTCACAAAGCGTTTGATACCCATTTAAAACACCATAATATTGAAGTCTGTTTTGCAGATTTGCCGTTAAATGTGGTACAACGTAGATATACAGGATGGTGGTATACTCCATATATTTCTGATCCTGATTCTTTGCCAAAGGTGATTACATGAAACTAGCTGTATATACTATCTCCCTTAACGAAAGACATTTTGTAGAGCGTTGGTGTGACAGTGTCAAAGAAGCTGACTATCTAGTCGTAGCTGACACTGGCAGCACAGATGGCACTGTGGAGGCATTGCGAGAACGTGGTGTACAAGTAAGTGTTATTAAAATCAAACCTTGGAGGTTTGATGATGCACGCAACATGGCACTAGCATTGGTTCCAGAAGATGTTGATGTCTGTATCTCTATGGACATGGATGAGATGATGGCCCCCGGTTGGCGAGAAGAGCTGGAAAAACATTGGTTACCTGGCACAACAAGACTGCGCTATCATTATGTTCACAACTTTGATGCCAATGACCAACCACTTAGTCAATTCCTTGCAGACAAGCTGCATAGTAGATTTGGTTATCGATGGAAGCGTGCAGTGCATGAAACTATTTTTCCCATTGGTGATGAAAAAACCGTCGTAGCCCCCAGTGTTGTTATGTGGCACAAACAAGATCCTAGCAAAAGTCGTGGCCAATATCTACCCTTGCTGGAAACAAGCTACAAAGAGATGCCACGTGACAGTCAATTGTGCTATTGGTTGGCAAGAGAGTATGCTTGGTATAATCAGCCTGAAAATGCTGCTGAACATTTCCAAAAGTATCTTGCCATGCCTGAAAGTGGTTGGGCTGATGAACGGAGCGAGGCTATGAAGTGGTTAGCCAAATGTCTACCCCATGAAGAATTGAAGTGGCTGAGACTAAGTTCTGTTGAAAGTCCCACACGACGAGAAGTTTGGTTAAATCTAGCCGAATATTACTACAACAATGCTGATTGGCCCAATCTCTATGCGGCTGCTAAAGAAGGTTTGAAATGTGCTCACAAGAGCAACAGCTATCTTGATTATTCGCACGCTTGGGGAGGAAGAATGTATGATCTATGCGGATTAGGTGCTTGGAACCTCGGCCTAAAGGACGAAAGCCTCAGAATGTTTGAAGAAGCTGCACGTCTTGAGCCAGAAGATGGCCGCATCAAATCCAATTATGAGTTTGTGAAATCTGTCCTGGAGAACAAAGGATGACAAAATTGAAAATAGGCGTCTATGCTCCGGCATTGAACGAGAACAAAAATGCTGCTGCTTGGGCCCTGTCATGTGCAGATGCTGATTACCGAGTAGTAATAGATACAGGCAGCACAGATGATACAAAACAAATTTTACAAGAGAATAAAGTTTCTGTATATGATACATTGATCAGTCCTTGGCGTTTTGATGATGCATATAATATCGCAATGAGTTTGTTACCAGCTGATTGTGATGTATGCATTTGTCTTCATATGGATGAACGTCTTGATAACGGCTGGCGAGAACTGTTGGAAAAGTCATGGACACCAGAAACCACTAGACTTAGATATACATATATTTGGAATTGGTTGTCACCTGGTGTGCCTGGCCGCATCTGGAATGGAGATCGCATCCATGCGCGACGAGGTTTTCGATGGGTAGGTGCGACTCACGAAGGGTTATGCAGCCGTGTGCCTGAAGTTCAAACCAGTTGCCCCGAGCTGCGTATCCTCCACTACCCTGAATTCAAAAACAAAAACGGCGATCTACCATTGCTTCAGGAAGCAGTGAGAGAATATCCTCACGATGCACGCATGCGAGCTTATCTGGGCAGAGAATATATGTATCGAGGTATGAAGGAAGATTGCATCAAAACTTACAAAGAGTTCTTGACAATGCCTTGCTGGAATGTAGAGCGAGGATTTGCAATGCAAAACTTGGCATCAGTGGATGATGAAAACAAAGAGTTCTGGTTGAAGATGGCTACTATGGAAACTCCAAATCATAGAGAGCCATTGGTTGAGCTAGCTCGATATTATTATACAAAAGCCAATTGGGGTGAATGCTACAAACATGCTGTAAAAGCCCTAGAGATCACTCAACATCCAATGGACTACACTTGTAACGAAGACTCATGGAGTTGGTTACCACATGATCTTGCCAGCATAAGTGCTTGGAATTTGGGGTTAAGAACAGAAAGCTTAGATTACGCTTCCAAGGCGGTTGAACACAATTCAAATGATGGCAGACTAAAAAACAACCTTAAGATTATCCAAGATTGGTTTGACAGCAATGTGGAAAAATCAACAGAAACTGTTGTCTTAGTGCCCAACCTTCAAAATACAGACAATGATGTGGCAGTAGTCCTGAACGATAATGAGGCTACACTGGACTCAACTGAGGTCAATGAGTAGCGTTGGAATTCCGAGGAGGGCGCTTTTGTCGGTAGACAATGCGTCCTTTCGTCAAATCATATGCGCTTAGCTCTACGGTCACATGATCAAGATGATGGACATTGATGTTGTTGATTCTCAATTTGCCAGCCAAGTGAGCTAGTATTGTAAGTCCGTTTTCCAATTGTACTCTGAACAGACTGTTGGGACAAACTTCAATAACTGTGCCGTTGACTGTGATGTAATCTTCTTTGCTCATATAAGGTATTTAGGCAAGTCGTTATGTACCATCCTGATAGCCTTTTTCCTCAACACCATTAAGTGTAATATGAAAGCATTGACAGTTATTTTTGCATAGCTCCAGGGAGTCCAGTAGACTCATCTCAGAAGATGATTTAAGGCTTCAACCTATTATGAACAGCATCCACTACATAAGTTGGCGAACATGGCAAGAAGAGGAAGTTACTACTCCTTGGGTCTGGTATCCCTTACAACAGGGCCACATGTATAAAAAAAGAACATCCTGCAAGAGCTCATTGACTGTAACTGAGGAATTGGTAGCTGATGCGTTTCAAACCAAGAACCAATCACTGCTAGATGAAATCAACCAAAATTATATTCAAGATGTGGAGTTGGCTTCGTTTATTGTTGCCGAGTCAGAAAATCAAGCTGTGACTGAAATCTTGCAGTATTTTCCTGATGCGGAAATCACCCGTTGCCAGCAAATTGAACCTCAAACAAAACAACAGATACTAGAGCTGTTTGATCAAGCCATCAGAAAAAAAGAGCTGGGAAAATAATTCCCAGCTCAGGTAGTATCCAAGTTTTTTGTTTTTGAGGTTAAATCTTAACCTGTTTGGTGGCGCGGATAGCAGCCTCCTTGGTATGAGTAACAGCTACAGCCACCCACTGCTGGGGTACTGCAAGTCCGTTCTTCAGGTACCAATCACGGTCTGCTTCGGGGTGATCAATTTCTGCCCAGACAACAAAACGGTTATCAAAAGCACGCTGAGCGATATCAAAATTACGAGCCATTTTAGTCTTCTCCTATGCCGCAGCATTTTTTGGAGTTAACTTGTGAAAACCACTTTCACAAGATCGAGCACAACGCTCAATTCATTTATAGCGAAATATCTTCGCTACGTCAATACCATTTAAGTGCGCTAACCATCTGACCGCACACAACAGCAAAAGCCATGCTTACATTATGGCTTCGGATGACGCCGGTTTGAGGAATGCTCACAGCTTGGTCTACCATGTCAACATCCTTGAGAATGCTTTGTGGAATGCCGCTGTTCTCAGTGCCCATGATCAAGCACATGGTTCGACCAAGGCTGTTGGCATCTAGTAGGCTCTCATTCCAATCAAACTCATAAACATTGGTGCCTCCCTGCTCAACAAAAACAGGATAGAGCCTCTCCTGGTCCACATAACGCCAAAAGGCATCAGGATCGATAGTAACCCCATCCTCTAGGAGTCCTTGTACCCGGTCCACTTGGGTGTAATTTTGAGCTCCCACTAGGCCTCTGTTGTCAGTGCGTCGGCGACCAAACACATGCACCTTACGAGCCCCAAAAAGGTGACTGCTTCTGATAATGGTGCTAATGTTCAAGTCGCCCAGCACGTTGAGGCACAGAACTTCAAAATTTTTGAGGCTAGCTTGGGTTACATTCTTGAGCTCTTCAACTGTGAGAGTTTTTAGCTCATCATGCACGTTGAAGCCGTTGTTGCTCTCTGCAATAGCAGCATCACGCAGCAGTCGAACGTCAACCATCGTTTGTGCTCCATATCAAGGCAAAATGGGTAGCAGTTTCTTGACTGTCAAACCAAAAATGAGTGACATAACATCGCCAGGTATAGCGTGGCAGATTCTGCTGGCACCACTCTATTTGAGCATCCAACTGTTGTCGGTTACTCTGCACAGTGACAGGCTGGGGCAACAGCAGCTTTCTCTCACTTCACAAGTTCCACAAGGTCACTGTAGGCGCTGGCAATCTGACTGAAGCCCGCGTAGTGACCACGCTCATAGCTCTTCCAGTAGAGCAGCTCTGCTTTGGGATGACCCTTCATGCCATAATACTCTTCGAGATCATCTTGGAAAGGTGCAGCCAACTCGGCACATTGAGCTATGTATAGCTTATAAGCCACCTCGTGTTCGGGTAGAGCTACCTTCTCATAATGCGTGAGCGCATCAGCATATGCCTGAGCCTCTCCTGCACTGGGATTGGGACCCAGAGTAGGGCGTAGCGGGTGAACAGGACACGGGTCCTGATTATCATAAGCCCTAGCGGCAATTTTGTCCCACACTGTCATCTTCAGTTCCCATCTGCGAGAACGGCACCGATAACGATCAGTGCCACTAGAGCGGCAATTCCAAGCCCAATGAATAGGAAAAAGTAGCCTATGATATTAGCTACCATTCCTAGGCCATACACTGCGGCTATCACAGCCATAAGCAGAATAAACCACATTTTTTGCCGATCCTTTTTATCTGAGATCAACATAGCATCTGATATTTTATGATGCAATAGAAGATTTTCATATATTCATGTTCTGGGTGGTGTTGGAAGAGATCATACTCTCCCCAACGGCTAATTGGGGAGGTAAATTGTCTCAAGTGCCTGGTATGGCGCCGTATAGAGAGCATGATTTGGATGAATGTTTGGGAAAACCAAAAACTGGCGGTTGCTCGGTACCAGTATGCATTCACTACCTCGAACACAGGGTTCAGCAGCGGCAAACACAACCAAGGGCATCAGCTACCTTGAATTGCGTCCTGATCGATGAGAATGACCACCTCAGAGCGATCCTTTTTATGCGATGCATCACATCGCAAAGATAATTTTTCAACCTACTTTGTCACTTGGTTGTGTATTCCGGGTTCGCACTGGAGAGCATGTGTCAAGACAAACAGCGGTGCTTCCCGGTCCGGCGTATAGGGGCGCCGAGTTGTTTGCGTTCCTGATGGGTCACCATCCCTTCCGCCCGTGGACACATTACCACGATATCAAAACCTATAATAGTTCGTAGATTATAGGGGAGGTGACGCTAGTAACAACACTTAGAGGGGTGTTAACACTAAAAATTTTTGGAGGTTCCAATTTTCCACAACCAACTGCTCTCCCAGCTTGTGGACGCTGTAGGGCCCCGCTAATGCTTTTTCTAGAACTCTGCATTCGCTACTGCCTGATTCACTCAAATCCACCGGGCCTTGGGGCACAACATTTGTCAAGGTGTCTACCTGAAACGTTTTTCTGTATGCACGTTCAGAGAGAGTTAGTTGCCCATCTGCCCACGATACTTCTTTCAAGCTGCTATGTTTGAAGAACCTTTTGACATTTTGTTCGTCAGTGTTTTTGGTTTCACGTACATTGCAGTTTACAGTTTTTTTCAAATTTTTCTCAGTCAAGGGCACAATTTTGTCCTTGGGTAAGTTCACAGTAGTAAATTGCCAATCATCAATATTACATAGTTTTGTTATATCATTTAACAAGGAAATCAAAGCGTTAGGAAAGTCCAGTGTGCGATTGAGTTCAGCAAAGCATACGTAGTAACCGTCCTTTGTTGGGGCTGGACTTACATCAGTATCCAACACCATGTAAGGCGCTCTCTCAATAAAATTACTTAAATCGTGCGCAGCATCCGCTTCCAATGCATAAAATCCCACAACAACAGCTTCATCATCGCCAATTTTGGACTCATATTCATCCACAGTAACAAGCGGAAGTATCAACCCGTCCAAGTCACCTTTGCGCAGTCCTTCCTTCAGGTTCATGTATTCATCTCCAACCCAGGTGCCTGACCTTGCGCCATCTGGTCTTCAGCATTGTCCATGTCGGTGTCCTCTACCTCTTCATCGTAAATGTCTAGCATTTCAGGATCAAGAGTTTCAACAAAGCGGCGTGGTATTTTCATGTGAATAAGCCAAACCTTTTCTTTTTTCATTCGCGGCTTCTTGGTACCAGGTTCATAGTCATCAGGACTATGGATAGGCACAGGCACCGTTTGAAAAGTTTTTTCATATTGTATTTTGGTGCCATGTTGAGTAAGTCTCAACCCACCTTCAGGATCAGGCATGTGATGGTATGGGTATTTGAAGGTCACTTCAATCCAGTATTTTTTTACCAATGGGCCATTTACAAGCTCACCTTTGAACCAATTGTCAAATACATAGAGATTGTTGTTATCAAAGTAATCCTCAATATCCAGCATAACATCCAATAAGTCTTGTTTGGCTGTAAGCTTTTTGATTACTTCTTCAGCTTGATCTGAAAAATTTTCGAGAATTTTGTGAACCATAATACTAGAAGTGCCCAATTTTCCAGTATTTATGGTTCACAAAAGGTTGTTTAGTTTTCTCCGTACCAGTCCAGTATGGTATTGATTACTGGGTGGCGTTCAACATCTTGTTGTTGAAATTCAACAACAGCCACTCGTTTGTTTGGTTTGTATCGTTGTAAGAAATCTGTGAGACCATTTGATGTTCCCCTATCACTTTGTTTCGTATCTCCAGTCACAATCATCTTGCTGTTCTCACCAATTCGGGTCAGCGCAGAAACCATACTGAGTTTTGTAGTGTTCTGTGCCTCATCGAGGAGAATAATGCTGTTTTTCAATGTTCTGCCTCTTATGAAAGCCATAGGAAGCAGCTCTATCACATTGTTTTCCAGCATTGTAGCAATTTGTTTGGTTGAATAAAACTCTTCAAAAATCTCCAAGATTGGCCTAGTCCAAGGAGCCATTTTGGCAAAAATGTCACCAGGCAAAAAGCCAATGTCTTTGTCATCTAAACTGATATTTGGTCGGGTAATCACAATCTTGCTAACACTGCCATTTTTCAAGCATTGGATGGCATATAGTGTGCCAAGATATGATTTACCAGTACCTGCTGGACCAATGGCAAACACAATGTTTATGTTTGGGTCTTCCAGCTTTTCAATATAAGTTTCTTGACTGAGGTTTTTGGGAATCAACTCAACTTTTTGTTTGAGATGTTTAGTAAATTGCTCAAGTTCGATGATGTTGTTTCGAACATTTTTGTTGTCAAAAATGTTGCGATCTTCTCGAGGATTGGCTCTGTTAGAGCGTTTCAATCTTCTTTGCAAGTGGCGTTCCTCCAGTAGAGAGTTGGGCACCATGAGTATTTAAGCGTGACGCTTGATGACTGTTAAATCATGGATCAAAAACACAAATTGTGCCAACCCATAAATATGAAAAAACGCGATTAGTGTGGATATCCATGACCAGCAACATTAGACCAGACAGTATCAACACCAACTATCCTGTGGCCGGTTCTGACAATGAAAGTCAGGGTTTCAGAGACAATTTTGAGGCAATGAGAGTTCAACTTGCTGTTGCGGCTGCTGAAATCTCCAACCTACAAAATACCACAGTGAGGTTATCTGGACCTGTTCAAAGCAACAAGGTTGTTTTAACAAGCGATCCCAACGGCACCTTGGTTGTAACAAGATTCCAAAACAGCGATTTAGAAAACAGCATCCAATTCCCTGGGACTGGAGCTATCAGGGTTCCAGTGGGCTTGACGGCGCAACGGCCAGCAAGTAACCCACTTGCTCCCTCTACAGGTATGATCAGATTCAATACTGATTATAACAAGTTGGAATATTACAACGGCACAGCTTGGTACCTCTTGTCAGATGGTAGCCCTGGTCAAATTACACAAAATCAAGGTTTATTGAACGCAGTTGCCTTGGTTATCTACAATTTGCCATTTATTCGGGCGCAAGTTAATTCTTGGGTACAAGGCAATTATCCCCTGGGTTATTCTTTAACCCCCTCTCAACTGGAAAAATGCAGCAGAGACTTGACTACTATCCTGTTTGCTGTAATGAATGACACATTGCTGGGCTCTACTTATAACAGTGTTGCAGCTGGCAACGCTTACTGGAACGGTGTTACAAGTGTTTTAATTTATAATACACCTGCGCAGAAACAATTGACTGTTGATGCGTTAACTTATGCATTGAGTTTGGTTCAAAAAATCGTTGCTAATATCGCTATTGTACCAGATTATCCAGCTGTTGTACCACCCAGTCAAGTAATTATACCCAGCTTCAGTGGCGGCGTAGTAGCCTATGCTCCTATTGCCAGCAATATTGCGATTATCAATAATATTATCCTAACTGGACCCAGCACTGAATATGCCAACTTTGTTCCCACCTCGTTGGGAAATTTCAGCGCACAAACACTGGTATATTTGAACCTTGAATTCTTGAGTCAAGAAGTAGTTGGCTGGATCAACAACCAATTTCCAGCCCCTTACTTTTACGATCAAAACAAATGTGCTCGTGATGTGCAACTGATTGCCGCGTGTGTTATGAGCGATGTTTTGAGTGGCATCAATCTCAATAGCTACCTAGCTGGCAACAAATATTATGAGTCTGGGAAAACAGTAATACCTGGACAGGTAGAGGTTACTGTTGCGGCCTTGAACCATCTAAAAACCCTGATGAACGATGTGGTTACAAACACCTCAGTTGCACCTGTTTACAGTTTGGTGCCCCAAGTATTTGACATCGCCTACACTGATGGTGGACTTTGGACAAATGACATTGTTGCACGTATTGATCTTATCATCAACATTTTGGAGACAGGTCCACAACCCATTCCTGCACCGTCAGGCGGCCCTGCTGGTCCTGTTGGTGCAACCGGCCCAACCGGCCCCTTAGGAGGTCCCACCGGCCCAGCCGGACCAGGGGGCACACCTGGTGGACCCACACAAGCTGTTCAATTCAATAATGGGGGAACATTTGCTGGATCAGCAGATCTCAAATGGGACGGATCTAAACTCAACGCCAGTAAGCTGGCTGTAGACCAAGTTTTAATTGATAATGATGTAATCACCAACAGCTTGGCTACAGGTATTTTGAATTTGAATGCCAAAGGGCAAGTTACTAGCTTGAATATCAACAATCCTGGAAGCGGATACACACTTGTTCCAGCTATTACAATTGATCCACCACCACCTGGTGGCGTGCAAGCTGTTGCAGAAGCTGTTATGGGCGCTGTACCTATCGTTGTGCCCTGGGATCGTGGCGCTGGATATACGCCAGGCGACGCCTTGACAGTTCAAGGCGGAGTATTCTCTGCACCCACTTTGTTACAAGTGGAAACAGCTAGAATCAAGAGCATACTTGTTGATGCCAACAATGAAGGACGTGGGTATAAGCCCAATGATATTCTCACTGTCAGTGGTGGTGATGGACCAGCATCAGCTACTATTATTATCACTAGAGTCAAATTGATTGAACCACAAATAATTGCACAAGGTGTGGGATACATCACAGGTGAGGAAATCACTGTTTTTGGTGGTTCAGGCACACCTGCCACATCTATTATCTCAGCTGACCCCATTCAAATATCGGGGAAATATGATACAAACAATTTTGTTACAAATCCAGCAATCAAAACCTATACAGTTCCATTCACTATTGATCCATTGGATTATAGTGGCGTTACTGTTACGTTAAATGGCACGATTATCCTAGGGGCTGTATACAGCTTTGCGCCCAACGGCCTGCAAACAGATATCACATTCTTGCCAGCCTTTTCTCTGCAAGCTGGCGATGTAATTGGTGTATTTTACAATAGTTTCTCAGGTGACGGGGTTGAAACAAACTTTGATCTCAGCCGTGCAATTATACCAGCTGACTATTTTGATTTGTATGTGACTCTTGACAACGTGAAACAAACACTGGGTACAAACTACACAGTAAGTCAGCCCGCTAGTGTGACCAGGCTTACCTTTGTGAACCCTCCTAGTAATGGCTCAGTTATTTCTGTTATTTTGGGCGGACGTGTAACAGACATAACAATCAACAACTCAGGGTCTTATAGAGAACTGCCCAATATTGTGGCTAACCCCGCTGTTGGTGGCAGTGGCCGTGGCCTACTTACTGAATATCAAACAGCAGCCAAATACAGTGTTACTGAGAGCACTTGCCAACTCCAAAATCAAGGACCTTACTACACCCTGCCACCTTTGACCAATAACAAAGCCACTGGCGGCAGCGGTTACGGCGTTCAATTCAATATGGTGAGTGAGATCAACACTCTTATTATTACTGATCCTGGATACTATAGTTTCCTACCCACATTGCTGAACAACCCTGTAGTTGGTGGAACAGGAACTGGCGCTAGGGTAAATCTCAGCTACGGTCTGATTGCTGCCATAGTCAACAGCAGTGGTAGTGGATACACAAATACACCCAAAGCAATTGTGCAACCAAGCCCGTCTGGTAATACGGCTCGTGTAACACCTGTAATGACAGGCGCCAGAGTAAGTGTTGGTGATTTGGTAGTAACTGGCGTTAGCAAAGGTACTGCACCTGCTGTTACTAACGTAATTTGGGTAACAAAAGATGGTGATGACAACAATGATGGTTTGGCTGAAGACCGGGCAAAAAGAACCGTCAAAGCTGCTGCTGCAATCGCAAAACCATTTACAACAATTTTTGTCCGAAGCGGCAACTATTACGAAAACAACCCCATCTATTTGCCTGAGCGAGTGTCAGTTATTGGCGATAACTTGCGTAGAGTAAATCTCTTTTACAATAATCCTACAAAAGACTTCTTTTGGGTCAACAATGCCTGTTACATTGCAGGCGTGAGTTTCAGAGGTGGTAAGGCGCCAGGATTTGCTATCACCTATCCTCCTTTGGCAGGCGATCCCGATCTTCCTCCTGGTGTGCCTGGGGGAGCAGGAGTAATCAGCACAAGTCCTTATGTTCAAAACTGCACATGTTTTAACGAAACTGGCGGTGGGATGAAAGTGGATGGAAACCTTGCCAAAGGTTTGAAGAGTATGGTTTTGGATGGCTTCACTCAATATAACCAAGGCGGTCCTGGCATCTACATTACAAACCAAGGTTACGCACAGTTGGTGTCAATCTTCACTATCTGTACTACAATTGGCACATGGGTAGAAAATGGTGCAACATGCAGCATAAGCAACAGCAATACCAGCTTCGGAGATATTGGTATTTTGGCTGATGGCATAAGTCCCTATCTCTATGGCGGCAGAATCAAAGCTGGCACGGGACGATTCCGTGTTGATACTATTGACATCAAGAATATTATCCAACGTCCATTTGTGGGCCTTGTGGCTACTGTTGGTCCTGAGTTCAGCTATGTGAGCGAAATACAAGTAATTGATCAAGGACAGGGATATACTAGTACACCCCTAGTGCTGTTGGATCCACCAATTGGTTACGCAAGACAGCGTGCTGAATTTCAAGCAGTAGTAACAAGTGGAGCTATTACCGCGTTGAATAATATAGAAAAAGGATCTGGTTATACAGGCGGCGCATACGCAACAATTTACGATCCCAGTGGTACTGGAGCAATTATTGGTGCGGTGATTTACAGTTGCAGAAGCGATATAGCTAGCGGAGTGGCTATTTTGAATGGTGGTCGCGGTTATGCACTTAACGACACCATAACAATTAGTGGAGGAACTTTCCCAAATCTGCAAGTGAATACGCCAGTGTTGCTTCAAGTAGCTGCTGTAGGTTTGGGAGGTGCAGTAACATCAGTTTTTGTGATTGATGAAGGCGAATACACAGACCTCCCTATAGTTTCTGGTGCGGCTACCACTAGCAGCGGCATAGGAACTGGATTCAGTTGCAGTATCAATTTTGGCGTAAACAGTATAAATCTCGCCAGCAGTGGCACAGGTTACACAAGCCCCACTGTTACTATAAGTGGTGGCGGTGGCATCACAGCCAAAGGTCGTGCAGAGTATGACAACACAACTGGCACAATTCGTGAAGTCACACTCATAAGTCAGGGCGGTGGTTATATAGCTCAACCCATTGTCACTATTGAGGGTGGTGGAGGATCAGGTAATGGCGACACTGGTGCAACAGCTATTACTGAGGTAACAGCTGGTGTTGTCACAAATATACGGATTACAAATCCAGGATCAAACTTTGTAATTGACCCCACTGTGCGCTTCTCAGGAGGCGGGGGCGCTGGTGCCAAAGCTGGCCAAATTTGGTATCAAGCTGTTGGTGCTAGCGTAAACAGTGTCTTTACAACCTCAAACAACACCTATTTCAATGGTGGGCAAGGCTATCAAATAAATGACCTGCTCGAGGTGGTTGGAGGAGAAGGCACGGCGAGAACTCGTGTCCGAGTAGTTGCTGTCGCATCAAATGGATTTACGTCTGGTATTGTAACAAGAGTTGTTATTGACACAGCTGGCAAATATTCAAAGATGCCTACACTAAATGGCGTTGAAACTCAGTATGTTCTCAGTGGAAGTGGCACAGGATGCTTACTTGATCTCAGTATGGGCCTTGCAGCTATTGATCTAGCAAGCGGCGGTAACAGTTACAGTGCTGGTCCTCGAGTAAGATTCCAAGGTGGTGATGCTGAAAGCTTCAGCTTTTTGACTGCTAAGGCAGCAGTCAGTCCTATTGACACAGCAAATACATTGCTAGCTATCACATATGCTAGAGACTGGGCATATAATCTGATTGATAACAACCCAACCCCACCTGCCGGATATGTTGGCAGTCCTTATCAAGCTACTGAGCTGCCTGTTGTTGATCCAGCTTTGCCCAACGGATTGGATGCCACAACTGGGGTGACTGCGTTCTTTACAAATACAAGTCAAATAATAAATTACGGGACAAGCCTGAGTCCTTACGACAATGCCAGTAGCTTGCTGCTCCTGAACAAAGCCTTCTTACAAGCAGAGGTATTGGCTTATGTGAATTGGCAGTATCCAGGATTCTTCAACGCATTAGCTGGTGGTAATCCCACAGAGGCAGCTAGACTACAAGCACTATGCAGCAGAGATGTTGGATACATTGTTGATGCTCTCTCAATTGACTGTTCAACTGGCGGCTTTGTAAGAAGTATACGAGCAGGACAATCTTACTGGAATGGGATAGTCAGTAAGCTTCCAGGACAAGCTGCGGAAACTATTGATGCGATCAATTATATCTTGGCATGGGGGTTGAATCTTATCAACAATATATCAACTCCACCAGGTGCGTACCCAGGTGCACCTTTCCAAACAGCAGTGACCGCAAGTGTCAATCCAGTGCTTACAAATGGAGTGTATGCTGCCTCTAACTTAACAGCAGCAGTGAATGTTATCACCAACTTGATCTCCAACGGCCTGCCATTTACAGGATATAATAGTGCAAGTGCTCTTTTGAAAGCCAATTATGCATTCTTACAAGCTGAAGTAACAGCATATGCAAATACTTTGGTGTCTATGACTACAGATGAGAAAGCTAATTTTGCCAAACTCATTGGCCAAGTTATTGACAGCGTCAGTGGTGATATCATTGGGGCTGGGGGTACTCCTGCTATTGCTGAGGCTAAATTGTATCCAAAATACTACACTATAAGTAGTGCCACGCCGTTGGTAATAAATGGGGGCCCTGTAATACCAGCACCATTGGCAGCAAGCCTTAGTTTCAGAAGTGGCCAACGCTATTGGGATGGTGTAACCAGTTTGATACCTGGTCAATCAACACAAACTATTCAGGCCATAAATTTCGCCAAGAGTCTAAGTCAAAACATAGTTCAAAACACTGCTGTTGTTCCGCTGCAAGTTTCTGTAGCACAAGTTACAAATGGAAGTTTGAGTGGTGGAGCAGCTACTTTGAATGGCGTAACAGCATTTTTCGACCATATAACCACATTTATTAACGATGGCTTAAGTGTAGCCAATATAAGATATACCCATGCAGGACTGCTCCTACAGGCCAACAGAGCATTCCTCCAAGCTGAAATTGGTGCATGGGTAAGTATTACCTATCCTGGATTTTTATCACCCGCACAACTGACACTGTGTGAACGAGATGTGGGATTGATTGTAGATGGCATGACACTTGATGCAACAAAAGGTGGAGTAATTGAGGCCTTGCGTAGTGGTAGAAATTACTGGAACGGTGTAACCAGCTTGATTGGTGGGCAAGAAAGTCAAACCATCGCTGCTTTGACCCAACTACGCACGTTGGTTATGGACGTTATCACCAATAGTGCAATTATACCTATCCAGGGGGTTGTGCCACAAGTAGTCAACCCAGCATTAAATTATGGCAGTTATAGCTCACAAAACTTGGAAGCCTCTTTTGATGTATTGATCAGCACAATAAACCCCCTCTATGGTCCCAAAAATCTACGCTGGAATAATTCCAGTCAATTGTTACGATTGAACAAGCAATTTATTCAAGCAGAAGTAACGCAATATGTGTTGAATACTTTTGGTCCAGGGTTCTTAACAGCTGATCAACTGAGCTTGTGTACACGTGACACTGGATTTATTGTGGATGCAGTAGCAGCTGATTTAGTAGGAGCCGGTGGGTCACTGCTCAGCGATACTGTGGAAAACGAAACAACTGTCACACTTGAAGAAGTTACAGACTATGCACCTTTGGATGATGAAACTGTAAACTTTTATCAAGTAAGTGTTGCATCTGCATCCAGTCACACTTTTGAATATGTGGGCGCAGGAACAGATATCAACACCTGCTTGCCTCAGTTAGGTGGTGTACCTATACAGGAAAACGAAGTTGTAATGAGACGCGGTGGGAGAATTTACTACACTAGCACCGATCACAAAGGTGACTTCCGTATTGGCGAAGGATTAGTTATCAATCAGAATACTGGCACACTTAGTGGACGTGTGTTTGCCAAAAGCTTGTTTGGCCTTGTAACACCATTTATTTTGAGTATTGAGTCTAGTGGTTAAGACAAGGTAGTTGACATACCTATAAATACCCAGTCGTATAGCGTTATTTTGTGGAGGTTCCTATGGCTGTTTTGCCGCTGAATACTTTTAGAACTATTACAAGAAGAATCACAGCCGTAGGTCCTGCTTCTTTTGAGGAAATCTATACATGTCCTGTAGGTGTAACAGCAATTGTTCTTTTGGCCCAAATTTCCAATGTGGGTAATGTTACTGCAAAAGTAAGTTTTGCTCATGTGAAAGATATTACAGTTACTTTCTTGGTCCGTAATGCCAAAATTCCCATTGAGGACGCTTTGAGTGTTTTGACTGGCCGCCTCGTGCTTGAAGAAGGACACAGAGTGAGAGTTTTCACAGATGCTGCTGGGGCCAATAATTTAGATGTAGTCCTAAGTATTGTGGAAAGCGCCAACACATAATGAATTTTTCCAGGACTAGATACCAAAAGTCAAAATACCATCTTGCACCTAAATATCCCACTATTGGCACGGTTGTAGAGATAAAGAATGACTAAACTTATAAGTGGGCGAGTCGTTGTAAAAACCCCTCTTGAGGTAGCGAGTGATCTTTCACGGTATGAATTTCTCGGACTGGCTCAAGCTGAGCCCAATCTAGGTATTCCACCTCCTGACGCTGGACAACCAGGGAAAGACTACTTTTTATTCAGCTATCCAGACGGCACTAGAGAATGGAGACTGCCTACCGGGACTACAGGGCCAACAGGCCCTACTGGACCTACTGGTCCCACTGGTCCCACCGGTCCTACTGGACCGACCGGCCCTACGGGCCCTACGGGTCCTACTGGTCCAACAGGCCCCACTGGTCCAACAGGCCCCACTGGGCCAACTGGTCCTACTGGCCCCACTGGGCCAACTGGTCCTACTGGCCCCACTGGGCCAACTGGTCCCACCGGCCCTACGGGTCCTACTGGTCCAACAGGCCCCACTGGTCCAACCGGGCCTACAGGTCCAACTGGGCCCACCGGCCCTACGGGTCCAACTGGACCAACTGGCCCAACTGGTCCCACTGGCCCTACTGGTCCAACAGGCCCCACTGGTCCAACAGGCCCCACTGGGCCGACAGGGCCAACAGGCCCCACTGGTCCCACCGGTCCCACCGGCCCTACGGGTCCTACTGGTCCAACAGGCCCCACTGGTCCAACCGGGCCTACAGGTCCAACTGGGCCTACAGGTCCAACTGGACCAACTGGGCCCACAGGTCCAACTGGAAGTTTTGGTCCAACTGGCCCAACTGGACCAACTGGTCCTACTGGGCCTACAGGGCCTACAGGTCCAACGGGAGGAATTGGACCAACAGGTATAGGAGCTACAGGACCAACTGGTCCACTTGGGGGTCCACCTGGCCCCGTAGGTGATACAGGACCAACTGGTCCACTTGGGGGTCCACCTGGCCCCGTAGGTGATACAGGACCAACTGGTCCTATATCGACTGGTCCTACAGGTGAGACTGGTCCTACAGGCCCAACTGGTGAACAAGGACCAACTGGAGATACTGGTCCTACTGGAGATACTGGTCCTACTGGAGATACTGGTCCTACTGGAGATACTGGTCCTACTGGAGATACTGGTCCTACTGGAGATACTGGCCCCACTGGTCCAACTGGCGATACTGGTCCAACTGGCGATACTGGTCCTACAGGAGACACCGGACCAACTGGTGAACAAGGACCAACAGGCAATACTGGTCCTACTGGTCCTACTGGAGATACAGGCCCCACAGGTCCAACTGGTCAGCAAGGGCCTACTGGAGATACAGGACCAACTGGTGAACAAGGAGCAACTGGCGATACGGGTACTACAGGGCCTACAGGACCATCCGGTCAGACTGGCCCCACAGGATCAGGACCTACGGGTGATACTGGTCCTACTGGACATACAGGTCCCACTGGACCTATAGGTACTGGAACTACTGGTGCAACTGGCAACACTGGTCCCACCGGCCCTATTGGGACGGGACCCACAGGCAGCGCCGGACCTACTGGTCCTAATGGTACAGGACCTACTGGTCCTATAGCAACAGGGCCTACAGGCCCAACTGGTCCTCTAGGAGGGCCCCCAGGGCCCAAAGGTGATACTGGTGCCACAGGACGTACTGGTCCTACTGGTCAAGGCCGTACTGGACCCACTGGCCCTTCAGGTGCAACTGGATCTGGGGCCACAGGCCCAACAGGACCCCGCGGACCTCTTGGCTTGCAGGGTGTACAAGGATCTCCTGGTATCCAAGGTCCGCAAGGATTTACAGGCGCCGATGGTGAAACTGGTCCTACTGGCCCATTGGGCGGACCACCTGGTCCTACAGGAGATACCGGTCCTACAGGTGAGACAGGACCAACTGGCCAAACAGGAAGTACTGGTCCAATTGGACCAACAGGCCCTACAGGTGAGACTGGTCCTACAGGAACTACAGGTGTTACTGGTCCTACAGGAACTACAGGTGCTACTGGACCCAAGGCCACTGGCCCCACTGGCCCCACAGGTGAAACAGGGACTACTGGCCCTACTGGGCCTACTGGACCAGAAATAACTGGCCCCACTGGCCCCACAGGTGAAACAGGGACTACTGGCCCTACTGGGCCTACTGGACCAGAAATAACTGGGCCTACAGGCCCCACAGGTGAAACAGGTCCTACTGGTCCAATTGCTACAGGACCAACTGGTGAAACAGGACCAACTGGCGAAACAGGGCCAACTGGACCAATAGCTACAGGACCTACAGGACCAACGGGTGAAACAGGCACTACGGGGCCAACAGGCCCTACTGGTCCTACTGGTGAAACAGGCCCAACTGGTGAAACAGGACCAACTGGTGAAACAGGACCAACTGGACCTATAGCTACAGGCCCCACTGGTCCTACCGGCCCCACAGGTGAAACAGGCACAACAGGTCCAACTGGTGAAACAGGTCCAACAGGCCCCACTGGTGAAACAGGTCCAACTGGTCCTACAGGCCCCACAGGTGAAACAGGCACAACAGGTCCAACTGGTGAAACAGGCCCAACAGGACCTATAGCTACAGGCCCAACAGGGCACACAGGAGAAAGTGCTACTGGACCAACCGGCCCAACAGGACCAATTGTTACTGGACCAACAGGCCCCACTGGTGAAACAGGCACAACAGGTCCAACTGGCCCCACTGGTGAAACAGGCACAACAGGTCCAACTGGTCCAACTGGTGAAACAGGCACAACAGGTCCAACTGGTCCAACTGGTAGAACCGGACCCACTGGCCCTACTGGTGAAACAGGCCCAACAGGACCTATAGCTACAGGCCCGACAGGGCACACAGGAGAAAGTGCTACTGGACCAACTGGTCCAACAGGACCAATTGTTACTGGACCAACAGGTCCAACAGGCACAACTGGTGAAACAGGCACAACAGGTCCAACTGGCCCAACTGGTGTAACAGGCACAACTGGTCCAACTGGTGTAACAGGACCAACAGGACCAACAGGCACAACGGGTGTAACAGGACCAACAGGACCAACAGGCACAACTGGTCCCACAGGTCCTAGCGTTACTGGGACCACAGGTGATACTGGTCCAACTGGCCCTACAGGCACAACTGGTCCAACCGGCCCTACAGGCACAACTGGTCCAACCGGCCCTACAGGCACAACTGGTCCAACTGGCTCTAGTCTAACAGGTGAAACTGGCCCAACAGGTCCAACAGGCACAACTGGCCCCACAGGCCCAAGTGTAACAGGCACAACTGGTAATACAGGCCCAACTGGTGAAACCGGCCCTACTGGCACAACTGGGCCAACGGGACCAAGCTTTACGGGAACTACTGGTAATACAGGACCAACTGGCGAAACTGGCCCAACTGGTCCAACAGGCACAACTGGGCCAACGGGACCAAGCTTTACGGGAACTACTGGTAATACAGGACCAACTGGCACTACTGGCACTACTGGAACTACAGGCCCAACTGGGCCGGTTGGTCCTACTGGTTCCACTGGCACTACTGGCCCAGCAGGACCCAGCACTGTGATTAACGCAACAGATACTACAACCAATGCAACGTATTATCCATTATTCGTATCAACTGCTGGTACAGATGATACTCCGCGCATCAGAAGTACTGCCACAGCATTTACATTTAACCCTGGCACAGGAGAAGTAAGTGCTGTAGATTTCAACAGCCTTAGTGATAGAACATTGAAAACAAATATTGTTGAACTTTCTGACTCATGGGCTATCTTGTCTCAGTTGAAACCAGTGAGCTTTGATTGGCTTCATACAGAAAAAAGTAGTTTTGGCTTTGTTGCGCAAGAGGTTGAACAAATATTGCCAAGTATTATCAGCAACACCAGCCAAGGCAAAACAGTAGCATATCTACAGCTGATTCCACTACTGGTAAAACACTTGCAGGATCAAACACATCAAGTTGCTAAACTACAAGGTGTAATTGATACTCTACGCAAAACTCTAGCAGGCGACTCATAACAGTCGCCTGCTAGATATTGACCTTCTGAATGAAAACAACTATCTCATTATATGAGATATAGTATTGTTATACCCACTTATAATCACTGTGAAGACCTACTCAAGCCCTGTTTAGAGTCAATTTTTAGATATTCGCACATGCGAGATATAGAATTGATCATTTCAGCCAATGGCTGTGTTGATAATACTAAAACCTATCTAACCAACTTACAAAAACAATTTCAAGTGCTGGGAATGGAGGATCATTTCAAAATTGTTTGGAATGACGCCCCATTGGGATTTTCCAAAGCCACTAATGTAGGCATAAGAGAAGCCTCTTGTGATCTAGTTGTATTACTAAGTAATGATGTAACTTTGCTGGGTCAAGAAAAAGGCACTTGGTTGTCTAGGCTGGTCTTGCCCTTTGAAACAAATGTGCGATGCGGTATTTCGTGCACAAACAAAATGTATAGTGAACATGCAGGCCGTGATTTTGCTATTTTCTTTTGTGTGATGATTCACAAAAAAGTTTTTGAAAAAATAGGCTTGTTGAATGAAGACTATGGTGTTGGTAGCGGAGAAGATATTGAATTTTCCATTGAGGCTGAAAACGCAGGATTTGAAGTAATTGAAGTGGCGCAAAACACCATGGACTATAATTTAAAAATGTGGTTAAGTGATTTTCCTTTATACCACAAAGGTGAAGGCACAGTTCATGATCCATCACTTGTGCCGGATTGGGATAATATTTTCACTGGGAACATGATCAAGGTTGCGCAAAAATATAATCCCGCTTGGGTGGAAGCCAACGCTGCCCAATTCTCTTGGCAACTGCTTCAAGAAACATTGCCTAAATTTCATAAACCAATTAGCCTGCTCAAAAAGTTGAATAATGTGTTATTTGATGAAATATTCAAAATAAATTGTTATCATGTTCTGCCAAATGAGTTTGAAGGCAATATTGTTGTAGATATTGGTGCTCATATTGGCACATTTAGCATATTCAGTCTCATTCATGGTGCCACAAAAGTCTTGGCTATAGAGGCTAACCCCAAAGTCTACTCCACACATTTAGCAGATGTAGTAAGCTCTTTGCCTCAAATACAGATAGATAATCTTGCTGTTACAGATCAAGAAGACATATTGGTATCAATCAAAGATGATGATGTCAACAGCCAGCTCCAACCCTATGATCCAAAAAATCTGTCTGTGAAAACCATAACCTTACTTTCTCTGTTAAAAAAACACAATATTGAGGGAACTGAATTGGTTTTGAAACTGGATATTGAAGGGCATGAATTCAATGTATTACTGAATACACCAATTGAAGTTTTGAGCCGCTTCAAAACCATTTTTGTGGAAGTTCACAATGACATGAATCCCAACTCCAATTTCAGGGATATCAAAAGAATTGCAGAACATCTTGAAAACAATGGTTTCAAGAAAACATTTGAAATACCCTTGTTGTGGTTTGGCATAGATGGCACAGTAACGCAAACTGGTGTATGGAATGAGAAGTACGAAAGAGTGAAAATATGAAAAAAGGAGTCTTGTGCAGCATTACTACTCGAGGCAGATACCACAGCACACTGGCCATGAGCATCATGAGTGTGGCAACTCAAACAGAACTACCTGACCACTTGGTCATATTTGATGACAATGACCCTACTGAGGATATTAGAGAGATACCTACTCTACGCCATGTTCTGTGCATCTTGGAAGAGAAAAAACTGTCTTGGGAAGTAATTTTTGGGCGGAAACAGGGTCCGCATCATAACCATCAGATTGCCAATCGTATGGGGTTTGAATGGGTGTGGCGTCTAGATGACGACGCTGTGGCTGAACCCAATGCATTGAAAATCTTTAAAAGTCATCTAAATGCCAACACTGGTGCGGTAGGAGGTAGTATACTCACACCACCATTTTTGAAAAATACCAACGCCACTGGTTCCATTGATAAAGTTGAAGAACAAAGCATTCAATGGGATTACATTGCTGAGAAAAAAGCTGTTGATCATTTGCATTGTAGTTTCGTGTATCGAGCAGGCATACATGACTACAATTTGGGCTTAAGTCCAGTGGGGTTCCGAGAAGAAACCCTGTTCACATGGGGTTTGAAACAAAAGGGCTTTGATATCTTCATTGTACCTGGTGTAATAACATGGCATTTGAAAAATCCTGTTGGTGGAATAAGACAACAAGATGAATTGATGTATTCCAAAGATGATGCTATTTTCCGCAATCATTTACATTATAGAGACCATACTATGGTAGTGCTTGACTGCGGTATGGGTGATCATGTTGTGTTCCAGAAAGTTCTTCCTTTGTTAAAAAATCCAGTTGTGTTTTCCTGTTATCCAGAAATCGTAGCAGGACGCAGTATTGGTGAGGCAGTGCATTTGTTTGGTGACATAAGTTACTTAAACGTATACCAAAAAATGGAACAGTGGAATTGGACTGAAAGCTTGGAAAAGGCCTATCGCAAACTGTATGGAGTTGACAATTGATTCTGATCGCGCCCTGGAGTAAACCATTACGTAATGGCCAAACCAATCCCAAAAACTATCCCTACTGGGGTGACCTAGTGAAATTATTACCACCACCAGTGGTGCAAGTGGGGGTGGATGGCGAACTTCAATTGGTTGAAGATTTCCGCAAAAATTTAAATCTGAAAGATTTGGCTCAACTGATTCTGGCATGCAATACATGGATCTCTGTGGACACATTTTTTCAACACTATGCATGGAGTTTAGGCAAAAAAGGTGTAGTAGTGTGGGGACAAAGTGATCCCAACATCTATGGTCATGCCGAAAATGAGAATCTACTCCTGAACCGTAGTTTTTTAACAAGTAATCAATTTTTGATGTGGGAAATGATCCCCTATCGCAATGATTGCTGGGTAGACCCAAAAACAGTATTGGAAAGTGTTCAAAAGTCTCAAGGGATGGGTGGCTTCGAGAACATGGGATAAATATTGCAGACGGTTCATACTAGGAATATCACTCAATGGCTAACACTACTCCTAAAATATTTAACCAGCTGCGCCCTTTGAATACTGCTGTTCCCAGTCAGTTGTATAGCGTGCCCTTGCAAAGACAAGCCCAAATAACACTGTTTGTGGCAAATCAAGGAAATACCAGCGAGTTTTTCCGAATAGCATTAGTACCAGACGGACAAAGCTTGACTACTGCCCGGTATATTGCATTTGATACACCCTTGATAGGCAACGGAGTATTTGCTGTGACAGGCATTGGTTTGGATTCAGGTGATAGTATATTTGTCAAGAGTGCAATAGGCAACTTAAGCTTTACTGCCACCGGAATTGAATTTAGCCCTTAAAATACAACACAGCACATATTGGTAAACCTACAGATGCTGTCTAATGTGTGAGATTATTCCATTCCCAAATAAGCGTGCTGCAAAAGTCAATAACCATTTTTCTGTGGAACAAGTTGAGCCCACTGGCTATATACCAGTCAAAAAAATTGACTTTACATGTCCTTCCTGCCAAACTCAAACAAGCTTTTCATTTAATAATATCATTTTTCGTACTCTGCAATTTTATTGCAGTAAATGTGGTGCAGGATGGAAGGTAACAAACAAACTATTCGCTGGTTTAATTGAAAAAGAAAACAAACCACCATGACACACCCCCTAATAAATGATTTGACTGCTGTCTCTTTTGAAGAGTTGGAAAAAAGAAAAAATGATATTTTAAGCAGGATGCAAAGGCTAAGAATCTGGGGGCAAGGCAGTAGTGAAATATGGGACCAGTTTCAAAGTATCCTAGGCAGTTTGGATTTAGAGATGGAACAAAGACTGTCAGCTCAGGACACTGCAAAAAATCCTTCCAAAAATGTTATTGTAAATACTGACCCCTTGGAAGAAGAGTTAGAAGACCTTTCCAAACAAAAGCGTGGTCCAAAACAGTATACTATACTATAATTATGAATAACGACCTTGTAGTTTTTGACAATGAAGGAACTCCTTTTGTGAGTGGTCAAGGAATTATTGAATTGGCGTATCAAAACAAGCTGGATAATATTTTTGAGTGGCAAGATTCACCAGCAAAAAGTGCATTCTTGCAGCAATGTGAAAAACTAGATTATTGGCCTATCCCCAGTCATGCATCTGATCCAAAAAAGCGTGACTGGTTTACGCCTGAGGAATACACATGCATTGATTTGAAACAGTATTGTCTAACAAGATGTGTTAACAAAGAACAAACGCAACGAGCACTTCTGGAACTGGGACTCATATCTTCACTAAATGCTGAACCCATCTTCCATCATTTGATCTATCTTGTAGATACTTGGAGGAGTCACGGGTTAGTGTGGGGAGTAGGCAGAGGGAGTAGCGTAAGCTGTTTTGTGCTATATCTTATTGGCGTTAACAAAATCAATCCCTTAGACTATGATCTTGACTACCAGGAATTTTTCAAAATTAAATACTAATTTTACAGTGAGCAAGGAACCATAATGGCCGGACATTTTAGACGTCAACACAGAAGTATGCGGGGAGAAATTATAGATTTTTCAGCCTTGAGCTTACAAAATCAGCAACAAGTTGCATTAGGAAATGCACGCATGAATGCAAAGGGTGACATTCTTGGCGAGGGGGGTATCATTTTGAAAACACAAGAACAGGTTGAAGCTGAATGGGCTGCGGCTAGAGCCATGTCACAAACTTTTACTGCTGATATCAAAAGCGAACAACCTCTCTCACAAGCAGCACCTCCTCCTATGCCTACCCCAAGAGCAGCTACTTTGCCTGATGTTGAGTTTCCCACAATTCAAGAACTAGTGGGATCTGGAGTTATTACACCAACACCAAAACGGAAAATTGCAGAAAAAGATGACTAATTTTGAACCTTTTGATTGGCACACAGAGGGTGAGATTCGCCCATTGCCTAATCGAGTCCTAGTGCATAACATGGAACATGGTGAGCGTCGAACCAAAAGTGGTCTCATAATTGGTGACGACGATGGGAAAGAGCGTGGCGTACGTCCACGCTGGGCTACAGTTTATTCAGTAGGCAAGGACGTAGATGATGTCAAAAAGGGAGATCGTGTGCTGATCTCTCACGGTCGCTGGAGCCGTGGAGTGTCTGTGGCTGCTCCTGATGGCGAAATCACAGTTGTGAGAATGGTAGAGCCAGAAAGCATTCTCCTTGTAGAGGACTGTTGACACAGTTTTCTCTACACTACAAACTCATGTGTATATGAAATTGCATGAGGGCAAGATGAGCAAAAAGCTTTGGGTACAACAATATCGACCAAGCCAACTTAGTGAGTATGTTTGGAGTAACAGTGCTCAGAAAGCCCAAGTGGAAACTTGGGTAGCTGAGCGCCATCTGCCTAATCTATTGCTAATTGGGCATCCAGGAATTGGTAAGACTGCACTAGCTATGATGCTGATGAGAGAGCTGGATGTAGATAATTCAGATATCAAGTTTGTAAATGGATCTACAACAAATGGTATCGACTTTGTACGTGATCTTGAAAACTTTGTGTCTACTATGCCCATGGGCGAGTTTCGTTATGTGATTATCGACGAAGCTGACGGTCTAACTGTCGCAGCGCAATCAGGATTGCGCAACATGGTTGAGACCTACAGTGATGGGGCACGTTTCATTCTCACTGCTAATTATGGTCACAAAATCATTCCAGCACTCAAGAGCAGGTGCCAAACATTTGAAATCCAAAGCCTTGAACGCGATCAGTTTGTAGAGCGCATTGCTACAGTTCTTATGAGCGAAGGCATTGATCTCACTGAACATAATTTTGAGATTCTGGATGATTACGTATCAGCATGCTATCCTGATCTACGCAAGTGTATCAACATGCTGCAACAAAACTGCATCAACAAAACACTACAACGACCAGGTGAAGGCACTGCTAGCGCCACAAGCGACTACATCGTGCAAGCTGTTGGACTGTTCCGCGAAGGCAAGATTCAAGAAGCCAGAAAGCTGTTGGCACCCAAGCTGCAAGGTGCTGAATTTGAAGAAGCTTATCGACTTTTGTATCAAAATCTCAACTGGTGGGGTCCAAGTGATAAACAACAGAATGCAGCGATTGTTATCATTGCTAACCGGCTGAGAGACCATGCCATGTGTGCTGATCCTGAGATCAATTTTTCAGCATGTTTGATTGAACTCAGCAGTGTGGCAAATGAGGGCTAAGCCCTCACTATCAAGTTCCAATTACCCACAAGTGGCAGAAAACTTGTTAAATCAATTGAACATGCGCTGGTACTTGTGAGCGTAATGCTATCAGGTGTTATTACTTGGCTCAAATTGTTGCTTACCTGCACCAAAACTATTTTCTGTCCCAGGTTATGAGCTACTGGGAGCACACCTCCCACTAAGTCCGCAGCTACAAAACTTTGACGAAACACCAAACCCACTGTGGAGATAATTACTGGACTTGTGCCTGAATCAATAAGCACTGGTCCAGATACTACATCGCCAGTAATCAAGATTGTTTTGCCTTGAAGATTTTCAATCTCTGTTTTGATAGTGGAGAAATTGTCTCGAAAGCCTTTTGAGCTTTGATCAATACCAGGAACTGGAAAATTGGGATTTACTCTGCTGATTACTGCCATTATGTTTCAATCTGTAAGAGGGTAATTGTCACTGTAATTGCTGTCGACCCACCACTTAAATTTGTAACTGCAATGGGGATCAATGTAGTAGGAGGAGATTCATTGCTGAAACCAAATACAGCTGGGCTCAATAATTTTGTTTCAGCACCAGCAGTGGTTATCTCTGTAATAACGCCACCGTAGGCTGGTGCTGGTGAAGGCAGCACTCGACTTGCATCAGCTGTTCTTGCTGCCACATCAGTGTAAATTCGAACCCAACAGGCGGCTGTAACAGTGATTTTGTATAAGGAATAGCCTTTGAACCCTGTCATGCTGTTATTACCAGTAGCATTATCTGCAAGGACAGAGGTGGTAACACTGGATATGGTGCGACTATACGTAGTAGCTGTTGATGCATTTACGGTTGCGATACCGCCAGCTATTGTTGCATTTAGATTAGTATTGAAATTGATTGTTGTAGCTGAGCCCAATGGTGCACCAGCAGCTTGAACTTGTACTGCGGCAGTACCTGTTGGCCCTGTTGTGCCAGTTGTGCCAATATTGCCGGTAGGGCCTGTTCTGCCTGTGGGACCTGTGGGTCCAGTAACGCCAGTTTCTCCTGTGGGCCCTGTGGGTCCAGTCGTGCCTGTTGGACCTATAGGTCCAGTGTCACCTGTTGAACCAGTTGGTCCTGTAGAGCCAGTGTCTCCTGTGGCTCCTGTATTGACCGCAGTGCCAGCCACACCTGTGGGACCACTTGGTCCAGTATCGCCCAAAGGTCCAGTCGTTCCAGTGGGACCAGTGTCGCCTGTGGAACCAGTTGGCCCAGTTGAGCCAGTAACACCAGTTACACCAGTGGGACCAGTTACACTGGGTCCAGTAGAACCAGTAGTACCTGTGGGACCAGTGGCACCGGTTGCACCTGTGGGGCCCGTTCCTTGAGGTCCTGTAGAGCCTGTGGAACCAGTTGGTCCTGTCACACCTGTAGAGCCTGTAGCCCCTTGTATGCCAGTTAGGCCAGTAGGCCCAGTTGTTCCAGTAGCACCTGTGTTAGTTGCACTTCCTGGAACGCCAGTAGACCCGGTGTCTCCTTTGGGTCCTTGCGGTCCTTGTGGCCCTGGTACGAAACTCGCTGGCCCGGTTACTCCTGTTGGTCCAGTTATACCAATTCCTGTTGGCCCAGTTCGCCCAGTTGGGCCTATAATTGACTGTCCTGTTGGACCAAGCAATGCTGGACCTGTGGGACCAGTTGTGGCTACGCCTGTTGGACCTGTAGTGCCTTGTGGTCCAGTCTCACTTAGTCCTTGTGGCCCAGTGCCGCCAGGAGGACCCTTTATTTCGCCCACATTGGTCCAGTTTGTGCCAGTCCAAACCCAAAGATTACCTGTGCTGGATTCAACATACGCATCTCCCAGCAATGCTGTGCCGTTACTGGGCCACCCTGGTATTTGGTAATAATAAACAACTGTACCAATAATTCTTACGCCTGTGCCAGCAGATCCGGTTGGTCCTTGAGCACCACTTGGGCCAGTTATGACACTTGGTGCACCTGTTGGCCCAAGCTGTCCACTAGGGCCGGTTGCCCCTCCCTGGCCAGTCAAACCTATGGGGCCTGTTGGCCCAGTGAAACCAGTAGCACCCTTAATTCCTGTGTGTCCCGTGGGACCTGTTCTGCCTGTTGGGCCAAGAGGACCCACCACTCCTTGTGCCCCAGTCAAACCTGAAGGGCCAGTTGCGCCTGTATTAGTTGCTGTGCCAGCAGCACCTTGTGGGCCTGTGGTGCCAGTTGACCCTTTTTGTCCTTGTGCGCCAGTGGGGCCTTGTGCACCAGTGTTAGTTGCACTGCCTGCTGGTCCTGTTACACCAGTAGGACCAGAAGGTCCAGTTATTGTGCTGTCAGCCCCAGTAGGGCCAGTGCGCCCAGTTGATCCAGTAGCCCCAGTGTTATAGGCTATACCTGGGAAGCCGCGGGGCCCTGTGCTACCAGTAGGGCCGGTGTTAACTGCCGTGCCCGGTGGGCCAGTGTAACCTGTGGGTCCTCCTGGGCCAGTATCGCCTGTGGGACCACCTGGTGTTCCAGCTGGACCAGTAGGGCCAGGTAGTAATACTGCGTCTTGCAAAAGGGAGATTTCAGTCGCAGCAGTATCAAGATTGGTTTTGATGCTGGTAAAATTATCTCTGAAGCCTTGGCTGGGATTATCAGCGTTCTCTACAGGAAAATTCTCATTGAGACCAGAGGTGTCTATGTTACTTGTCATTTGCCATCACAAAAATATCTGCGCTATTTAACGGATCATTATTGCCAAGGTTTCCCAAAATTCAAAACCCATGTCCTAGAGAACCTGCTTGCTGTCACTGAGGCCCTTTGATTGAACACAGTGCTATAATAATCAAAAATAGTCTTGTTTTCATCAAATATTACCTGGCTAAAGGGAATATTAGTGTTGTTCACAAAGTCAAACTCAGTTGTAAACTCGTCAAAATAAGTTGTATTGTTATCAAACACTGTCTCGCTAGCGGGTTCATACTCTACCAAGGCTGTTTGGCCAACATCCCAAGTCATAGTATCCTCATCAAAAGTTGTAGATCCAGTCCAAACAATGCCTTGAACAGTCAACTCCACTTGTTTGACTTCAATCAAGTTACCATCGTAAGGATTTACAGGAAAAGGATTGTTTTTAAACCACTCTGCTCCAGAATCTGAGACTTCCGCCAACGGAACTGATAATACAAAATTGTCTGCCCAAACTTCTTGCCAAGAAGGCAGTAATTCTGTTCCTGAAAAATCAATAAATGCTCCTGACTGATATCCTTGCCCAGGGCTCAATATAGAGACTGTTGATACCCCTAAATCAAATAATACTGCAAAGTTTTTTGTACCATTGAAAAATGTAATGTTCCCTTTGGGAAAATGCGAAAAAAGTCCAGGAACTGTTACTTGAATACTGGTTACTACACCTATGTTGTTTACGCTGACTATTTTTATTTTGCCAAATTGTTGATTTACTGCTGAGCCGACTTTCACTTCAAACTCTTGGTCAGCTAAGAATCCAGGTGTTGAGCTTTCAATAGTACCGCTCTGCAAACCTAGATATCCCACTACTTGTGCGCCCGAGCCTTGTCCAATAACAGAGATTTTGGGTTGACTATAATATCCTGTTCCAGAGGAATTTACTGCTATGTTTGTCAATGCACCACTGCTCAAGTTCACTGATGCAGTTGCTTGTGCCCCAGAGCCTTTGGCGTTGGAAAACCCAAACAATCTTTCTGTTGTTTGCCGGATATTATAGACACTGGCTGGAAAAGCTTGATTAGGACCTTGTTTGTTTTGTTTGAGCCAAACAACTTGATTATCTATTATGGGAATGGCTGTTCCTGAAGGTCCTAGCCCACCTGCTGACCAACCAGTGGTTTGTGCAGTCAAAAGTAGGTCTTGATTTACAATTGTTTGTTGTGTTTGATATCTGTGCTGGGGATACCAAGGCAATGGTAACAAACGGCTAGTAGCGATGTTAGGGAAGGCAACCAGCTGCCAAACTACTGATCCATCAGCACCAGGTGTGGTGGGTTCAGGAAAATCTCCACTCTTTCCACTAACACTAGCTACAAGTTGCAGTCCGGTGCTAGTGCTTACTCTTTCATTACTATGATAAAATGAAAAGGGAGTCCAAGTCCTATTACTGTTCGCATCTTTTACAGCAACAAATAATGTTTGATACGGCAGTTGATTGCCTTCACTTACATAAACGTTGCCATAACCCAGCTTAAACTCTGTCAAATAATTGCTAATAGCATCTCTAACAGTTGAAACATTTTGATAATTTAAACCATTTATAATAGAGACTGCTGGACTGTCATTTCGACTCCAATTTTTATCAGCCTCTCTAAACAGATATTCAGGTGGCATTAGGCTGGTGCTGTTATTGATAATAAAGTCCAGTTTGTTTGTGCCTGTTATGGGAATCTGTATGCTCATATAATGTTCAAGATTCTGACTTTGGACTGTTAGACGGAACCATTGAATAGCTACATCTACACCGTCTCCAGCACTTACTTCAAAATAATATGTTTTGGAAACAGCATGATACTCCACAAAACCACTTAGCATGCCGGTTTCACTCACTACTATAGTGTAGGGAGGTATATTGCCACCCCTGAGACCGTATTGTATGCTAGCTCCAGGCCTAGTTGTAATGGCTTGAAATTGTATGCTACTGAATTCACCGTCATTTACGGAGCCCAAATCATTTGGTGTTATCCAAGTGATTTGTTTGGCATCTTGTGCCACTGTAACAAAAAAGTTTTGCGGTATTGCATTTGTACCATCACTTGCAATCACTGTAAACGAATACACAGTGGTAATAGAGACATTAGGCGCCTGCCCCCAGAGCTCTCCAAGAATGCTGAGATTTAACCAAGGAGGCAGGTTTACGCTAGAGAAAGCTACGCTCTGCAAGTCTGGTTCAAATACTATCAAAGGAAAATTAAAATTAGTGCCAGGCGCAATAGTGCCTAAGCTTCCTGAGGGAGTAATCCAAATAGGCGCATGTGGGGGACTTATCAACCCTACTGAAAACACCTGAGAAATGGTTTTAGTGTTGGTTGATGCAATAATTGTGAAATCAAGCGAGTCAATTGTGCCAGGTGTTACTTGGTCCCACACAGCAGCTTGGGCAATGTATTGCCAGGCAGTAGGGTATCCGTCAGGAATATATCCTCCTGTGCCTGTGGGACCACCAGCAGGTGCACTGAACCCACTTGCCAAACACACGTAGAGTTTTCCAGTGTCATTTGACACAATTTGGTTTATTACATAATAAGTATTGGGCTGCCAAGGCGGGTCAATGCTGTCTACTATATTCAGTCCAGAAACATAAGGACCATTGGCTATCCCGCTCTTTCCAGGCACTGTACACTTATACAAATAGCCATTGTTAAAAACATAATCAATTATTGAATACAACGAAGTGGGTTTCCAAGACAGGTCAACAGTGACCAAGCCTGTTTGCGCTTCAATAGAAACTCCTTGGCTCCAGGTAATAACAGGAGGAAAGCTGTAGGTAATGGATTTCAAAGGTGTATTTTGGGCAGCCACTACGAATTCTTGTGGTTCAGATTGATAATAGTAGCCCAAAACACTTGTATTGGTGGTCTGCCATTCCAGAATGTCAACACTATTTGTAGCAGTTATGTAAAATGTGCGATCAGTTGAAAATGTGCCGTTGTTTAGTCGGAGTGTAAAACTAAAAGTTTGTGTGCCCACAACTCCTGAAATCTGTCCTAAAATCTCAATTTGACTGTTGATAAATTCCAAACGTGTGCCAGGAGGCAAACTTCCATTTATTGGAGGAATGCTTACATTGCAGGGAAGATCTAGAGTTTCTCCATAAGACAGTATTTCTGGGTTACTGCTGTAGCTATAGCCCTCACTTCTGCTTGGTAGCAGACCTTCTGTAACCCAAAAAGGATAAGACGTCATTGGTAATCCATTATTTTTGATTACCAATATTTAAGGCTATTGTGAAAACAGGTTTAGGGCAGTAACTCTACAGATTTGATGTAATCAATGCGTTCCTGCCACATGAGTTTCAAACTCATGAGGTGAGTGTCATCAGTCAAATAAATTCGGGGCCAAACTGGGTATGAGGTTATATCATTAGAGCTAGGCACAAGCTTGTAATCAGTTTCATCTTGGAAAAAGTTTTTGAGCCAGTCCCAAGTTTCATGAGTTGGGTCATATTTGAAGTAGACACTATATTTGTATTTGTTGAACAGGAGATTTTTTCTGACTACCACAAGATTTCTTACATCGAGAGATTTTTCGTGATCCAAGTTCAACGGTTGTGTTATTTCAAGTATCCTGGTTCCAAATTCCAAAATTAATTTGTTTTTGTCCACAAGGCTAGACGTATAAACCATTTGATGATATTGAAGATCATTGGTGGTCTTGATGAAATGATCTTTTATTAGATAGCTTTCTTCAAAGTTATCTTTGCACCAGTCGTGTATAACAAAAACCTCAGGTGGTTTTGGATATCCATAATTATATCTTTTTTTGCTGGGTACAACAGTTGACACCGTAATTTTGGTGCTATACTTTCCAAAAAACAGTTTACTGGAATAGTTTGTTTTGATCATCTAAGTTAAAAACTCACACTTTTGCCACAGCCACAGGTGTTAGATACATGAGGATTGGTCCAAACAAACTTTTTGCCAAATAAATCGCTTTCCAAGCCCAATGTGCTGCCCAATAATTTCATTACACTATCAGCTTTGATGGCAATAGTGCCATTTGTAATTTCAATAGTTTCATCAAATTTAGATAGTTGATCATTATTACACAGTTCATAAACGTAACTATGTCCGGAACAGCCTTTGTTGTCAAGGCCTATTACGAACACTGTTTGGACTGCCTCAGACAATATGAGATCTATGTGCTGCTCAGCTGATGGTGTTAAGTTTATTACAGATTTCATTTGATTTTGAGTTCCAAGTGATCCCAGTTCACTACATTCCAAAACTCCGTGAAAAACTTTTCCCGATTGAAATCGTAATCAACTGTAGTGTGTTCCCAAAGGTCTATTGCCATGGCAATTCCAGGTTTCAAAACATGGTTCTGGATGGTTTGTATTTGTAAATCTTCCATTATCAATACCCAACCATTGCCTTGGATAGTCAACGCTGCATCTACCACAGCTTTCTTGAACGCATCTAAGGTTCCGTGCGTTGATGAGATCTTTTTTTCCAATGCATTACCGGGTTGGTTGTTTTTTGAATAAGGTTGCATTAGTGGCCAAAAGAAGTCATTGTGTAATAGGGCACCTGCTTTTTGAAACAAGTCACCAGTGGCTTTGTACTTCTTGAAGTAGTTTTTTGTTAAAATATTGTAATGCACATCTACGCTGTGCTCACTCATTGCTGGTTCAAGATCTTTCAATCCATAAGGCAGCTTAGTGATCTTGATAGGCTCTATGAGAGATGCAGCCTCTACTAAACAAATATGATTTCGTAAGCTCATGGGGTATCCTTTTCTTGTATTTAAATTGCAGAGCTCAGCAATTTGTGCCAAGTGAATCTTTCCAACATCATAGTGGGAAATTCAGGCCAGTCTTTGACAACTTCCTGGTAGTCAATTGTTTTGTAACCTTTTTTCAACTTAGTGTTTTTGGATCGCTGTGAGCCAATCATACCTTCCCAGCCAACACCATGTGTTTTGAAACTGCTGCTGCCTTTCCAGGCACACCAGAATACATGCCAAGTATCATCGTCAAGTTGAAAACGACCCCACAGTTTGTCACTTCGTTCCTCTCTGAACTGCAATACTTCCAAAAACGTTATTGATTCAAACATAATTATGTATGAGGACAAAACTGCTTTATGTCAACAGGCAGTTTATTTGGCTTCACAATGCCCCGCAATTCCATCTTGATTGAAGAATATGCTGGCTTGAACCATTTCTGTAGTATAGGTACTGCCTGATGCGGATCACAATTGCCGCACACAAAAATATCCAAGCTAACGAATTTTGATTCAGGCCAGGTATGGATGGATTCATGGGATTCAGCTAATATCACAGCACCACTTACCCCTCCTCCATCAAAGGGGTGCAGATATGAAAACAGCACAGTTGCGCCTGTAGCCTTACAACTGTCTTCCATAACTTCTTGAATTTCGTTAAGGGTACCATGCTGTTGACAGTCATACAAGTCAATCAAAAGATGCTGTCCTGCATATGAAATACCATTGTTTGTTACAAACCCTACCATAATGCCTGCTTTCCCTAGGATAATTTACAGTTATTATTTAAGTAGATTATTTGTTCAAAATGCTCAAGGCTTTTGCTAAGCTGGCTTTGTCAAAACCATGATCAGGATGTGTTCTCACATAATTGGTTTTCAAATACAAGATGGCTGGGTTGTCATCTATTGCTACCCAAGTGTCAATCTCAGGATGATCAGCAATCCAGTTCAAAACTTCTTGACCCCGATTTGACCCTTGCTGTCTAGGAGTCATGTAATTGCCTTCACTGGGATCATCGTATTCAAATATACAGGAAGGATCAATACCATTGCGCATGAGACAATTGCTGACTTCACTAACACTGTGTCCCTCAGCCCAACTTGTGCTGAGAACTATTTCAGCATGAGTTGCCTTGAGCAAGGCATTCAAATTTTTCACACAACTGGGATTGAATACAACTTTAGAGAGATAGTTATTGGTAGTCAGTCCCTGCTCTGCTTGCTCTCTAGCATCAGGATCAGGTAATAACACGCCGTCAAAGTCTAAAAACACTATCTTGGTCATCTCAAAGGGCCTTGCACTAGGGACGTATTTAAGTTAAGCTCATATGATATAGGGATATTTGCGTTATGTCACATAAATGGAATCAAAGATGGTTAAGGTTGGCACATGAGGTAGCCAGCTGGAGCAAAGATGAGATCAAAGTTGGCGCTGTAATTTTTGACAAGAATCGCAATCCTCGTGGCTTTGGTTACAATGGCCCACCACGCAACATTGATGACAGTGACCCCCATGTGTGGCAAAAACCTCAAAAGAACTGGCTGTTTGAGCATGCGGAGAGGAATGTAGTTTATGCGTGTGCACGCAACGGCATCAGTTGTGACGATTGTACATTGGTTGTAACACACTGGCCCTGTTGTGATTGCACTCGAGCAATCATCCAAAGCGGCATAACACACTTGATTGTGGACCAAGCTTGTTTAGACTCCACAGGAATATTCTTTACCAAATGGAGTGAACAAATTCAAGTCAGTCAAAGCATGCTCAAGGCTGCGGGTGTGAACTATGAAACAACCCTTATAAATAGGGAAAACGATGACTGAGGAAAACCAAATGAGCGATTTAGGCAACGCAATGAAAGTTGTATTGGCCGACACTTTCACCATGTATATGATAGCACACAAGTATCATTTCAATGTGGAAGGCAGAGATTTTTATGAATACCACAAGTTGTTTCAAAAAATCTACGAAGAGCTTTGGGCATCAGTGGATGATATTGCTGAAAAGATCCGTGCACTAGATGAATATGTGCCATTCAATTTTGGTCGTTTGGGAGAATTGGCTACAGTTGAAGATGACAGCAAGATTCCCACCAGCAGTGCTATGGTCAGCAAGTTGCTGGAAACCAACGATCGTGTAATTGACAGCCTGAAAAAAGCTGTTGAGCAAGCCAAAATCTCCAATGATGAAGGTCTTATCAACTTCCTAGGAGGACGTCTAGAGAGGCATGCCAAGCACGGTTGGATGTTACGTGCGACAACAAAACAAAACAGAGAATAACCCAGCTAGGACTCAAGACCAGGATATGTTGGCTTGGAGAACTAGATTCCAAGCCAACTTTTTTTGACTATTCCTACACTACCAGTTCACTATCCTTGCCTTTTGGATAGTTAACCCTTCAAATAAACTACTAGCCTTACAAAGTAGCCTACTACAACCATAGGCAACATCAAGACACTCATTGCTTGTAGAGAGATTTCTCCAAACAATGCAAGAATTGCCAAAACAAAACAAACAACAAGCCAACAATCATAGACCTTTTTGATCCAATTTTGTTGAGAGAAAGTCTCTTTGAGTTCGTGTAGTAAATGCATTGTGGGCCCAAGTGGTTGTAGATATTTACTGTGCTTAACCTTGGGTTAAGGCTCCCAATAAATAGGGCTAGCTTTTTGGTGAATAGTATGGAAACTGGCAAACTTAACGTATTAGGCTCTCTTGATGTTAGTGGTAACACTGCTGCACTGAGCCTACCGCAAGGTACAACACTTGAGCGCCCTCTTGGTGTTGCAGGTATGGTGAGATACAATACAGACTTGGGTTGGGTGGAAACATTCAATGGCACTGTGTGGGTGCCTATTGGTCTTATTGGTGCTACTGGATTTACAGGGGCAGTAGGCCCAACAGGACCTAATGGGGGACCAAGTGGTCCAACAGGCACAACAGGTGCCAAAGGCTCTACTGGTGTGCAAGGCATTCAAGGTCCAACAGGCAGTCCTGGCACTGCTGTAAACACTGGTGCAACTGGTCCAACAGGCAAAACAGGACCTATGGGACCAACTGGCACTCCTGGCACCGCTGTAAACACTGGTGCAACAGGACCGTTGGGCAAGACTGGGCCCCAAGGGCCTACCGGGGTAGCAGGTAGTAGTGTTAACACAGGAGCAACAGGCCCTACTGGAAGAACAGGGCCCACTGGCGTTCCTGGACCGCAAGGCATTCCTGGATTTGCTGTAAACACAGGGGCAACTGGACCCCAAGGGCCTACTGGACCAGACGGAACACCAGGAACAGCAGTGAACACAGGCGCTACAGGAGACACTGGTCCCACTGGACCTTTTGGTCCCACTGGAGTTCAAGGTACTCCAGGAACAGCAGTCAACACTGGTGCTACAGGAGATACAGGCCCATTTGGTCCCACAGGTCCAGACGGTGTCCCTGGTACAGCGGTCAACACTGGGGCTACAGGAGATACAGGCCCCACTGGCGAACAAGGAATCACAGGGCCCACAGGACAAACGGGTGATACAGGGCCTTTTGGCCCTACTGGTAATACAGGTACCACAGGGGTAACGGGCCCCACAGGAGTAACTGGACCACTGGGACCAACAGGTGTAACAGGTCCCACTGGGGTACCAGGTACGGCTGTAAACACTGGCGCAACTGGACCCACAGGGCATACAGGCCCCACAGGCCAAACAGGTCCCACAGGTGCCTCAGGACTTTCAGGACGTAGCGGTTATTCAGGTATAAGCGGGTGGAGTGGCCGTAGTGGCTATTCTGGATTCAGTGGTGCTATTGGGTTTAGTGGCACAAGCGGTTACAGTGGCTTGATTGGGTTAAGTGGATTCAGCGGCTATAGCAGTCACAGCGGATTCAGTGGCTATAGTGCTTTGAGCGGATTCAGTGGATTCAGCGGATATAGTGCCATAAGTGGCTACAGTGGCTGGAGTGGCTACAGTGGTAGTGCTGCAACATATGGTTTGCGTAATGTAGTAGTGCTTGCAGTCGGCGCAACAGTTGCCTCACCTTATACCTTAACTGGCAATGATGACATTGTGATAATAGATAAAACTGTAGCAAGTGCTAGTAGTGTGGTTCTTCCACCAAGCCTTCCTGGCCGATCAGTTTTGATAAAAGATGGCAAAGGAGATGCCAGCTCAAACACAATCTTGATCACACCAGCAGCTGGCAATATTGATAACCAGCCATCCTACACTTTGAATACGAACAATGGTTGGGTTCAAGCAGTGTATGACGGCACTCAGTGGAGAATAATAGGCTAGAGCGTCATGGACGACGCTTACCCAGCTCTGTCATCTTGAGATTGCCTGAATATTGAAGACCGCCTTTGTTGAAAAGGGGCATCACACGATTCTTCTTTTCTTGAGCAGCACGAAGTGCCGCCTTCTCGCGTTCAGCCATAGCAGGATCATTATCATAACGATTTTGCCATTCGTTATCAAACACTGACCGCTTGGCGCCACCTGGGGCAAAACCATTGCTGCATTTAGCACTGCTCTTGTCCTTGACAAGATCTAGCTTCAGCTTGCGGCTTTTAGTTTGAGTCTTGCTGGCCAATTGTTCAGGGTGAACGCCATTCTTTTTCAGCCACTTTTCATGTTCCTGTTGAGCTTTCACCTGCTGCGGTGTTTTCTTCCGCTTGGTGTTGCCATTTGTGTTGATGAAGGCAGGGAGAAGATGCATTGTCATAAATCAACTATACACTATCCTTCCCACCCGTCAAACAAAAAAGTGGGTTGAGAAAAACTCTCAACCCACCCAGTTATTTTTAAAAAACCAGTGTTCAGTGTAAGTGACACCAGCTGTAATTTAATTAGACAGTCTATTTGTGCAACTGCCTATTTAGCTATCAAGCTCGAGAAACACGCTTTGTGGCGCGGGTAATGAGTTGATATTTTACTGCTCGCTGACCATTCTTTCGAATATAAGGAACAGTGGTAATATTAGCCCCATCTTCACGCAGCTCATGTACTCGAGCACGAAGATTTTGAATACCAAAGCGAGCTCGAGCTTCTGGAGCAGTTAGCGTGCGACCAGCCTCAAGATAGTTAAAAACCTTTTCAGTTTGCGTCAGCATAAGTGTCTCCCTGTGTATATGCTAGTTCAAAGTCTATACACAGGGAGACGTATGTCAAAGGCTTTTAAGCCTCAGTTTCCTCAGCCTCTTGACTCACAGGTGCCTTGGGCAAGGAAAAGTTATGGCGTTGAGCCATTTCCTGTGCCGCAATTGAATTCTTGGCATCAGCTTTGGTCATGGGACCTGGAAGCCCCACAAACTCAATGTTTGTGAAACCCAGCCGCTGCATGCTCTTGACCCGCGCATCAATGCTGCCGTTGGCATATTTGAACTTGGTGCGATTTTTCATTGTGGCAATGCCCACATAGGTGAAAGTCTTTTCAGTCATTTGAGAATAAACTCCCGTTTTCTGTTTCAGCTATGTGTGCAATATAGCACCAAAAAAATTGGTGTCAACAATTTTTTCTAGGGCTGCAACTGGGTAATTTACCTTGCGTCAATTCGGAAGGCATGCTATATGTGAAGTATGAAAAACGATGAAGGCTACTCCTACGTGCTGATGTGAAACGTTTGCTGTCTCCAATTCTGGGAGACTTGCCTTGATGAGCAACATGTGTTGGAACAAAAGTGATGAGCACGCCAGCAGCTGATCCTCACAGGCCTCATTTAGTAAGAGTCACTAGAGACGTCTACGGAGCCTATTGGTGGTGCCTACGCACGCTGGGCGATCCTGGCCCCACTAGGCATCTATGGAGAAGTGCTGGTGCCAACTTCTATTTCAAACATCAATCAGATGCTATAGCCTTTCGCCTAGTTTGGGTTGACAATGAGCAACACTATTGAGATGAGCGAACAGCGTTGGTTGCAGATCTCAGGGAAGGTCTATACCTGGTTGATGAGCATACCACTTAATAGGTTCGAGTACACTAACGAGCGCACATTTTTGATTGAGTTTGAGAATAGTGAACACTACTCAGAATTTGTACTGACTTGGCTATGAACTGCTCTATTTCCATTCCATGGAGCAAATGGTATGAAATGTCACGTGATGCTAAAATTGTGCCATCAATGCTGCTTTTGAAATTGGAGAATGATCATGCAGCAGGAGTGTATTTTGGGAACGGGTCTATCACCATCTCATTCCCTTCTTTGGAAGAAAAAACCCAGTTTGTTTTGACTTATCTATAACCAGCTAACTTTTCACAGCCACATTCCGCACAAGTTCAATTCTTGAACTGGGAATACGCCCGCGGTATGCAAAACTGCCCAACTGCCTCCCACTGCTGCGTAAGGCTTGTTGACTGCCTCCTCGCCGCAATTGAGCACTGGGGCTAGGCGGTATCACTCTTTGTTCTTTCTCGCTCCATTGGCCAGAAGGGATCCACTCATCATCGCTCAGTAACCTAGCAGGATCAGGCACTGTTACTTTAAGTATTACACCTGACGAACTGCCATCTTTCTTGGCCTGTCTTTTGGCATAAAACTCTGCTACTTTGGGATTAGTTGCCAAATAAACATTGTGTTCACTATATCCAGGACGCAGATCCGCATAAGCTTCTCCAGTGTGTCCTGGCTGCAACCCCTTTTGTTGTATTTGTTCCCACCTGTCACTACTTGTGCCGTGATACATGACAGGAGAGTCTCCTCTGAGCACAATACTAGTGGGATCTGTTTGGGCCAATACTTTGCCTACAGTTTTAGCAACATGTGATGGAACTCCAGCTACCTTGAAATCTTCACCTAAACCATAACGCATCAAAACTATGAATGCATCTTGTAATTCTTTAAGATTGCTGATGGCTCTTTGGCGTGACGTGTTATTTGTATATTCCTTGAGTATGGTAACTGTACGATTATTGAAATCCACCTTGCCATTTAAGGTGTTCCAAAGTTCTCCCAAAGGCTGCTTTGTTTCCGTTGAGTCGCGCAAGCCCAACAATTGGGTCATTTTCCAACTGTAGTGCTCATTTCTCTCACTGTGTAGCAAAAGTTTGCCTTCACTCCAGTGCCAAAAATATCCATCTTGAGGATGAATATACTCTTTGGGCTCACTCCCCCAGTGCTTTAGCACTTTCTTGGGGTCAGCGGGTTCTTCATATCGAAGGTCAACTACGGTTAGAGGCCGCTTGACTTCACTCAAAAGTTCACGTATTAGCATACTCTATTTAAGCAACAGAATGTGAATCTTTTGAACCCATCACTCTCCAAGAATCGCACACTCTATGAGTGCTAGCCTACCTATGACTCATGCGTGTTGTCTTTTTGTTGTGCCGCGCAGCAATTGGTGGCGAGACTTTATTGCCACTGTTGACGCCAGCACGTATGAAGGCTTGAGAAATTTTCTGCAGGAAAAATACGGTGTGGCTATGGTAGAGCATTCGGATGTGTTGATCTTGTGTTTTCCTGATGCTGATACCAAAGTTCAATTTCAACTCTCGTGGGCAAGTGAATGACAGACTCAGTATTAGTGACTCGCAACAGCCTTTGGTGGCCCCTTCTCTGGCGCTCGCAGGGATTTGTCAGTTGGAACGACGCACACGATTGGTTGTTTGACCTCTATGAGGCTAAGGCTATCAAAACCCCCACTGGCAACTTTTTGATATACTTTCCTAACAATGAGTTGAAAACAGCGTTCATGCTGGCTTGGATGAGTTAACCGCCCTCGTCATCATCGTCAATCCATTCATTCCCTGCGCTATCATAACCTCTATACAATGGCTCGTTGGGCTGTAGCCTTCTGAATTTTCCCCAAAGTGCCAATTCCATCTGCACTACATCACTATTGCTCAACACATCAGTTATCCAATAGCTGCTGCCACATCCTCCAAGGAGATTTTTCCATTCGGTGGTAGCAATTTCATTCTTCTGCAAAAACTCCTTCATCACATTGTGGTCCAATCCCAACCAGCCCACTCTAACCAGGCATTCTCCTTTCAAACGTGCCTTGTCCGCTGAGGTCGCTGGTCGCAAGGTTGCCTCATTGAAATCATTGATGATTAGTAGTGCGTTCTTAACTTTTATTGATCCTTTAGTAGATTGGTTATCAGGTGTTTCCTTGGTGGTCCAAGGACACTCGCAACTAACGTGGCTCACATATAGTGACTGGCCCTTGGTTTTCAAGGTCCACATTGGTACAGCGGGATCTTCCAAGTTCTTTTTGTTAAAATGGAAGACAATTTCTTCGCAGAAAATCTCAGTCATGTTTTTGTTCCTTCTTGTTGAGTTGATATGAAGAAACCCGCAAGGGCACAGAGGCCGCTTGCGGGTCAAAGAAAAGTTCAAACTTGTGTGAAACCTAGGTCATTATTTTGTTTGAAAACCTTTTTGTAAACTTTTGGTGGCACCAGTGAGATTTGAACTCACACCACTGGATTTAGAGTCCAGCTGACTACCTTTGTCTTATGGGGCCGTACTAGACATTGTATAGCAGACTCGAAACACAACGTCAAGAGAGGGCGTATTCAAAATTCACAGTTGTGGAATTTACTTGCAATTCAAATGCCCCATTCCGGAGATGAAACTTGCGTGCCATAGCTGTGGGCGGACTGAGTGTTACTGCACGCTGAATATGTGGATAAGCGTGTTTCAAACGTTTTTGCGCTTCCTGGATCATCTTTTGCCCGGCGCCTGGTGAGAGACTCCACACCGTGTAAAACACAGCCACACTTGGGCTCACTCCACTGCATTGGAACAACTCACTTTCACTCTCGGGCACAAAATCCTGCCAACTTACACACAACACAGCCGCAACATCATCTTGCTCATTGCACAGCATCCAAACTTCGCCATTGGTGAATCGAGTTTCAATTGGAATATGAGGTCGAACAGGATCTCCCAGGATGAGCTCGGCTAATGGACTGTGTGGCGTGTTGAGCACAACGATCAAACTCTGTCTCCCAAAATAAAGCAGCTAGTTTATTTAAACAGAATTTTCATCACAAATCAGTAAATATCATATGCAATTAGCTGAACTACAACTGAAGCGTGAGCTCAAAGCCATTGGCAAATTGAATTATGGGTTTGGAACAGAACTGTCAAACCTGTTGCGAGAGCGTGGCTGGACTGTGTTGGGTAGAGGAAGTGAGGCGGCTGTGGCCGAGCATCCCAGCAAGCTTTATGTGCTGAAAATCTACCCCACAGGGAGCCTCTACACCAAGTTTGTGGATTTGGCGCAAAGAGTGCCTCAAAACCCACATTTTCCCAAATTCAGTAGAGAGCAGAGAAAGATTCCTGGCACGCTTTTCAGTTATGTGAGAATGGAAAAACTAGCCCGAGTGACTGAATTTGATATAAAAATTGAAATGCCTGAGGCATTTTGTGTGGCCAAACAACTGTATGCTAATCTTGGCCAAACATTATATTGGACAAACATAGACAAAGACGTTATTGAGTGTTCATCTCTCAGCAGAGATGCAGAGGAAGTGGTTCAGCTGATGACACGCCAATTGAAAAAGATTGGTCCTAGACTGGACCTGCATCCCCTCAACATCATGCGACGCGGAACGGTTTGGGTTATAACAGATCCATATTTTTGATGCTCTTGCGCTGACTCATTTGAGAGTAATACTCTCGAGCATTGCGCTCAAGCTCAGCTGAGAAGTTTCGTGGCATGCGATTCACCAGCCTTCCGTTTTGAGTCACACTCCAGCTCCGATAACTGTCCATCAAACCCAACTTCAATCCCAACAGGCTGTCAAAGTGAAATAGAATCAGTTCATTTGGATCTAACCCTGCGGTAGCTTGTTCAACCAACACAACTGCATCAGTTGGAGAGATTTGATGTTGGCATAATACCCCAATTGCTGTTGCAGTGCTTCTGCTTATTCCGGCGAAACAATGAAACAACACTCGATCAGTTGGCTCAAAACCTTTTGAGAATTTCAAAATAGTATCAACATGGAATGTTGAAGGTGTGTTCCAGCCAGGAGCAGGATAGGTGATGTCATCAACAGAGACAGTGAGATGATGACTTCCCTCGCTGGGCACACCATTGGGATATTCTTGCCCCAAGAGAGTGATGATTTTTGTTGGCCATTGGTTTTTAATAAGTGTTTGTGCGGTGACTACATCAGTCACCTTGAATTCAAATGGAGGCTGCATAGGCTGATTATAATGGTGCAGGAGACGGAGGTCAAAATGTTAGGGGGTTACTGGACACACCAGGGCTCGAACCTGGAACAAGACCGTTATGAGCGGCCGACTCTAACCAATTGAGCTATGCGTCCTTATCAACTGCTCATATAATATGCGCTAAATCGCAGTCTGTCAACTATTTTCTGTTTGCATGCTTTGAAGAACCAGCCGCTTGACCACCTTCCTCAAGCCTGGATTGACCTTGAGTGCCTCCGGTACAATCTTATGACGAATGTGATTCCGCATATACTTCAAATCTTTATTGCTCTCATCCTCAACCCAAGGCACCTCATGTCTCACACACCAACTTTCAAACACACTCTTGGGTGTGGTGAGAAAGGGTCGCACCACATTGTTCCGCCACATGGGAATGGTGTGTGTTTTCCCATGCAAACAGTTGAAGAGATAGGTCTCCACACAATCATCTAGATGATGCCCTGTTACCACAACTCCTTCGATGCTGTGCAAAAACTCATATCGACTGTTGCGCCAATGTTCTTCCATTGAAACCCCTTTGGGGCACGCATCAACCAAAAAATCCACTCGCATGGGAATGGAGTTCTCATAACAGTATGTGCTGAGAAAGCTCAACGCTTTTGAACTTGTTTCGGTGTCATGATGAAAAAAACACACAGTGACGTTGTGCCGGAGGCGCAAAAAATCCAGCACCGCCATGCTGTCTACACCACCGCTACACGCTACCCCCAGTTCTCGAGGCAACTTGGCCAGCAACTTGAACACCTAAAACTCCATGTTTTCAATGGCCATAATCCATTTCTGCACATCAATCTCATAAAACCCTGCACAATTGCAGCAGTTGTATTCAATAATCTTGTTGTATCCATCATCAGCATCGTCAGTAAGAGCCAGGTCAATCACATAGGCTCGAGCTGGTCCCCACTTTCCAGCCATGCGTTGAGCATATTCCCACATTGTGGGTGGCACTTCTGCTGTTGGACAAACGCGGCTTCCAATCTTGTAGGTGCTGCCTGTGATGACTTCTCCATCTACTACAAAAAATCGGGCCTCCCGATATATCTGTTTGAGTTCACTCACCACAACTGGAGTGTTCTCATCAAGAGTAGTATAGGTCTCACGCAATCCAATCACCTTACGTTGCCAAGATAGGAACGCCTGCCAGTCTATTATCTGCCCGTTGAAGCTCTTGGTGTCTTCTGTGGGTCGGATAAAAAAGCGATCCCACAAATGGGGCACATCACCAAACTTGCACACCACTGCCTCCTCATTGAGGAGATGACCTTTCATGTGTTCACGCCACACTTGAAAGTCATGGTTCTCATTGTGAAAGCTGCCTGGGGTCCAACCACGATCAGTAGCCAGTGTAGCCAGGCTGATGCTCCCACTCACCATCACGTGTCCTTGAGGGTCTACCAGGGGAGTAATTCGCTCTTCCCATGGCAACCCACTTGTGAACGGAATCACCTTGACAATGTCATGAGGGATTTGAAGACGAACTAGAGCTTCCAGAAGGCTGCTATAGTTGCGCTCATTGAGCAGGTTGTCCTGAATAATCCAATGCATCTGCTACTCCTCTAATAATAGAGCATAACATGCATTGGCTGTCTGTCAACTGACTCTAAAGTTTAGGAACTGCCAAGGATCACTTGAGTCAACCTCTTCCGGAAACAAAAGTCCGCGATCCTCCAGTGGAGTCCAGTTTGTGTAGGCGCCAACCAAATTTCCCATATAGGGATCAGTGACCTTGGTAATCTCTTGGAAAGGCAGCTCATCAGCTTCCAGGATGCCCTCATTGGGATGCTCAATGGCCCACAAAATTCCTGCCAGCACTGGTGCCACCACTTGCAAGCTTGTGGCATTGTTGTGGGGAGCCAGTTTCCTTGCCTCTTGAATGCTGAGATGGCTGCCATACCAATAGGCCCCAAATGTTCCCATGAGCAACACCCCCAGCTCATCTACCCCACTTTCTACTTCATCCACAATGAGTCTTTGAGAGGTTTGTTGAGTGTAGTTTTTGCCAGCCAGCTCGTGCATGCTCATTACTGCTGAGTCACAGGGATGATATGCGTAATGCACTGTGGGACGATACTCACTGTTGCTGAAGTAGTCAGAGATGCTGATGCTTTCATTGTGTGTTACCAACCAACCTTGATACGCCCCTTCGCCAGGTGTCCAACTCCGTACCTTGGTAACACAACCTGGTCGGTTCAAGTAGATCGCAGACTGACAACCAAAGCTGAAACGTTGGGCATCCTGGGGTAAACTTTTCTCATGAGTTCCCCAGCCCAACTCACTGGGTTGCAAGCCCTCACTCACAAAGCCATCCACACTCCAGGTGTTCACAAACTCGCCGCGAGCTTTTGGACTCTTGGGAGTTTGAGTATCGCGTTCAGCAATGTGGATCACTTTCAAGCCCAGTGTTTGGGAGAGAGTGGTCCAATCAGCTCGTGTTTTTGGGTTTAGGTTGCTTCCCAGTTTGTATGCAATGTTCAAAAGCGCACGCTTCACAAAATGATTCACTAGGCCTGGATTGGCACCGTGTGCCATAATGGCTGTAGGGCCTTTGTTTCCGTTGGGCAGGTTGGCTCTGTAGTCCAACATCTCTTGGCGTAGTGCATAATTGCTCCTACGCTCTACTGGAAGGCTTGTGTCAGTATAAAAACCTTCCCAGGGCTCAATACAAGTGTCTTGGTAGAGAACTTGGTTCAGTTGGCACCACTCAACTAGGGCCTTGCTACTCACATTTACACTGAGATTGACCAAAAAATCACCCGGTTGAGTATAGCGAGCCAGCACACTTTGATAATTACCAGGAAGCACTGGCTCAATAATGTGAGCCACACTGTATTTGGCGGAGATGTTGATGTTTCGGTCATCAGCACCAATAACTAAAATCTTTTCCGGCTGAAAATGTTTGAGCAACAATGGTAAAAGTCCACTGCCAATGCTGCCAAATCCCAAAATAACAATTTTACCTTTGTAACTCAACTCTAGTTCTCCAAATTTTTAGTTGGAGTATACAATACTAGTGATTTTTATCCAAATCTGTCCACTGTCTGCCCCGGATCATGCCTTGAACTTGGCGTACATAATCCTTGCCCTTGGTGCTGTATTTTTCCAACCCAGTAGCCAATACATCGCCTGTCAAGGGCTTGTTGGCTTTCCTAAGCTGTGCTCGAGTTTGTCGCAAACTTTGATAAGCAGGATGACTGTTCAAATTTTGAATGTAACTTCGTATGCTTTGGGCGGGATTGTCAAAGGTTTGATAGCGTTCACCACCAGGTGCAATAACAGCATTTTTGTCTCCCCAAGTTTTTTGACCAAAAAAGGCATTGAATTGGCGGGCAATGTCTGATGTTCCCCAGCCGCTTTCCAAGCCTGCTTGGCTCAATACCAAGCTGGGAGGAATCACATCCATCTTTTGCAACAGCTCACGAACATTACTAGCTCTGTAACGGGTCATCTTGTCTTCCAGCCATGTTTGTTGTGCTGGTGTGAGACTTTGCCTCTGCATAATAGATTTCAACGTCGTCCTGTCACGTAATATTTCTTGATTTATCTCACGAATACTAGGCAACAAGTTTTGTACAAAGCTGTTGATTTTGTCGCCAGGAGCTGCTGTAGGCTGAGATTGTAGGGCTGGCGGAAAATTGGGATGCACATCTTTGCCACTGGGTTTCACTGTTGGCACAGCTTTTGGCGGAATTGGGGGCAGGGGAAGGTCGGTTGCGGGCTTGGGCGCAACGGTTTGTGGTGTGGATGCTGTTGGTGGCACAGCCAGTGGAGGAATTGATGGAGAAACCACTCGCTCTTGGCCAGGTGCACTTTTGCCCAAAAGGCTTTTGGCTAATGCACTTCCTTGAGCAGAGCCACCATAGGCACCCAAAGCTGCACTCAAGCCCAGTGCCCCCAGCGTGCCCCACTTGCCCAATGCCTCTGTAAGGTTTTGATTTTCTTGTGCTAATACTTGATCCAGTTGCATTCTCTACGTCTCCTAGGTCGAGTATTTAACCAAAGAAAGTCCTGACCCAGAGTTTCCAGGTCAGGACTAAATTATTGACTATAATCAGTTGTGTTTCACACAGACTTTTTGAGACCAGCCTTCATTTCCTGCAACACACGCACAGCAGCAGAACTAGAGCGAATGCGAGGATTGTTGATTAGCGCGCCAAACAATTGGTCCTTGCTGACCTTTTGTCCTTGTAGGCTCTCTAGAATCATTTGTGCTGTTGATTGGGTATTTTCTGTCAACCTCTTTTTGCCTGATACATTAGCGTGTGATTGTTCCACAATGGCTCTGTATTTTTTGATGTCGTCGCTCATAGAGTATTCCTTAAGATTTTAAATTATTTATATCTCTAGGAGATTCTTTAAATAACCATATGCAACATCAGCAAGAGATAGCGAGGGCGTAAGGCTAGCCCACAGCCCTCTCTAGGGCCCGTATCCCTTCTAACCCACCGGCAGAGATTCCTAAATCACTTGTACGTGAAGTTTCAAACTCATGTGGATTGATGCGAATCAAGTTAGTGGTGCGTTCTTGACCAAAGATCCTAATGCTGGGGATTCCAGTTCCTGCACCAATTTCAATACCCAAAACCTCCATCTTTGATGCTGCCCAATTCCGAAAATTTTCTTGACCTTGATCAATTTGTGTCCAAACAATCCCTGGGTCGTTGAACATCAGCACATTTGGTCGAGCATTCTTGTTGCAGTAGGGGCATTTGGGGATTTCCTGTTCTGAGGTGAGCAGGGAAGAAAATTTTGGCATAGAGGGTAAGTTTCGGCAACAGGGTTGAGTGCACTGAATTTTTCGCAGATTGCCATGTATCTCATAGAGATATTGTGGGTCATAACCAGCTTTCAAAAAATGGCCATCAACATTACTGGTTACTACAAAACTTTTTTTGTTGTGTGATTGTAGGAGATCCAGGAGGATCTTGTAACCCTCATGTGGGACAGTGTCTTGATATTTAATCATGCGGCCAACGTAAAAGTTCCAAGCCTCAAGGGGATTGGTGTCAAAACTTTTGGCTGTAGCTTTCTTGAGAAAGTTTTCTTTGGCCTCGGTCCACAAGCCTGTGGCGCCTCGAAAATCTGGCAAGCCACTGTCTACACTCATGCCGGCACCAGCCAAGATCACAATTCCTTCGGCTTGATGCCATAATTCTTTTATGCGTTGGGTTTGATCGGGGGTGAGTGGTTGCATTAGGTTGGGTTCTTTTATAAGAGTGTAGTAAGTGGCGGACCCGGAGGGATTCGAACCCCCATCGAAGAGCTTAGGAGCGGTCCCCAAGGATTCGAACCTTGAATGCTACCTGCGGGACCGGAAGGCTCTTGCCTTATCCAATTAGACCACGGATCCTTAACTTGTAGTTTTACTATATTGATCTTTTCTGCAACGTCAACTACGAATGTTTGTAGTAATTTTAAGTTTAACACAATCAAAAACAAACACGATAGTATGCGTCTCAAAAACTGTTAGTAAGTTTAAATGGAGCGGCGTATCGGATTCGAACCGATGGAACCTATTCGCCTCAAGTTTGGAAGACTTGTGCTCTAACCCCTGAGCTAACGCCGCTTACACATCTATATTACACTATCATATCAACACTGTCAAGCTTTCTTGGAAACCGCAGCAAGAAAATACCCATTGTGCCAATCACTGTTTTCACTATGATTGTTGGGATGACTGCCATCTGGTGTGGTCATAATTGTGATATAGCTGACCTCAGCCCCCAATTCTCTCAAGGCTCGATGTGTTCCTTCTCTAGCAGGCGGCCAGTTCCAATCATCTACCACAAGAAGATAATCAGGATCTAGAGCGGGTTGGGCCATCATCAAGCCATCATATTGATCTTGTGCAGTGTGTGGACCATCAAACAAATACATGTTGAACTTGCCTAGAGTGCTATAGTCAATTGAACGAAAATCCTTTTCCAACACTGTGAGTTGGGTTCCCAGCTGGATTGTCTTGTCTACATTGGCAAAAAATTCATCCCTGGGGCCATCAAACTGACTCCAATTGTCAATGGCTGTGGCTTGCACCCTATTGTTGCTCAACACGCTGCAAAGTGTGCTGCCTTTCCAACTGCCTATTTCCAAGTAGCGAGCTTCCTCCAAGCTGCTGGAAATTTTGTTCATGAGATAGCGATACTTTTTTCCACTCATGCCTGGGATTTGGAGATAATATTCCTTAGCTGTGAGCTCCCGGGAGTAGACTTCATTGAACCAGGTGAACAGCAGATTCTTGAAAGGATGTTTATGATTTGGCTTGTGATGTTGTTGTATATCTAGGTATGTCATATAGGAATTATAGCTGGTGTTCCAAGACATACACAATAACAGGGAAAATAATTGAAAAATATAATCTCCGAACCGGAGAACCTATCCTATAAGGGAATATGGCCCCAGAGGGATTCGAACCCTCAACTAACAGATTTTAAGTCTGTCTCCTCTGCCAATTGGGATACAGGGCCACATGGTACAAGTCTTAAAAGTTGGTAGGGGAGGTGGGGTACGATCCCACGGCCTTCCGATTCAAAGTCGGATGCTCCACCAATTGAGCTACTCCCCATCAAAGTCACTTCCAAAATTTTGGTGCCCTAGGGGAGATTCGAACTCCCAACCTCGTAAGAGGAGATGATTTTGAGTCATCCGCGTAGACCGTTCCGCCACCAGGGCATCCAGTAGTATATAGTCTCCTTTTGTTTGCCACACACCGTGTAGTGCGCTTCAACATCATTGTTATACGCGGTTTTTTCGCCACCGTCAACCTTTGATAAATAGGAAAAACCTCAAGGACTTTCTGATGCGTCTCCCCATTTTGTCTCTAGCTTTTTCTCTGCTAACCATATCATGTGCCCAAGCTTGGACCCCTGTTGACAGCAAAAAACTTTGCACAACCACAAGCCAAGCTTTTGCTATGTTTAAGAAGGAAAATTACCAGCCTGTTATTGTAAGTCAGTTTCAAACCCAGATGGTGTCAGTATGGATCAACCCTCAAAAAGAAATCTTAGTAACAAATACTCTCAGCGTGCCTGGACAAAGTGAGAGCCTCACTTGTATAATGACCTCAGGCACAGACAAAACTTTTGTGGATGTGGACACCTTGAATGAGTTGGGCAAATAATGCCTCAGCCCATTGAAGATTTTGAGAGCTGGTTCAATGTTTTTGGCACCTACAATGTTGATTCAGAGAGTGGCAAACGTGCTTTGTTTGCCTGCCAAAAAGAGTTGGAAGACTCTGGCGTAGGACTGCATGCAAGATGGTAAGTGATGTGGAATATGAACAAACCAAAACCATCTTGAGCCAGAACTTCAAGATAGAGAGCAATGCCTTATATCCAGCTGGTTGGATGTTTGATCAAGATGGTAAGATTGTTGTGGCTGGTGACTTACACCTAACGCGGCCTCAATCTCAGTTACCTTTGCGTTTCAGTAAGGTGCATGGTACCTTCACCTGCAACAACAAGAATCTAAGAACCTTGGAAGGATGCCCATTTGAGATTGAAGGAGATTTCGACGCCAGCTTCAACTTGCTATCAAAGTTAACCAGTTTTCCGCATTGGGTCAGTGGCAGTATCCTTCTCAATAGCAACAAGTTGACTTCTCTACAAGGTTTGCCGGACACAGTATCTGACAATCTGGAGATTCAAGACAACCCACTGGAGTCACTTGACCACTTGCCCAAGAGCATTGCTTGGGTAACATTGACGTATAGTCCCACAATACCACTGTTGAGAACATTAGGAGCCTTGCATGTGGACCTTATTGTGCCTATGCAATATAAGCGAGGAAACGAAGGAAAATTCCAGCAGTTACATAAAATTTTGAACAGTTATGCAGGCAAAGGCAAACGTGCTTTGTTTGACTGCCAAAAAGAATTGGAAGATGCGGGTTTTGAGGAAAATGCACGATGGTAAACCAGGAATTCCCACAAGACAAAACAACTGTTCGTCAGTTACTGAATGAATACTTTGGTTGGGAAAGTACCCTTTTCACTATACATGATACAGGTGTTGTAGATGCTCATGGATCAATTTTGTTGAGCAAAGAGACCTCTCGATTGCCTGTGAGATTTGGAGTGGTGGAAGGCAATTTTCTCTGTCACAGGAACAAGTTGGAAACACTTGAAGGCTGTCCTCACACTGTCTTGGACACATTTGATTGCAGTGAAAACCAGTTGATCAGCTTGGTTGGTGGCCCAAAAACAGTAAAAGGACAATATTCTTGCCAGAATAATAAACTCTCAGATTTGTTGGGAAGTCCACGAGACTTTACACAAGAATACATTGCATACAACAACAATTTAGTGAGTTTGCGAGGTGCTCCCCTGCAAATAGGTGGTATGTTTGATGTCAGTAAAAATCTCTTGACTGATCTTCAAGACGCACCACAGACCGTGGAATATTTTTGGGCAACCAACAACAAGCTCACAACACTCAAAGGTGCCTCTTTGAATATTTCCAAGCAGTTTATTTTTGATCACAATCCCTTGGAAAATCTTGAGGGGTTAGGCTCCCAAACTCCTGATTTGATTGAAGTCAGTTACAAATCCGATTTGCCCTTGTTACGGCTTTTGGTAGCCCAGAAGGTCAATTTTTGGCCTGTGCTGTGGGGCAAGTATATTCAAGTGGAAACCATCTTGAAAAAATACGCAGGCCAGGGCAAACGAGCCCTGTTTGACTGTCAAAAAGAATTGGAAGACGCAGGATTTGAAAGGAACGCCAAATGGTAGACAAAAGGGAAATTTTGGAACTGTTGGCAGAGTATTTTTTCTTTGAGCCAAATGACGCTGTGAAATTTGACATAGGTCCTGAGGGCTTGGTTAATGTGCTTGAGCTGACTCCTGGTCGCGGCCATCTCCGCACTATTAAGGACAAACCCTTCCCTGGAGGTCAGTTGCCTGTGAGATTTGGCTTGTTCAAAGCCAGCTTAAAATTGGACCGGAATCAAATCGTGGACTTGGTTGGTTGTCCCCCTGTAATCCAAGGCAATTTTGTTGCACTTGGCAATCAATTGAAAAATTTCAAGGGTGGGCCCAAAGAAGTCACAGGTAGGTTTTGGCTTGGGATGCAGAAAAACCTATTAGAGAGTTTGGATGGTTTTCCTGATAGGGTGGGTGACTATGCTAAACTGCCTTACCATGACAAGTTGCCGCTGCTGCGCACGTTAGCTTGCCAAGATGGTGTAATATTGAGCTCATCATCCTTTAACACTAATCCCATTGAAGAAATAATTGAAAAATACAAAGGACAGGGCAAGCGTGCCCTGTTTGAATGTCAAAAAGATCTAGAGGATGCTGGATTTGAAGGAAATGCAAGATGGTAGACAAACAAGAAGTTCAGCACATGTTGAACACTTATTTTCGTAATGGTGAGGCAGACAACCGGGTGCGCTTTCAAATTGAAGATAGTGGTATAGTAAATGTGCAGGAGATCACACCAGGATATGGTGTGCTCTTGGCCATACAAGGACCGTTTCCCAATGGAAAACTGCCTGTAAAATTTGGCGTTTGCCATGCCAGTTTGATTTTAGACAGATGTGGACTCTCCAGTCTTGAAGGTTGTCCGCAGATTGTGGGAGGCAGATTCACTGCCAACAAAAATCCTTTGAAAGACATGACAGGTGGGCCCCTTGAGGTTTCAGGTCGTGTGGGATTTAGACAAGAGGTTCCAGTGTTGAGTCTTGCTGGGTTTCCCCAACGAGTAGGCCAACACTTGAGCATAAATTATCACAATAAATTGCCCTTGCTTCGAGCTTTGAACTGCCAACAGGGCCTAATGCTGTATGCCCACAATGTTATGCAAAGCAAACTTCTAACAATTGAAGGAATATTTTACAAATACGCAGGACAAGGCAAACGTGCCCTGTTTGATTGCCAAAAAGAACTGGAAGATGCGGGCTTTGAAGGAAATGCAAGATGGTAGACGTCAAACAGCATGTGTTGAACACGCTAACTCAACATTTCATGGTAGATGGGGACCCCATTGTTGATCCAGCTGGCAAAGTCAGTGTCATGGGAGACGTTGTGTTATACAACAAATTTCACAGTTCTTTTCAAGAACTACCGGTGAAATTTTCTCACATTGAAGGCAGTATGATGCTCAGCATCAACCAACTCAAGACACTAGAGGGTTGTCCAGAAACTGTTGGTAAGAATTTTGAGTGTGACAATAATGAACTCAAAAGTTTGAAGTTTGGACCCAAAACAATAGGCACGACACAAACACCCACATTTGGCGGCAGTTATAATTGCAGTAAAAATCAATTGAAGGATTTGGAAGGGGCACCTAGAGAAATCCCCAGTGTGTTCAATTGTTCAGCCAATCCTCTAGAGAGCTTGCAGGGCTTTCCTCAAAAAATTGGAGATAGTTTGTATATCACTTATGATACTCAGCTGCCTTTGTTGCGCACATTGGTGGCACCAGAGATTATTTTTTGGCCGTATCAAAGCGAGGGCAGCGATGCCTGGAAGGTGTTATACATTTTGGAAAAATATTTGGGGCAAGGAAAACGTGTTATGTTTGATTGTCAAAAAGAATTGGAAGATGCCGGATTTGAGGACAACGCCAGATGGTAAACAAACGAGAAATCTTGCAGTTATTGAAAGACCATTTCAGCTTTGACTACAACAGTGCAAAAGTTTCATCAGATGGACTGGTAACAGTAAATGGCGATATTCAATTGTTGAATCTCCACTATACACGTTTTGAAAAACTGCCAGTTGCCTTCAAAGCTGTAACTGAAAATCTATCGTTAGATGAGAACGCACTAGTAACCTTGGAAGGCTGTCCCCCTGAAGTGGGCGTGAGTTTTGACTGTTCACGTAACATGCTCAAAAGCCTTAGTGGGGGGCCAGAAATTGTAGGTTGGAACTACTACTGTGACCATAATCAACTTGTTGATTTGAAGGGGGCACCTGTCCAGATACCCAATAATTTCAATTGCATTGGTAATCCGTTGAAAAGCTTGGATGGATTTCCGTTGAAAGTGGAAAATGCAGCTTGGTTACCGTATCTACCACATTTGCCTCTCTTACGTACCTTGGCAGCAAGGCATATATTTTTAGAGCCTGCTGACGACACTCACACTGTGGAGAAGGGAAAAGTGCAGACAATTTTGAACAAATATGCTGGCCAAGGCAAACGTGCCATGTTTGATTGCCAAAAAGATTTGGAAGACGCTGGATTTGAGGATCATGCAAAATGGTAGACGTTGATAACATCAAAAAAACTTTTGATGATTATTTTCAATGTAATGAAAGCATTGTAATCAATTCTGATGGAACAATAAGCACAAAAGGTTACGTAACGCTTATGTTGCATGTTAAGAAGTTGCCAGTTGGCTTTTATGAAGTGGAAGGATTTGATGTGGGGGGCATGGGGCTCACAAGCCTTCAAGGATCTCCCAAATATGTCTACAATGAATTTCGTTGTACTGAGAACAATTTACAAACTCTTGAAGGCGGTCCTGATGCTGTTGGCGAACACTACTTATGTGGGTTCAACCAGCTCAAGAGCTTGCAAGGTGCACCCAAAAAAGTTCTTGGATCTTTGAGTTGTGTGGGCAATCCACTTGAAAGTCTTGAAGGCATACCGCAAGAAGGTTTAGGGCGACTAGTGTTACAATATTCGCCCACTTTGCCTTTGCTACGTGCATTGGTTGCCAAAAAAATTGTATTCATGCATAGGGTTGATGAATCGGAGCCACCCCAGAAGGTTCAAGAAATCATGAACAAATATGCAGGTCAAGGCAAAGCTGCCATGTTTGACTGCCAAAAAGATTTGGAAGACTCTGGATTTGAAGGAAATGCACGATGGTAGATCTAGCCGGGATCAAAAAAACTTTTGACAAATATTACTCTCACACAGGTAAACTCTCTGTTGATCCCAACACAGGATTGATATCCTGCACAGGCAGTGTCAAGAGCAAGGAGAAATCTTACCTTGATGGTAAGCCAGGTATAAAAACCTTGCGGGTAAGGTTTGGAAAAATACGCTACGATTTTGCTGTACAGCATACCGATCTGGTGAGTCTAGAAGGCGCACCCTCTTGGGTAGGTAGAGATTTCAAGTGTGGCCACAACCAACTCACCAGTTTGTTGGGTTCGCCTCAACATGTGGGCGGAGATTTCAAATGCGATAATAACAACATAGAAAGCCTTGAACACTGTCCCAAATCAGTTGGTGCCAATTTCTCTTGTATGACAAATCAACTCTCATCACTGGAACATGTTCCTGAGAAAGTGCATGATTTGTTTTGCATGGAAAACAAACTAGTCTCACTACACGGTGCACCAAAAACCATCACTGGCGAGTTGAGAGCATGGGGTAATCAGCTAGAGTCACTTGAAGGAATGCCTACTGAAGTAAGGGTTTTATGGATTGACTACAGCCCCACTCTGCCGCTCTTGCGTTGTTTAAATGCTAAAAAACTGTGGTCGGGTATGGGATGGCCACACGAGGTGCGGGCTATTCTGCAAAAGTATATGGGTCAAGGCAAACGTGCCATGTTTGACTGCCAAAAAGAACTGGAAGATGCTGGATTTGAAGGGAATGCAAGATGGTAGACAAAAAAGAAGTAATGGCTTTGTTGAAAGCTAATTTCAAAACAACAGGCCAAGTCACAATAGATCCTGAGGGGTTGATCACTTGCCAGGGTAATGTTATACTTAAAAGACAATTACCCCAGTTCCCTGTGCGTTTCAAGAGTGTTCTTGGACACTTCCAGTGCGATTACAACCAACTAACCACACTGGACGGGGCGCCAGAGAGTGTTGGTGGAAGTTTCTTAGGCTCAAGTAACCAACTTATTTCACTTAAAGCTGCACCCAAGAATGTGGTTGGAAGTTTCGTATGCTTCAACAACCAACTGACTTCACTGGAAGGTGCTCCCAGCAGTGTTGGTGATCTTTTTAGTTGTCACCTCAACCCATTAACCTCACTCCAAGGTATGCCTTCAGAGCTCAATTACTTGGCTATACCTTACACGCCTACTCTTCCACTGCTCCGTTGTTTGGCAGCCAAAAGTATCTCGTTGCGGTCAGCAATGAATCACACGACTGTTGAAACAATCTTGAACAAATACGCAGGACAAGGCAAACGTGCCATGTTTGATTGTCAAAAAGAACTAGAAGATGCTGGATTTGAGGATAATGCAAGATGGTAAGACCAGTAGCGTTGCTTACGGCAACGTTACTGGCCGAGCCTCAGCAACTTCTTCCAGTCGAATAAAAACATGTGCACCAATGGCTGTTTTTTCCCGAGCTCGTGAAGCCCAAACAGGACGTATGGTTTTTTCGTGAAAATACGTTGCACCTTTTGTGATGTCGTGAGTTTTGGTGTAGAGAACGCTGTAGGCAATTTCTTGTGCCCGGTCCCAACTTTCAATCTCAAGACGCTTTTGTTTGGCACCTGGTTTGTTGCTCCAGGAAAATTGAGCTGACGCCCCTTTTCTTTCAAACACTACGTCACAAATGCTCATTTTCTTTTGTTTGTGCCGGTTTCTGGTTACATGTGCAACGCCAATTTGATTGGCAAGGCTTGTGCCCCGGGCCTCATGGTAAATGTTGAGGCTCATGCAAATGATTTCCTTGACACTATTGGGATCAGCTGTCAAAGGCTGAACACTTGTAAGTTGTGCTGTATAACTGTTGAAACCGTATGTTTGTGCGGTTACTGGCTTGATGATCAACAGCAGCCCTGCAAAGGCTAGCCATAAGATAGTTTTCAAAGCAATGCTCCTTCTTTTCTTGGATTGCCGCAGTCAAAATGACAGAGACAACTTTTGCATGAAAGCACAAGACTTTCACGCCAAAATACGAAGTTGACATTTTTGTCAATCTCGATTTTGATTTTGGAGAGAGAACAATTTGATCACTCTCACAGGACAAGCTCAAAATCCCAGCTTGCCCTCACAAACGCAGGTTACTGGCGTCTGTGCATCAAAGGTATTTAAATTCCTTCCTGCAATGGATATCTATACTATTATTACACAGTTTCCGTTTGTGTCAACGTCCTGGCGAGATTCAAACTCGCAACCTTTTGACTAGGATTCAAATGCTCTATTCAGTTGAGCTACAGGACGAAAACCTTTTATGAGCCTGTTGGCCCCATAATGTCTCGTTCAACTCGGGTTTGCAACCAAGCCAACAGCACACCATAAATGGGCAGAATCACTGCTGCTGATACCAGCACCTTGGCTCCAGTTTGATTCAATGCAAGAATGTGCCAGTTGGCTGCCATATAGGCGTTAGCACTGTTGTAAAAGGCTACAGCAAAGAACACAAAGGTGTCTACAATGTTGGCAAACACAGCTGAGATGGCAGGTGCCCAAAACCACATTTGAAGTCGCTCTCTCACCTTTTGAAACACAAACACGTCCATAAGGTTACTGAAGAGGTAAGCAACACCAGATGCAAGGCCAATACGCCAAGCCACACTTGAGGGAGCACCGCTGAGATACACAACAGCAATGCTGGCAATAATTGCTGGCACAAAAGCTGCACTAACAATAGCTCGTGCATTTTCTTTGTTAACCAACCGCACAGTTAAGTCAGTTGCCACCACAATAAGTGGGAAAGTAAATGCAGCCCAGGTTAGCGGCAATCCAAACATTGAAAATTTGATTGTCACTAGATAATTGCTGAGAGCAATTACAAATGTGTGGAAACACACCAGCTTCCACAACAAACTTCGATCAATAGCTTGTAAATTGAACAAAAAACTTCTCCTTTTGTAAGTTCAGAGTTGAAGTCTAAACAAACAAAAGGAGTCGTGCAACCAACTTATTTTACAGTGAGCCAAATTTCTCCCTTGTGGGCCTGCAATCGTGAAAACAACTTGTCAAAAGCCACTCGGCTTGATCCAATGCTGTTGCTAGTTTTGGTTTGACCCACCAATATGCATCCATCAGTGTCAGCTGCTGTGTTGCCTGGATGTATTCTCACACCCTCAAAGTTTGGTACGTTTTCCAACAGTGGCAACACAATCTTGAATCTGTTGCTCATGGTCAGCTTGATTTGATAGCGACCCTCAGGGATAGCAGTTTGGCCATAGACTTTTTCTCCGTTGGGACGAACCACATCCTCTAGAGTGTAGCATTCAAATGCTCCGTCAATGTTCATGGTGCCAATTGTGCAGCCATTGGCTGAGGGTTGACGCGTTACAACTATTTCCATTTTTTTGTCCTTTCTGTAAACAGTTTGGGATATTTACAGAAGGAAGTTTGGAGCAGGTAGCCGGTAACGCTCCGGCGACTGTGCGTTGGCAACGCACTGAGTTCCTATTACACCATACCTGCTTATTTTTTCTTGAGATACACCCGGAAGGCCCCACCACCTGGCAAACTTTCCACACGCTGCACAGCTGGATTCTTCTCCAACCAATGTGAAAATTCCTGTTGCATCAATCCACTTTTGCCAGTGATGAAGGTTAGACTGGGAAAATGTTTGTTTGACACTTGTTCAATAGTTCTTTGATAGGCTTCGCTCAAGGTCATGCCATGTAAATCCCAAGTGTGAAGGGGATTATGGTATGACGAACTTGTTTTTGGGAGAGACTGAGGCAAGGGGACTTGAGTTGCAGTGGTTAATGGCTTAACCCCTTGCATCACCTGTTGCCACAGCTTCTTGTCCTCGTCTCGTAGTGGCATGAGTTGAAGTCAAGTGCGCTCAAGAGCGTAGGGATCAGTTGCGAACCAAATACTTAACGTAAATCTGTTCCCACCCTCAACAGGTGTGACACCATGCGTGCAACGGTCATCACTGGCAAAAATCACTATCCGCCCCTTACGAGGTGCTGAGCTATAGTATTCACCACGTTCATTTTTTATAAACGTCACTCCGCCTTGATAGTCGTCGTTGAGATAGGTAACAGATGACCAAACTCGAGGACGGAGATTGCTGTCGTCAGTGTAACCATTGTCTTTGTGTTCATGCATTTGTCGTCCAGGCCGCCACAGCACTAAGTCAGTGTAGTTGGGGTAGGCAAATTGCCTTGTGACTTGATATACCAACTGACTACAGGTGAAGCGATACGCCTCTATAGCACGTTTGACTGTGATGTCTTGTATTTGGTTATAAGGCAAGTCGTCTTGGTCTTCCCAAGGCATGCGACCATCAATACTGGGTTGATTACTGAATTTTAAAAGGCTCATGTGGTCCTGTAACAGACTGCAAAGACTGTCGCTCATAGCCCCATCAAAACTCCAAATGAGATTGCTGTAGGTTTGAAGCTGTTGCATTGTTGCTGCCTTTCAATTATGGTGCCGGATGTCAGTTTCGAACTGACCACCTATTGATTACCATTTGGCGTACTGGCTTTAGGCCAGTGTTGCCCACAAACAACTGGTAAATTTATTCACCAGTTGGTGGCATTATCCCGCCACGGAAAAATCAATTGCTCTACCAAATGAGCTAATCCGGCACAGTACATAGTATATAGCAGCATCTTGCTAGCTGCAAATGATCCATGCAGGCTATTCGTCCCATTTTCCCCAGCTGAGTAAAAATGCTGCTCGATCTTCTTCTGTTTTAAACAACACTTCTGGCTCAAGATAGGTCCAGCAGACGTCACAAGGACCAAAAGTTTCTTCCATGAACCTGAACATCAAATGGCCTTGTCCTGGACTATACGATGGCGCAAGTGCATAGGGAAACTGTTTTCGAACCCATTTTCTTGCAGCAGTGATTTCCTCACTTGTGGGAGCCACTCTAGTAGAAGTGATATTCATTCTCAATTATATGGGCGTCCACTAGGCTGTGTCAACGAACGGAAGTGGTGGGATTCGAACCCACGGAAGACATTCCTGCCTTCGCTGGTTTTCAAGACCAGTGCATTAGAGCCGCTCTGCCACACTTCCTTAAACTTTGGTGTGAACCATTGCACGTATCTCCGTCAGCAATTGATTGTTTTGCCGCTCCAGACTTTTGATACGCTCGTCCATTTCTTTGATGCCTCTATTGCCAGTGTTCTGCAATAGGAACACCATCAAAAACGTAACAATGGTTGTGCTGGTATTGATTACCAGCTGCCATGTGTCACTGAATCCAAACACTGGCCCCAGCAAGGCCCATAATACAACTGAACCTGCTGCGCTCAAAAACGCATATGGGTGACCCAAATTGGCGCTGATCCACTCAGCCAAAATCTCAAACCTATTCTTGATAAATTTACGCATAGCTGTCTCCTACTATTGCCGTCAACTTAGGAGACTTGAGAACCCTAAATTGACGGCTGTATACTGCCACTTGGCATTTTAGGTTTCCTTTGATTTTTCAAATGTTTGTAGATACCTTATCTACAAGGCTATTTAGAGTTTTGAGCAACCAGGGTAACTCTCCCCTCGCCTCAATTCCCCACTGTTTTGAAAGGCGTCGGTTTTACAGACCGGTGTGGGGGAAGCTGCTCATAGGTAAAAAGTGGTCCGGGTGAGGAATTTCGCAATCCTGGCCTCTGGTTCCCAAAACCAGCGCTCTGCTTCTGAGCTACACCCAGTAACTCGTAAATGAAAACTTAGTGGACCACCTGGGAGATGATCCCAGACCCCGTCATCGTCCACTGTGGGTTTTCCAGTGGGGTGTCCAACATGGCCCTAAATCTAGTGACAGCGTCGGACAGTGACGTGGCGACGCTGATATCTGTCATAATAGCTAGTGTAATGACACACTGGTGTTGGAGGACCATAGTGTCGCGGGTATGTGCTGTAGCCAGATCGGTGATCGGAATAGTAGGGTGCGGGTGCACAGCCAATCAATAGGCCCAACAAAGCAACAATTGGTAACAGTCGTGTCATTTTGAGTTCCTTCCACTCAAACAAAAATCTCTCAGGGAGGTTGCACACTCCCCTTCCTGCCCAAAACCCACAAATTCATTTGAATTTGTGTACGGTGCAACGCTTTTGGGCAGAGCACTCAATACCTGCTGTAGGACTGCATATAAAGCAGGCCAAATATCTATCTATTTTCAATTATATATGAGAGAAGGAAACTGTCAACTACACACGCAGTTCTGGACTGGGATTTTTAACGTTATACAAATTGGGGTCAATAGTAGCCAGCACATAATCACCGTGTGTGTTTTTGACTACCACCAAGCCAGTTTTATCTGTTTTCCGCAATATGATTCTGTTGTTTGTTCCCAGTTCAGCCAACGGGCGATTGTGGAATCGAAAAGCTTTTTTTACCATAGCTGCAACATTACTGGCACGAATATTGTATTGTAACATTTTATCTAGAAGATGTTTGGTTAACTTGACCCGGCTGTTTTCTGGACCACGCACAGCATCTAAAATACTTTGTAGTTGTTTTCCCAATTCCAGTCTTGTGTTCGCTGGCGCCAAAACTTCAAATATCAACATAAGGATATTTATAGTTTGACGCTGGCTGCACACGTCTCTAGACTTGAATGACACCCCAGTAAAGAGTAGGTAACAACAAATACTCCGGCTTTTCGTCTTAACCGGCTGACTATCTACGAGTTACACGTAGCACCAGAGACCTCTGTAAATTTCAAACATTGTTACTACCTAGGCGATAAACTCCAGGCATGTTCTCAAACCTTTTCAGGAGGACCATGGGCAGTCCTATTTGCTGGTGCGGAAACGGTTCACGTCTCATAAGTTGGCCAACCCTGGGCGTCGCGCTTGTCTATCCCTACACACCATTCTCTCAAAATGTTCCTTGTAGCAACCATGCAGCGCCGTGTCTGCGTATGATATACCGGCTTGTTCGGCTTAACCGGCTGCCTATCTGGGCATTACACCCAGCTCCAGAGGACGCTGTGATTTCGCACATTGCTGCAAGTTGGACGCTAACCCAACCATGTACTCGAACCCTTGAGGGAGGACCATCGTCAGTCCTATCTTGTTTTTGGCTCCCGGAGAAAGAATCGAACTTTCCTGATGAACAGATTAACAATCTGCTGGCACACCTTGCGCCCGTCCGGGATAATCTCTATTTTTGTCTCTACCTCACCGCTCTCTATCAATACACAGATTATAAGTGCGTTGAGGGGTCAGTCAACTTATATTTTTAGTCCCAGGCAAAGGAGTTGCACCTTTTCACTCAGCCGTATGAAGGCCGGTGGAACGCTGGTTCAACCTGGGATATTATCTCTTGGCGTCTGCTTTTTATTCTTTGCCCCAAACTGGGTCAATAAACACAAGGGTATTTCCTCTCTGCATAATATTATCATTCTTGATATCGAGATTGTATTTTCCCAGCAAAGTCGTGATCAAATCGCATGCTTCTGCTAATTCTGGCCGATGCATGATTTCTTCTGTCTCGTCTTCTCCAAACAAGATGTAATCTCGGATATACCTGGAGTTTCCTTTATATGGTGAGAGTTTTTCCATTCTTATACCATAAAAATCAGGAAAGCGAATCAATTTACCAAAAAACTTTGGAAAATGTTTGTTTGGATGTTTTCTTGCTAGATCAATAAATGCACGATATGCACTGTCTTCACTACCGAACAACTTTATAACATATGGGCGGCCAGGTTTTTCATAAACAGAAGCAAATGCTCCGCTGCCCAATCTCTTATATCCAGCTTTTACAAGAATACCATGTGCATCCCATCGCGTTTTTGGTAAGGTGATTTCACTTATTTTCATAGTAATATTTAATGGGTGTCTATCGGGTACTGCCCCCGACTGGCGGGTTCCACAGACCCGCGTCCACACTTGCTGACTCTAGACACCATAAACTTGGTACACGTCGCAGGCGTTACTTGTCTTGCCAAGACAGTTGAAAAGCTGCTATACGATTTACCCAAAATGATTTATATTAGGTAGTTGGAATATCTTCCACTGAATGGTGGCCATCGCCTTTCAACATGTTGATTTCTTGGATGAATCCTTTGGCATTCCTTATAAATTCATCATAGTCATCTACTGAACTAGAGTCCATAGTCTTAGTATATCTTCTACCGTTAAGATCATACTCTACAGTTGTTTCGTTGCCTCCTGGAAACACACGTACTATACCTGCATATTTTACGCCTCGGAGGACAAAACGAAATTTAGCTTCCATATATTCTTCTTCGCCATCTCCGTCGCCATCATCTCTGTCATCTTCAAATTCTAACAGAGCGTTAGGCTTTTGGCTATTTTCTTGCAAGATATTGATGTATTTTCTAAGGTCATGCGTTCCCATATAACCCTGCTCCTGTCTTATTGTCTGCATTTATTTACATGGCTTTAAGAGGGTGTGGAGTCAACCTGACATTGATCCGTAGGATCTGCGTACAATTTCCCCAGGTATGACAGGAGTAAACCATCTCAACCTTGAGATCCAAAGTCTCACGCTCTATTCAGTTGAGCTACAGGCCCTTATTGTCTTGACGTTAAATCGCCATCGCCGGATGCCACTTCCGGATTTCTTCACCAGCTAGGTGATTGCTGCCGGCTAGTTACCATTCTCATGGTGTGTTGGGAGGCTGTTCCAACCTCGATGGCAATTGTTGGTTGAGAGAATAGTTGGCAGGCCACCCAGGTACCGCCCCCGGCACTTTGAGGTTGGAGCTCAACGTGATACTAATTCACCAGCGACCTACAATTGGTGGAGCATATCGGTATCGCGCCGATCAGGCTAGGATCTTGCAAAGATCCTCCGGGTACCTTGCCCATGCCCCATTATATTCTTAACTTGGTGCGCACCGCAGGTACTGCCCCTGCCTCTCCACCCTTATCAAGGGTGTGCTTCCCTTCTCAGCCAGATGCGCAAAATTTGGAGGACCGTCTGGGATTTGAACCCAGGACTTCCAACTTAAGAGGATGGCACTCTTACCACTGAGTTAACGGTCCAAAAGTATTGGAGGATCACCGGGGAATCGAACCCCGCAGAGGACGGTTTAAAAGACCGTTGTACACACCAGTGAGTACATGTGATCCATAGTTTTTGTTGAGGACCAATTACTACCGGTCCTCAACATCGTAAATTTACAGTGCAAACTTACACTGTCAACTCCAAAAAGCGTTATTTCCGTTTCCGCTTTTTGCTATAGTAACTGCTCGCCTTTTTGAAATAACCTTCAGGGTCTTCAATCCGGTCCGCCACAGCACGATCTATTTCTCCACTTTTGGTGGTAGCACTCACAATAGTTGGCGCATTTTCCTTGAAGTTACTTTTCTTACCGCCTGTGAAAAAAGCCAAATGCCCATAATGAGTATCTAAAACCAGTCTCATGTTTTGTGCCAATTGAGGTTTGGCTTCAACTTTGGCACACACATTTTTGATTTTGTCAACAGTGATTTTTTCAAGCTCATCCAAGCCGTCAGTGTTTAAGTGCAGCACAAATTCTGTTAACTCTTTCCACGAATCTAAGTCAGGTTGCTTCATGACTCTCTCAACCTTTTCTCGAAGAGTCAACAGTCTAGTATCATACCCACTGTTCTCTATCAAAAGAGAAAGCTTTCTCAAAAATTCAGATGAGCTCATTCTAGTCCTCTGTATTAGACTTTTGACTTATTTATTCCCATGGTTGGGGGAGGAGGATTTACCCCAACACGTTGCGTGGCGAGATGCAATTGTGTTGCCAACATGTCCCTACGACTAAGCATATGATGAAATTAGGGTTTTAGGCATGGTATATCTTTGAAATGGTGCCAACCCCTGGGATTGAACCAGGCTCTTACCGTCTTCAGCGGTTTGTGTCGACCACGATCACTAGGTTGGCATAATGGTACCAGCAGAGAGATTTGAACTCCCGACATCCTGCGTGTAAAGCAGATGCAACTACCGCTGTGCTATGCTGGCACATTTATTTAAATTGGTGGACCTACCTGGGTTCGAACCAGGCGCCTCTTGAATGCAAATCAAGCGCTCTCCCAAATGAGCTATAGGCCCATAGTGTAGTGTTAAGGCTCTAAAAAGTATTTTTGATACTTATCTGGATTTTGCCTCACGTAAGCGGGTAAATCCACAGAGTCAAAAGGCAAAAGCTGCCATCGACAATGTTCTCTACCCAAAATATCTTCCCCAGCCCTAGCTCGTTTGATGGGATCAATCTTGCTCAAAACGCCAGGAGTGTTGAACTCTTGATGAGCAAAGTTCTGGACTTTTTCAATTATTTGTTCCTTTGTCATCATATAGCTGAGATGCCATCCAGCATCGTGCCACCACCACATGTGAGAGAAATGTCCATCTCTAATGCCCATTCGATATTCTGTAGGAGTGGCATTTTTGAGTTCTTCAAAATATACCCCCACACTCCAAACTTGAGGACCACTGCCTGCTTCATTTTTGTTATTTAAAAACGTGAAATAACTCAACTGTTGAAATCCAAAAAGCTTGTATTCTTGGTTTTCAAGACAGGCTTGTATACAGTCAGGTCTAATGATTTCATCACAATCTGATATCAAGATCAAGCTGTTGGGCTCTGCATCCCACAATCCTCGGGTAATGGCATCTCTTTGAAAGACTTCGTTACCCCAAACGCTTTCATTGGGAAAATCCGTTACTAAAATATATCGTATTTTGTGGGCAAAATCTGCAACTCTTGGGTCAGAGATATCAAATTTCAATTCCTTGGGGCGACCCACATGTGTGAAAATGCTTTCAACAATCACAAAATAGTCCACAACAGGGGTGTGTGTGTTCAAACGTAGCTCGAGTATGCTCCATTCACCATTGAAACAAAAACAGTCATAAACTTTCTTTTTCATTCTAATCCTGGTGACAAAAAGTGTTTTTCAAATTTGGTCCAATTTTTCCAAATATATGCTGGTAGGTCCAATTGATTTTTTTCCATCAATTTCCAACTCATCCAGTCTCTGCCCAAAAGGTCGCGTCCTGCCAATGCAGCTTCAACTGGATCAATTGTGCTCAAAACTTTTGGGTTGTTGAACTCTTGATGAGTAAAATTCTGCACTTTCTCAATTATTTTTTCTTTGTCCATAAGATAACTGAAATGCCAACCACTGTTGGTGAAAATCCAAATGCCCTGATACTTGGCTCCGCGGATACCCCATCGGTAATCATCTGGCGTATGGTTTTTGAGTTCTTGGAAACGAACCCCAACCGATGCTATTTCTGGAGGATGCCCGTGAACATTCACATTGTTAATGTAACAGTAATACCAAGCTAGTTCAAAACCAAACAAGTTATAGCTGTGATCTCTAGCAACCCCTACTGCCTCTCGCCTTGGTAGTTCGTCACAGTCGCTTATAATGACCAAATCTTGTGGCTGTGCGTCCCACAAGCCTCTCATAGCGGCATTCCGCTGAAATCTATCATTGCCCCACGCATCTTGATTGGGCATATCTGAAACCAGGATATAACGTATCTTGCGTGTGAATTTACTTAATCTGCTGTCACGAATATTGAACTGTAATTTTTTGGGTATGCCCATATGTGTGTGATTGCTTTCAGCAATTACGAAATAATCAACCACAGGATCAAGAGTATTGAGCCTTAACTCCAGTAAATCCCATTCTCCGTTGAAACTGAAACAATCATATACTTTGTTCATTTGATTCTCAAAAATTTCCGGAGCCGGAGGGATTCGAACCCTCGGTACACCTTTACAATGTACAACGGTTTAGCAAACCGTCGCCTTAAGCCTCTCGGCCACAGCTCCATCAGTTGTATCTACAGGATATGTATCTTGGTGTCAATATAGGTGAATAGCGCCAGGGATAATTGAAATCCCGTCTCTCCGGTGAAAACGGAGTGTTCTCGACCACTAAACTATGGCGCCACAAATATTTGGAGGTCAGTGAGGGATTTAAACCCCCGTGTAACGGATTTGCAGTCCGTTGCATAATCGCTCTGCCAACTGACCAAATTCTATCCTTTTGTCTTAAAACAATCGTAGATGAATAATATTACTGGCTGCATGGATTTGTCTACCATTATCAGCTCTAGACCGGGGACTTTCACCCAGTTGACCTTTGGGAGCGTTTAGCTCAATTGTTTCATCTACGATTATCTGTTTGTGCTTTCATATTTGTTTCTCGTTTTCCTCTCTCCTTGCATAAATGTCCAACCAACAAAAAACCCTCCGAGACTTGTGATCTCTGGAGGGTCCTGAAAAGTCTATATCAAAGTTGATCTAGATCTTTTCACCTCCAGGTGCTGGGACTGGCTTGCGCACAATACCGGCGGGCTGATACTCATTGCTAAATGAGCAATCCCTTTCCCAAATATTATGCATCAGTTTTGAAAACATTTTTATAGTTCCAGTCCTTTTGTGTTTGGGCAACATACTGTTGTTTGCTACCTTAAGTTATTTATAGGAGAAGGTTCAAAAAATGTCAACGGAAAAAAATTATTTTTAGATTTCAACCCCATAAAATTCATGTACCCCATGTTTGCCATGAAACCCCAAGCTTTTGCCCAGCCAAGGGCTTTCAAAGTTTCTTTCGATACTGAATTGATCAGCCAGCGCAAGGGGTGCAAATTTTATACCAAACTCTTTTTCCAATTTTTGTCGATACCATCTACAGATGATGTTGTCTTCTGGAATATAACGAAGTTGTTTGGCATAGCCTTGTGAGGCCAGCCAGTCTTTTTCCAATACTGTGCCAGGATAATCATCAACATCTGTAGGTAAATTCAAAGCGTCTAGAGCGGATAACAATTTTTTACTGCGAAGGCAAAAACCGCCATTGCCTACTAAATTTTCACACCACCAGGTCCATTTTTTCCAAACCGCGCCAGTGTAATCATAGTTCCAGAACTCATCTGTCCAGGCATCTTTGTTCACCGCATAGCCATCAGCGTGAATTATGAGGTTGAAATCTTCTTCCACCAGTTTTGGACACTGGCGCAACATTACTTCAGAGTAGACTTTCTGAAAACAAACCTCTTCAAGAGTGTTATCAATCTGAGGAATTTGTATATGTTGTATTGTTACACTAGTGTCTATCTGCAATGGCTGATCACTGAACCAATAGATTTTTTTGATATCAAGATGATTTAAGGTTTCCAAGGTTCGCTCTAGTGCAACCTTTGTTTTTGAATAAAATTTAGTGTCAACACATGTGATGCCTAGTGTGGGCATGGAGATTTTTCCTTGTTCAACAAAACATTATAGCATCATTGCCCAGATATATAAATAATGCACAATTTGCACCCCTTTTGGAGACACCAATGAACGACGAGTTCGCTACACCAACCCCAGCTATGCACATGCCAGATATGGGCTCCATGTCTTCCCCAACTTCCTCTATGCCAGAACCAGAGCATGTGGATGATGAAGTGCGTATGAGCCAATCTCAGCTCTACCGCGCAGCTAAGAACAGCATCGAACTGCACAAGATGTTGAAGTTTGTTAGCGAACTTGAAGGATGGGTGCAAGCTAAGATTACAATTGCTGCTGAAAATCTTGAGGCTGTGAAAAACTACATCGAGTATGAGATGGTCAGCCAAACACTTGCTGAGAGCAATGCTACTAACGAGGGAATAGGCGATGTATTACAGGGTTTGAAAAAAGGCGCTAAGGAATTTTGGCGTGGCAGTCCTGAAGAACATGCAGCTGAGCATAAGGAACTTATGACCCGTTGGCTAACGGCATTATCAAAAGCAGGGGTAACTGGCAGGCAAGCCCGTGATATGGCTGAGAAGATGATAGCTCAAGGATTTGAGCCCAACCAACGCCATTTGAAAGAAGGTCGCAAGCTCAAGAAGAGAGCCTAACCTCCAAAATCTTTCTTACACTTTCTGCCAAATCAAAGTCATAACCAGGGTCATTCTCGCGCAGAATACCCTGGTTTTCCATGCTCCATAGATAATATTCTGTTGGAATACTCTCAAGAACTTGGCCTTTGTGCTTGCCTGTAGGCCAGGTTTTCACTGGAACAGCTTTTTGTGTCAACTCCACAAGTTGAGGTCCAATTTCTCTATTGGGATCCAACACTCCTTGCTTGATTCCATCTTCAATCAATCGCTCAATCAAAGCCCCACACACTTCTACATCAGCGCCAGCTCGGTGCACACCAATGGTATCAGGCACTGGTAGATCCAAGCGATATCTGAGATAGTTTTGAGCATAACTTTTGTCTTGAAAGGTGGGGGAATAAATGTGCCTAGCCACACGCCAGGTGCAGATCCACAAATCCTGATTGGCAAACATGGCTGCCACATCACCTTGGTTCATTCTTTCAAAACTGCTGACCAAAACTGATCTATCATATTCTGCATAATGAGCTACAAAATATTTTGGTGCACCCAGCATGTCTAAAACATCAAACAAGACACTTTGGTCAAAATAGGGAGACCCTTGCACCATCCTATTGCTGATTTGATTTTTGGCGCTGCTTTCAGGAGGAATGCCATTGGGTGTATTGAACAATTTTGTTGAGATCTTCCACTGACTGTCTTGGTATAAGGCAGTGGCAAATTCAATAATTTCTGCTGTCGTGGGATCAAGTCCTGTTGTCTCGGTGTCAAGAACAAGGGCTTGCTCTAGGAATCTTGTCTTCAAATTGCTCATGCGCAACTGTAACTTTAAAATTCGCCAAAGTCTATCTTGAGATAAAAGCCGTTTTTCCTGTTTTCAACGTTGTCAATGTTGATGTAATAGGTGGTATCAGGTGCTAATCCATAGGCAAACAACAGGGTGTTGTCTTTGAAAATTCCGTTGGTTACATCATAAAATCCAAATTTTTGGGGCAGTTTCAACGGACTGACAAATCTTTGAGTTGACAGCGGGCTTCCTGTGAGACTGATACCAGATGGCTTTTCACTTGCCCACAATCTAATAGTCCAATTTTGGTTATTGTAAAATTTTGTGTGAGCAGATGTGAACGTCACAAAGCCTTTGGGGCTGATTTGAAATGGATGCCAAAGTGTTTCGCTGGCTTCAATTTCATAGTAGTCTGTTGGAGATAGTGTGAGTTGTCTTCTTTTGTCAAACATTATAAATCCTATTTAACAATAGTCGTAGCTTGCATAAATATCCAAAACGTTGGTTATAAGCAGATCAGATGTCAATTTATACTTATCCTACTATCAACATTTTGGGACCAACTGGCGTAACCGGTCCCACAGGTGTAACAGGACCAACTGGACCTATAGCCACAGGTGCTACTGGTGTTACTGGGCCCACTGGTGAAACAGGCCCCACTGGGCCTACTGCAACTGGTGCTACTGGTGTAACGGGACCAACCGGTGAAACAGGCCCAACTGGACCTACTGCAACTGGTGCAACAGGTCATACTGGTCCTCAAGGACCAACTGGCCAAACTGGTCCACAGGGAATAAGTGGGTTCAGTGGCCAAGATGGTGGGTTTGGTGTAAGTGGGCAAAGCGGAACAAGTGGCTTTAGTGGTCAAAGCGGACAAAGTGGTCGCAGTGGACAGTCTGGGTTCAGCGGGCTTCTAGGCAACAGTGGCGCAAGTGGCTTAAGCGGCTTAAGTGGATACAGTGGAGCATCTGGGTCTGGATTGAGCGGATTTTCAGGGCTCAGCGGATTTTCAGGGTTTAGCGGACAAGATGCCAGTGGCACAAGTGGCTACAGTGGCGTAAGCGGCTATAGTGGATTCAGTGGCGATACGGGACAAACCGGATCTGGCCAAAGTGGCACAAGTGGTTATAGCGGTTACAGTGGGGTTAGTGGAGCTTCAGGAACCAGCGGTTCAACCGGCACTAGTGGACTAAGTGGCGTTAGTGGCTGGAGCGGCACATCTGGCTTCAGTGGGTCAGGTGCAAGCGGACGCAGTGGATTCAGTGGTTACAGTGGGGTAAGCGGATTCAGCGGATCACCCGGGGCGGGCATCAATATCAAAGGCAATGTGCCTAGTGTTGGGAGCTTAACTGAAGCCTATTTCAACAGTGTTGGCTATGTGTGGCCGCCTTTGTTGGGCGATGCTTACATCTCCACAAATGATTATCATTTACATGTTTGCACATCAACTAGTCCCAATGCAGTTGTATTCAACGACGTAGGTGTTATTCAAGGACCTAGCGGAACTAGTGGCTGGAGCGGCCGCAGTGGCTACAGTGGCACAGCAGGCAGCGGTATTAGTGGCACAAGTGGATGGAGCGGACATTCTGGCCAAGGTGGTAGTGGAGTATCGGGAACAAGTGGATTCAGTGGCTTTAGTGGATTCAGCGGCCTTGGTGGCCAAGGCATAAGTGGAGCTAGCGGATACAGTGGCTTAAGCGGATTTAGTGGATTCAGTGGTGCAGGTGGATCTGGCGGAAGTGGCACCAGCGGATTCAGTGGATTTAGTGGGCTCAGTGGTGCAGGCGGATCTGGTGGAAGTGGCACCAGCGGGTTCAGTGGCTTTAGTGGTGCTACTGGCAGTAGTGGAACTGGCACTAGTGGATTGAGTGGTTTCAGTGGCTTTAGTGGTGCTGCTGGCAGTAGTGGAACTGGCACTAGTGGATTGAGTGGTTTCAGTGGCTTTAGTGGTGCTGCAAGTTTAATTCAAGGACCAAAAGGTGACAGTGGTGTCAGTGGCTTTAGTGGCAGTCCTGGATCTGGTCAGAGTGGAGCTAGCGGCTATAGTGGGTTAAGCGGCTTCAGTGGGGCAGCAGGTGTTGGAACGAGCGGCGTAAGCGGACGCAGTGGCTTCAGCGGAACTAGTGGATTTAGTGGCGTTGCTGGCGGTTTTGGATCAGGCATAAGCGGCATAAGCGGCTATAGCGGTTATAGCGGATGGAGTGGCGCACCAGGTACGTCTGTAAGAATAGTGGGCTCTATAGTCAACAGTTCAGTATTGTCAAATCCACCTTATTCAAATTATTCAGGACCTTTGGGTGATGGCGTAATTGACCAAAGCACCGGAAACTTGTACGTTGTTACCGTATTGGGCCCGCCCTCACAATGGACCAACGTTGGTCAAATACGCGGAGACAGTGGTGCTAGTGGTTATTCTGGTAGTGTAGGCAGTGGGTTTTCCGGCCAAAGCGGTTACAGCGGATTTAGCGGTGCTACTGGCGGAACAGGAAGTGGCGTAAGCGGCATAAGTGGTTATAGCGGTTACAGTGGTGCTACTGGCGGAACAGGAAGTGGTTTGAGCGGGAGAAGTGGCTTCAGCGGTTACAGCGGTGCCACAGGTGGAACTGGCAGCGGCACAAGCGGAGTAAGTGGTTACAGCGGATACAGCGGTGCTGTAGGTGGAACTGGGAGTGGCACAAGCGGTCTAAGTGGTTTTAGTGGATTTAGTGGCCTTGGTTTAAGTGGTGCAAGCGGCTATAGTGGACAGTCTGGATATAGTGGCTTCAGTGGCAGAAGCGGATACAGCGGAATAAGTGGATTTAGTGGCGCTACTGGATCTGGTGCAAGTGGCATAAGTGGCTACAGTGGCAGAAGCGGAATCAGCGGTGCAAGTGGCTACAGTGGATACAGCGGAGCTAGTGGTTGGAGCGGTTTCAGTGGTGTAAGTGGTTACAGCGGTTTCAGTGGTGTAAGTGGTTACAGCGGTATAAGTGGTTACAGTGGCACCAGTGGTTTCAGTGGAGCTAGTGGCTTTAGTGGTGCCAGCGGCATAAGCGGCGCATCAGGACGCAGTGGGGTAAGTGGATTTAGCGGCTGGTCTGGCTCTGGCTTAAGCGGCTTTTCAGGGTATAGTGGTTCTGCAGGTACGTCTGCTAATCTTACAGGGATTTCAAACGGGTCTTCAGGGAGCCCGTCTATTGCCTTTGCCCCAGAAAGTAATACAGGTTTATTTCGCGAAACTAGCCCTAACGGAGTTGGCATTACTACCGCCGCAAACTTGCGCCTACTGGTAAGCAACACTCAAACACAATTCCTTACACCAATTTCTGGAACCACTGCTAGCTTCACAAGTGGGAGCGACGTTGTTTCGTTGGGACCAACGTCATATTTTAACATTGCCGGTAATTTTGGTGTAGGCACCACCACTCCAGCAAAAAAAGTTGATATCGTTACATCTGTCAATGGCAACGAGGGCGTGTTTGTGTTAAACAACAGCACCGGTGCTAGCGCACAAGCCATAATTCAAGCTGGCACAAATGGAGCCCTTGGCGTTCAGTTGGGACAAAATTATTCAACTAAGAATGCATTCTTATATCTTGGAGACAATGCCAACCTCACAGTGTCAGTGAACGCTGCAAACAGACTCACTGTAAACAATGGTGGATTTGTCTTGTTACATCCAGTTGGCGGCAGTTTTGGTGGACAACTGCAACTGCAAAAAGCACCTACTGGCAGCACTTTGGTAGGAAATGCAGCAATTGACACTAGTGGTAACGTAATAAGATTTTTTGACACAGGTAGCCCATTTAGAGGCGCGTATTTGGATCTATCCACATCAGCTACGGGTGTACAAAGCAAACTTCTCACATCTACTGAAACAGCCGTCATAACATCCACATCCGACCAGGTGTTGAGTCTAAACTCAACTGGATCGCCGTATCTTGATATTACAAAGAGTGCTGTGCGCCAGCTTTACCTGCAAGGTAATGGCGCTGAGGCTAAATTGGTTGGTGATAATCGAAAACTGACGTTGTCTACAACAGGTAACAACAATATTGAGTTGAGTGTAAATTCAACACTTGATGGTTACGTTCAAGATGGAGGCAGTATTGTTGCAATAAATGAATTCCGAGCCGGTGATTCATCACAGACTGGCGAGAAACGGTTAGCTCTTCAAAATAGTTCTCGTAATACATACTTTTACCTTAACTCAGATAACGTTACAGTTGGACTTTATGACGCTACTGCTCCTACTCCTACAGTGCGATGGAGTACTGATGTTGCTGGTAATTTTACTGCCAATGGTTCTATTCGTGCAAACAACGGTGCTACAGTTATTAGCAATACTGGAATAACATTCCCCAGCAATATAACCCAAGTAAATGCAGCTATGATTTGGCGCGGAACTTATAATCCTGCTCAGCAATATAGATACAATGACACCATTTACTATGTTGAATTTGATGGATCTTTTGGACTCTGGATTTACAATAATATTAACACGCCCACCACTGGACAGGCCCCATTTGTGGGCTCTACATATTGGGCAGTAGTAATGAGATTCCAAGCTAGTGTCCCTAGCGGCGGTGGAGGCGGTGGCGGCGAAGGAGGCGACAATGGATAATGATTGGAAATATAAATGGTAACATACAATTGGACGTCTTTAAATTTACAAGTGAAACGACAGGACAGTAGCCTACACAATGTGATTGTGGCAGTGTTATGGGGATACAGTTGTTCAGATGCTGGTTACACTGTGTCAGAAACAGGACGGTGCATTTTACCTTTACCTGATCCTCTCAACTACATACCTTTTGATGAAATAACAGAAAGCGTATTGATTGGTTGGCTGGAAGCCAATTTGGACGTTGAATTACTTAACGCATCTATGCAATCACGACTTTTGGCCAAAATACAACAAGACACCTATATGGTAACTTTCCCCGTTACATCAAATGTGCAGTGAAACCGTTTACGATCCAGCATTGTTGGGAGGTGGTCAACCACTTCCAGGACAAAATCTAGTCATTGTAGTTGCTAGGCCTGAATATGGATATTATGTAAATGTAATTGTTACAAATGTAACGAGTACAACTATTGATTTTGCTAGAGTAGCAGTTTTGCCTGCAGGCCGTACGCTGGGTGATGAACATTGGGTCGCTTATGACACTGAACTGCTGCCTAACCAATTCTTTATATTGCCAAATGTGGGGTTGGGCCCACAGGATCAAATTATTGGCAGTAGTCAACTTGGATTTGTCAGCATCAATGTCACAGGCAATAAATTTTACGAAGTCTAGCTGACTTCCCAGCCATCGCTAGTAAACTCCAGCATACCAACATGATGGATATATAATTTTCTTTTTGGCTTTCGAACCATGTGCATCTGATACCCACTGGGCAAGTCAAGGACCAATTGTTGTTCATCTTTTTGAACAATTAGGCCCTTGACTCGTTGATTTGTATCAGTACATACCACATACGTTTTGTTTTTTGGCTTAAGCTTTTTTTCTTTTGTCATGATCCTGTACAAAAATCTTGGTGTGCAGTTGTATTATTGCACACTTAGATTTACAATGCAACTCACAACCAAAGCTTGTAAATTTCGCCTTTGAGATAACTTTCCGCAGTGCAACGTTTGCCTGTGCGATGGTCCACAGCTGAGTCATGTTGAATTTGGATAGTGCGTATTTTATCTCCGCGCTGGCCGCTACCAACCTGATGTTTTCTTTCTTGGCTGGTTTGAGAGGCTGCTTGGCTCTTGAACCTGTTTTGAAGTCGTGTCTCCAATTCCTGCCTAGCTTGTGCAAAGCTAGTGGTTCTGCTTCTTGTTTGGGCGGTAACGACTACCCCAGTTGGTGTGTGTCGCAATCTACAACTGGCCATTACCTTATTTCGATTTTGACCACCGGGACCAGTGCCAGAAAACCACTCTATTACTAGATCTTTGTCAAGTATTTCAATGGCTTGTTCTGAAGGATACTCTAGCACTGCTACTGTGACTGTACTGGTATGGACTCTTCCACGTCTTTCAGTTGGTGGAACCCTCTGTATCCTATGCCCACCTGCTTCTTGTGCCCACTGTGAAAGATCTTGTCCCTCTAGTTTGATAACACAGAAGCCTGGGACCGTTTTAACTACAGTAGTGAGTCAACCCAGCTTGCTGGCCATGCGAATATAGGCACGTGCCAAATCATCAACAAACAGTTGACTGTCTTCTCCGCCCTCAGCTTGGCGTATTTCAATGTATTGAATCATTTGATTTCCCATTCCTAAAAATTATAGCGCCTGTATGCAACAGGCGTAAGCTTAACAACTCTATATTTTGAAGGAAATATCGTCAGCTTTCTGCAAGAAGCAGTGGACCAATACCAAAGGTGGGGGATCCCACGAGTGCGAAAAACACCGGACCCAAAACCAAGACTCTACTGAGCCTGCAAGCTGACAGCTTTGTCTTGGTTTTGGGTTTCAGTGCTGTTTTGTTCATAAGATTATTTATAGTGGATTAGGTAAAAGCTTCTTGCAGCTTCTGAGCTAGTTCCGTACTCTTGAGCTTTTCCAGTGCTTTGCTTTCAATCTGGCGCACACGCTCACGAGTGACACCAAATTTGTTGCCAATGTCTTCCAGTGTGCTTTGTTCGTTTACACCAATACCAAAGCGCATCCTGATCACACGCTCTTCCTTGGGACTGAGATGTTTCAAGACCTCTGACACTGCATATGCGCTGTCAGCCTCAGCCAAGAGGTTAAACGCATTCACCCCTTCAGTGTCTTCAATAAGATGTGCAATGGTTTGATCTTCTTCACCGCCAATTGGCGTTTCCAGAGAGATTGTGCCCTGCGCAACACTGTAGACTTTGTCTACGTTTTCCACATCAATTTCCAGCATCTCTGCAATTTCTTGCACACTGGGCTCAAAACCATTGTGATTTACAAACTCAGCTCGTGCTCGCGTTACCTTCTTGGCAAGGTCGCTCATGTGAGCTGGGATACGAATGATACGATGATGCTCATTCAAGGCTTTCAGCACACACTGCTTGATCCACCAAGTGGCGTAGGTGCTGAAACGAAATCCCATCTTCCAATCAAACTTCTCAATAGCTTTCAAGAGACCAATGTTGCCTTCTTGAATGAGATCAAGAATGGGAGTTTGACTGATGTTGGTGTATTTCTTTGCCACACTCACCACGAGTCGAAGATTGCTCTTGAGCATAATCTCCACTGCCTCGTCCTTGTTTTTTTGCTCTTGCCGAATCTGGCGGCATTTTTCAAGGAGTGTGTCAAGTGGCATACCCGTGTTGGCAACAAAACTTGCTAGTTGCGACTCATGCTTTTCCACTTCGGCTTGGTGAACTGTTTTGAACCGCAGCCAATTTTTGTCTTGTGACATGCTTTGGTATGCGGCTAGGAACAACTCACGAGAGACTCCTTTGCTTTGTGCAAAGCGCAGGTAAGCTCCTTGTGCGCTAATAATGTCTTTCACCATGTCGTTGAAGGGCTGAACCATGCTGTCGTAAAAGCTGAGTTTGAAACTCAGCGAAGAACAGGTTTCAGCCACTCGTTGACAGAGTTCACTATTGGGGCTGGTGCTTAACAGCATAATATCCTGTTGAATGTTTGCTAGATTTGTGAGCAGAGGGGCTAGTTCTGTTTCTTCAATGTCAAAAATGCTGTGGCTGTCAATTTCCCCTTTTACTACACCTTGAATCTTGGTATCAAACTGCCATACTGCCATAGGAATAGAGAACAGATTCAAGAGCAGGTTTTTCTTGCTGTTTTCAATTTGTTGACTAAATTGAATTTCCTGCTGATGTGTAAGCAACTTGTTTTTGGCAACCTGCTTGAGATACAGTTTGGTTGCATCCATATCACTGGATTTTTCAATAGTTTTGGCTGTCGTTGTAGCGGGTGTCATACTCTACTCCATGCTTCAGTCTGAAAGATACTACAAGTATAGGGTGTGTCAATTCTTCATATGGTTGGGAATAAAATATTTTCCACAAAATACTGGCCACGCTCTTCTCCCAGTATCTTCATGAGAACTCTAGTAGTATGAGTGTTTTGTCTTTGGTTCAAACTGTATTGATTTTGCTTCTTTATGACCATAGGTACATCTGTTGTGGTTTTTGTTCCCAACTGAGATAGATATTGTTCCAACAGTGTGCATGCCAATGTGCTGATGGTTTCAGCTTCCGTATATGTGGGTCTGCAAGCGATCCAATGCTCGCTGAAAATTGTTCCCCATTCAGGTCTTTCACGTGGCTCACTCCATAGATGACTAGATATGATTCCATAACTTTCAACAGTGGGACTGAAATCAAAAAACAAACCTGTGGCCTTGGTGTCACTGGCAATGATATCAAACCCAAAAATAGGGCTGGGATCAGTCAGGTGAGGAAAGATCACAGTGTGCAACACACTGAATTTTGGTTGCTGAAATCTTTCCACATGAGCAAGCCGAAACTGTTGGCTATACCATCGGTTATTGGTCCAACCAAAATCCTCTGTTGGTATCTCCGTCAAGAGAGTGGTGTTGTTTTGGATCAGCTGCTCAAATTTATCAGCCGTTTGGTTGATGAGATTGATGAAGTTCGTCATAGTACCTTGTTGTCATCTCAAAGCTGAGATTGGCCTCTTCAGCCAAACCAGCATGTGTTTTGTAGCGAATCTCAGCAATAGCTGCTTTGGGTGTTTCAAAACTCAGCATGTTTACCGGAAAACGAGGGCTCAAAATCTTCTTCAAGATTTGACCACCATAGAGCGGGGCAAGGTAGTGCACATACACATGCGCCCACAATTGGCTTTCAGACACAGTTTCCAGTCTCTCGTGAAATTCAAAAAAACTGGCAGGTAAAGTGGGACTGTGGGACCCCATCTCTTTCCAGTCCTGGAACGCACAGCCTGCTCGAGGCAAGTCAGCACACTCAAAAGCAAGTCTGCTTTCAATAACAGAATACAACAAGTGTTTGCTGTACACTAGATCAGAGTAGCATTCAGGTGTTATATCTCCAGAAAGCATAGCAGCCATCAAAGGAGTACTTTCGGCAAGCTTGTGATTTGCCCAAGTAAGTGTTTTTAAATCGCTCATATAACTATATAGTTGTAGTTTATGTGGGTTTCAACATAGTTTGCACTTTTTTGACAAATCTTTTGGTGTTAAGCAGAACAGAAAAGAGGGGCAAAAATGCCCCTCTTTGTCCCAATCGTTCGGCTTAATCTAGTGCAGCCTTGTCACTGTTGGCTCGAACCTCCTGGAAGGTCCAGTCCCGCAGCAGCTCTCCATTTCGATAGACTGGCAGGAGCATGTTGGCCCAATCAAATCCACTGTTGACAGGCAGTGTTTCCCACTTGCCACGTTCCCGAGTGAGGATCAGTCGGCCACGCTTGCTGGTCTTGCCCTTGTCGGTCACAGGGTCTTTGTAGACATCCTGCCACTCACCATTGATCTTGGCAGCAGAGGCTTTCATTGCAAACTTCTGTGTGTCTATACTGATGGTAGGTCATGCAGAAAAGACGGACACTTATATAGCAGTAAGAATAGGTGAAGCCCTTCAAGTGTATAAATAAACCAAAAGGAGAATAAAATATGAATTGCCACCGATGCGGGGGGCCTGCTACATATACAACTAAGGATGGCAAACACCTATGTCATCAAAATCCAGCAAAATGTCCCGCTTGTTCTACAAAAGGAAAGCCTCAAAAAAAGAAAATTCAACCCATTGAGTATGATGGTGATCATTTATGTGATTACGGGTGCAACAAAACAGCCAAATGGAAATTCCGTAACAGCAAATATTGTTGTAATCGCAACAGTGCCAATTGTGAACATATAAGGATACAAGCCGGACAGAAAATCAGAAAGTCAAAATTTATTGAGGTAGCTCCAGGAGTTACTTTGGGGACTCTTGCATCACAGAAAGCAGCCAAAACAAAAGCATCTGATATTGATGTCTATGGCAATAACGCTCACCAAAGAAATGCTGAAAAAGTAGCCAACATCAAAAGAAATAAAATTGACAACGATACTGGATTAAATGTCCATAAGCTAACAGCTAAAAAATACCAACAATGGCTTAAATCAGAAGAAGGACAAAAATGGATCACAAAGATAAGCGAAAAAAATCAGAAATCTATGAATACTGTAATTAATCCAGCCACCGGTGAAACAGAGGCTATGCGACGTGCCAGTATTATGGTAGAAACCAAATCCCAGAACATTGATGAACTTGGCTTAAATGGGTTTGAGCGAGCACACTGGAAATCCAACTCTAAAAATTCAGGCTTCATAGAAGGCATATTTTGGCAATACTCAAATGAACGGCGTTTTTTGGAACGGGCAAAAGCTGTAGGAATCATAGAGAATGTCACAAGAGGACCAATGATCAAATACACGTTTCACGGTAAGGAAAAAACCTTTTTTGCAGATTTCCGGATTGAACACAAAATCTTTGAGGTCAAGTCAAAATACACATTGTTTGGTCCCAAAAATTCATTCTTAGAACAAAATATAGCCAAGCTCTTTGCTGCGCAAAGAGCTGGCTACGACGTGTATCTTGTTATCGATGACGAGACAGTCTTATTAAAAGACTTTCTCAGATCGATCTCTAATGTCCTGGAATGATTGATCAATGAGAAGGCGTCCATTCCGGTAGACTGTCTGCAGAACGTCGGTCCACACCACACCATTCTCAAGACCGCGTAGAGGAGTGTTAACGCTTGTTTGAAATTGGTTACCTGACTGCCAAAGGGTAACTTTACCTTTCTTGGATGTTTTTCCTTTGTCTGTAATAGGATCCTTATATACCTCGCGCCATTCCCCATCAATACAGGCAGCTGAAGCTTTCATCGCAAATCGATTGGTGTCGCGAGTAATACCTTGCAAGAGTTGGCCGCCCATGCCCACAGCCACGTTTTCTGCACTCCAGCCGCGTGCTGTGAGGTTGTCATACAGGGTTTTGATGCTGTCAATGTTCATGCCATCGCCCTGGATCACACGCACACTCTTGTTCAGCACCTTGTAGCCCTTGCTGTTGACGGTGTAGCCAAACCGCTCACCAAGTGCCTCAACCACATCAACTGGCACCACAACTGGATCACCGCTGTCGGGACGAATCACAAGGGTGGCCCCACTGTCTAGCACACGGTCTCGCAGTGTTTCGCCCCAGATGTGGTTGACCGCGTTCATGATGTCGTAGCTGTCGCTCACCACTGCAAGGATGCTGCCTGGCCGGGCAAACTGCTTGAGCATGTTGCCATAGGCCTCAGCTTCGCCATCGCGACCCCAACTGGTGATGGTGCTGTGCTCTGCTGCCGGAATGCTAAACCCTGCCATGGCCTCGGTGTAGTAGCGTCGGGCTGCAAGGAGGGCTGCAACAGTGTCGGTGCCTCGGAAGTTCACTAGGTGAGCACTGCCACCCAGCTGAGCGCTTTCATCGCTGCTGACGCCACGAGCGCCAAAGTCGTGCAGTCGAAACAGAAGCTCGCCTTCGGGGTTGTCGCTGCTCTTCCCCAGTGCAGCTCGAATGGTCTGCTTGGCATGCCAGCTGAGTGTGGCCACTGTGGTGGGGTACCAAACAGCACGGAGTAGAGCTGTCTCTAGGAAGCTAGTGAGCCAGGGCACATTGGGATCGGTGTTCACCACAGTGGCTAGCACGTTGTGAGTGGGGATCACCATGCCTTCGGGCACTGCTCGAATCTCTACTGGCAACCGGCCCTGGTGCTCACGCACAATGTATTCCCAGCCTTCCCGATGGAAAGGCACCATGTGTGCGGCTGCCAATCCAGCAGCCTCGTCCACGTCGCTCATGGTCACTGGAGTCACCAGCCGACGCTTGAGCCACATTTGGAGCCCGTAAAACAGTGTGCGAGGGAAGCGTCCGCCGCGACTTTCTACGTAGCTGTGAATGTGTGTGGTGTTTGGGGGAAGTTGCCACGGATGGCTGAATTTGTAGCTGTCGACGTCAAGAATGACGCTATCGTAATTGAACATAACAAGTCTCCCTTGTTCAGTATGTGAAGGAAAAGGTCTATCCTTTTCCTGTGTCATATTTATAGGCTAGATGCCCAATTACGTCAACTTTTAAATTTTTGAAAACAGCTCATCGTATGAGTTTTTCCTGCCCGCTATATGCCATTTTTCCATCAAATTGTTTCGTACTCGAAACTGGTAAAATGCTGAGAACCAGCTTTTTTTGCTGTTCTTCCTTGAAGTTCTTTCAAGATAAATTCCGCCAGCAGTCGAAGTGAATTTCAAAGGCACTGTAATATTGGGCCTAGAATAGTATGCAATCAGCTCATCCCTAGCATTATCAAAAGCTTTTTGTAACGCCTCTTGTCTCCAAGGATGTCGGAAATCCACGATTTGATCGTCACAAACAACCATGTGTTGCGCATCCCACATCACTTGATAGTGGAGTTGACACTTTGTTTTGATATCAGATGTAAGCCATGAGTTTTGAATTATATCTGATAGTTTGAGAGACCCAAAAGTTTGTGGAGCTGTAGCGTGTTTTCTGCGAGTTCTGATCTCGATACTGTAGGGCGGTACGTCAATCCCTCTGCTGTGATTTATAGGATACCCTAAACTTCCAAGTTCTCCTTCAACCCACTGAGTCACTGCCCCAGTAAAGCCGGACGAATCAATTGGTTTTGCCCCAGAAAACATTGTTTCAAAGGAGGAGTCATCATCGTCAATAACTTGTTCACTTGCGAGTATTTTCTCCACCACATAATCTGGTAAAGGAGTTCCTGGGAGAATAATAGGCCTTTTTAGATGTGTAACTGCAATGGGAGAGTCAGGAATTATAATCATAATTTATGAATCCTCAAAATCAACTCGTGTGTAGAGGGGGATCAAGCGAATCTTTTCTGCTGATAGATTCTCTCGCGCACCTTCCAGTCGGTCAACGACTGTGAGCACTGTGTCCACTTGGCAACCAATCTCCCGCACAGCCTCAACAGCCCGCATGATGCTGCCTCCAGTAGTAGTCACATCTTCCACCAGCACCACTCGGCTACCCGGAGTGCAGTGGCCATCAATCTTTGTTTGCACGCCGTGATCTTTCACTTCTTTTCGCACAAAGAAAGCTGGATAATGGCGACTGCGTAGGTAGCTTTTGGTGGCAATGCTGGTAACCAACGGAACGCTGCCCACAGCCATCCCTCCTACGCTGTCAAAATCCAATGTATCGAGAATATCCAGCATAGCATCAGCAATGAGATTGCTGCCCATGGGATCCAACATGGAGATCTTCATGTTGAAGAAGTAGTTGCTGGCTGCTCCACTGCTGAGAGTGAAGTTTTGATCTTGAATCAAACTTTTTTCCGAGATGAGATCGCGTAAATGCCGGTAGGCTCGTGCAGTCATAACCATTGAAATTTCCTTATCGTTCCCAGGGGTATGTGTAGGTTTTCGGGTCAAGTCGTGAGATGATGCTGATCATGCGTGCAAATGTGCCACAGTTCACCATCACTGTATTGCTGTTGGCAATGTCAGCAGCATGCAAGAGCACCCCAAATTTGCCACTTTTCACATCTTCAATCAACTGTTTATCTCGCCGTAGACTTTGCTGATAGTCGTCAAAATCACGTTGTTCGTCGTAGTGTCCCATTAGGTGTGCCTTTCAACAATGCATCAACAACTGATTCAGTTTGTTTGATGAGTTCTGCATTGTCAAACCGCCACACCCGCTGCCAACGGCTAGAGTTAGTGCCCGGTGGATCGTATTGCAAGCCGCAGCCATGCCAACCATTGAAGTTCAAGCCAAACCATACCTTGCCGAATGTGCCTATGAAATAGCTGCCGTGAATCAAGCAGATATAGGTTGGTCCCACTGTTAGCTCATCACTGCCATGCCGTGTGGTTTTGCTGAGATCAACTTCTGTGAACTGGGGAGTGTCACTCACTGTCTGTCCTTTCGCGGTAACGGAGCAGTTGTTCCAACAGGCTTGGCTCAGCAGGTTGCCACAGCTCGCCAGCCTGTTGCACCAAACATTCCGCTAGAGCGGCTTCAATTGTTGGGATCTTCTTTTTTGTTTTCTTTGTCATTTTCTTGTTCCGTGATGGGCGCATCAATACTGGGATCACCTGTGGGCCTAATCAACCCCTGCTTCTGTGAGATACGGAGAGTTTGTTTCAACTGCTCGAGACTGCTGGGGTCCACATTACTGATGGTGGTGCAAGTTTCAATCTTGATGCGCGTCATCATTACCTTTTTCCTAAATTGCCCCGACTAGTACAGAGATTAAATGATAGTGGTCCTCAAAACAGATTTCTGGCCGAAGATCTTTAAGGGCTACCCATTTGGCTGAGGCCGCATCATCTCCGCCCTTGACTGTGTCAAGTGGACCTGTGCCAAGATCAATGAGATAAGCTACTGTGAGCACTCGACCTCGGCTGCTGCGATTAGGATCGTCAAAAACTTCCTTCTTGACAATGCTGCCTTTAAGCACCGGAGCTGGGACTTTCAACCGAGTTTCCTCACGCAGCTCACGGATCATCCCGTCAACTACTCGCTCAGTTACATCTAGGTATCCACCAGGAAGTGCAAGCTGGCCTTTCCCTGGCATTGCTCCACGTTCCACCATTAGCACATGTCCGCTTTTGATCACCACAGCGTCTACGCACACTAGATTCACAGGGTAAGGCGCAGCCGCCCAACTGCTTTTGTACTTCAGCACAAACTCATACTCGTCACGGATCAGCTTGTGGTTGGGAGTATCAAGGAAACTGCTGAGAAACTTCTGCACATAGGGTGTCACCACTGCATCCTGAGGCAGGTCACCTGCTTGGTGGCCATCTGCATCTCTCACCCACATGTGGCCCATGTTGCTGAAGTAGCTGTTGCGAATGTTGGTACCGCTGATGTCGCGGAAGCTGCTGACCTCCACATTGCTCCATTGAGGAAACAGTTTCAGGTAATAGCTGGTGTTGTCTCGGCTGTGGCCCACTAGTGTGATCTTGGCTTTGGCTGGGTCAAGCCCAAAAAGCGTCGCCCCTTGGGCAGCCAGCGTCTGCACATTGTGGATCCACTTGCTGTCGTTGTAGGTGGCGTCCTCTAGAGGCAGAACTCGCACTCTGTTTTTCAGCTCGGCAGGCAGGCTGCCTTCAATCATGTCCCGCCGTTCTTGAAAGGTAAACGGCACACGATAACTGCGCGGACTGCGGGCACTGCCCACCAAAATCACCAAATTGTCTGCGTGCTTGAGTGCTTCAGTTACCACATGGTGGTGACCTGAATGGTAAGGAGAAAACCTTCCGATAAAGATTCCTAGGTCAGCTTTGTTCATCGCAAAAATCCTTTGCTCAATCTGCCGCAAGGTCTATCCTTTTGGCTATTCTCTTATATAGCAAGACATGGGGATTATGTCAACTTTTTTGTACAAGGCGTATAATACACCCCGACACATCAATTTCCCACCAGCGTTCACCAAAATTCCATTTTTTAGGATTGGCATGATGATTGTTGTGCCACCCTTCTCCCCAGTAGACCACAGCAAAAATCCAGTTGTTGGTGCTGTTGTCAGTTGTGATGTGGTATGCCACCAGGGGTTTCATCGTCACCAAAGCGTAATGTTTGGGTGCCTTCTTGGAACCAAACTTCCCCAGTGGATCCAACATAAACATCAGCATCCTGTTGGATTTCCTTGCTGATGAGTTTGCGTGTGCCTGTAATCATGCTTGATCTTCGTTATATAGACGTATTTACTATATGCCCAATCTGCTTAACAGGCGCACCATCTCATCCTTGTAATGCTCAATGGCCTGCCTTTTCTCTTTTGGATCTTGTATTTTGTTGATGTCCTGAACTTTTTGATTCAATTGGGCTACTGCTGGCTTAATGGCTTTTCTTATAGCATCAATCACTCGGTTGTCCTGACTAATCCTACTCACCAGACCCAACTGTGCTGGGTTGAAATAAGTGGCATCAACTATAACACTCTCTATTACAGGCAGTGCTTGACTAATGATTTTTTTACCCAACAATCTGATCTTATTTGTTACTTCAGGAGTGAAAATTCCTTTTTCTGCCAACTCAAACAGCCGTATGTTTGGTATGTGATAGTCAAACGTCACCTCAGGTTTTTTGGTAAAGTAATTTGTATGCTGATCAACAGAACTCTTGAACAAAGGTATACCAGTTTGAGGACCAAACAATTTCAACAAATGCTGCTGTGCTTTTGGACTCAATTCCTGGCCATGATGATGTATCACATAGTCAAAGAAGCTGTGCTCTGTAGATCGGCTGCGTAAGCTCTCTGCTGTTGTTTTCAAAATCACATCATCAACTGAGGTGTCGCCATCCTCAAGACTGTGTTTGTATTGTTTTACTTCTTGGTAAATCTCTGTTTGATAAGTGCCAGGAGGTAACACAATTTCACTCTCATGTCCAACCCCAGTGGCGTCAACATCAATGCCCACTCCAGCAGAGACAGTGGTTTTCAAAATTACTCCTCTGTAACCACTAAGCCTTTCTCGACGTTTCATTTGTTGGTCATGAGCGGCTAACACAGCAGGATTCAATTGATAAGTGGGTTGAGTCAATGCAAATTGGTTAGCAGTGCTGGGATCACCACTCCAGCTTGTGACCACATTGAACGTTAACTTGCCATTTGACTTGTTGAACAGTTCCATGAACTCTGTATAGGATTCTTCCCGAGTGAAATTCATTCCTCGATATATGACTCCAGCTTTGTTGGGATATTTCTTGATGAGAGTATCTAATACGTGCTTTTCGGGATTCTTTCCTTGATTCATATATGTGAATCTTCCAAGCCATCTTTTTGCTGGATCTTTTATCTGTTCCCAATCTTGGGCTTCATTAGTTTGCATCATTCAGTATTTACAGGAAGACGCATCTCATTCTGGAGGATCGGTCATATTTCTCCCCTTGCGGGGAGAATGGTTGGAAAAAACCTCATTCCGGTTTCACAGTCTCAGTTCAGACCCTCTAGCACTGGCGGGGCACCTATTTCCAGCGCAGGATCTACCACTCAAGGCACATCATGCCTTTGCCCGGTTATGTTGGATATACCTATCCAACAAGCCCAACCTCCACCAGAACTGATGGCAGAAGTTGGTGAAAAACTCAAGGTTTTTCATCCTTTTTGTTCAATTTTGTGGCCAAGGCTTTTTGAACTAGAGACCTTGATACGCAGGTTCCCACCCTTCGCGGTGAGCGTTTGCGGATGGACACAACACCATCATTTGTTGCCACTATGTTGAGTGATTATGATGGAGAGTAATTGGGATTGTCAACGCTCTGGCGTGTGCTTTGTTGATTTACTTGAGCCTCTTGTACTCTGCCCCTAGTATAGGCAGCTACTCCAAGTATTGCGCCGAAACTCAGGTGGAACATTCCGGATTCCATAACAGTCAAGGGTTCCCAAGTGTTCTTTTTCATTAAGAGTGTTAGTGCGCCCAGTTTTTCACTGCCTTCAAATGTTGAGGAAACTTTGACTACGTCTTCCAATTTCAAATTAGTTTTAGCAACATATACAGGCATGATTACAAAATCAAATACACATATGGCCAAATAAATCCATGCAGCAGCAGGGCGCCAATACTTCACAAACCACTTTTCTTGCGTATTACTCATTTTGTCTTTTCTGGAGTGGGTGTGTCTTGTGTAATGGTTTTTACCATATCGCGATAGTATTGCACAATGGCGCCCTGTTGCAGCATATAACGACGCATCTCTGCAATATTTGATGCTAGGTTTTCATAATCAGATGGGGTCATTACCAAGAACACACTCTTGGGATCTGCTTTTAACTGAGCCTCAAGTTCTTTGAAATTTTCTGCTGTAACTACATTCACATTTAAGTTGCTGATAACCAACTCTCGCGGTGATGGAGGTTCACTCACTGTTATTTTTGTGTTGCTGGTTTTGATCTCCAGTTCTTTTACATTTGGTCCACAAGACACTAGAGACAAACAAAGTAAGCTAGCAGTAATAAATTTAAGGGGTAGTTGGCGCATTTTTTGTCCCTTCAACAGCTGAGTTGAACAACTCATTCAATTGATTGTTCAAGTTGATTTGAAGTTGTTTCCTATCAACCTGGGCATTGCCTACAATATTCAAGTCTTTGATAGCTTTAGCTAGTTTGGCTCTATCAGCTTCAGCTTTGCTCATTCGTCCTTGCATCATCTCCATGGAGATCTTTTGATCTTGTGCAAAGTTCTCTAGTTGAGTGATAGCTTGTTTCTGTAAGTCAATAGCTATCTCAGCTTTGGCCACATTAGCAGCCATGATTTGCAGTTGTGTTTGTGTGTGTTTGAAATAAATGTAAAAAGTGCCAGACAACAGCACAAAGGCACCTACTCCAACCAGCAGCAACTTATTTGACAAAAATCCGAACATGTGATTTCTCCTAAATATTATTTAGGTTTTTAGAGATTGAGAACATTATGGCCTTAACCACTGAACAAAAAGAGATTTGGAACACATTCAAACTCTATTATGATTCCTCGCGTATTAGGCAAATACGCTTTGACGATGAAAACAAGCTGAATCTCACTGGAGATATACAATTCCTTATGGGATCATCAGGATTCAATGTAAGGTTTGGCGAGGTCAAAGGCATGTTCAATGTCAGCAGTATGGGATTGAAAAGTCTTGAAGGGGCGCCCACAAGCGTTACTGGGGTGTTTTCTGTGGCACGCAACAGTAACCTTGAAAGTCTCAAGGGAGGACCAATTGAGGTGGGAGAAGACTACACTGCCTATAGTTGTAAGCTGACCAATCTCATTGGTGCGCCAAAAAAAGTTGGCGGTGCATTTATGGTGTTCAAAAATCCCCTCACTAGCCTTGAAGGCTGTCCTGACCACATTGCTGGTACCATGAGTTTGGATTACGAACCAGACTTGCCTCTGCTACGAACATTAGTAGCACTTCATGTTGATTTCACACCAGGCCAAGCCAAGGTAAGTTGGGACAAAGTAATTCAATGCCATGATATTTTGAACAAATACGCAGGGCAAGGCAAACGAGCAATGTTTGACTGCCAAAAAGACTTGGAAGATGCAGGCTTTGAAGGAAATGCCAGATGGTAGACAAAAAAGAAGTAATGGCTTTGTTGGAAAAATATTTCAAAA